TCATCTTCCAAGTAAACTGTCGTTTATTGTTTATTGCTTTTTATATAATCCAAATATTCTTTGTGATACACATCTAGGTCTTTTAGTAATTCTTTACAATTTTCTGCGTACTGAATATATGTATCAGCCAAATGTCGTCTGCTTTCTTCTGAATCATCGACTAGCTTATATTTCCATTTATTAGCTCTTAACAAGTCTGCATTATGGTTATAAGTTTCAATACTTTCAGCGTATTCTTTCTTTTTCTTTTCATATGTTTCATCATCAATAATCAGATGTCCAAGTAATTTAGGGAAATCAAAACCTAGTTGTGTTCTTGATATTCCATTGTCTTCTGCATATTTAATATTCCAAGCAATATCATCCCAAGCCATACCACCCAAAAGTGATTTGTTATCCTCTTGTTGCATATATGAAAAATACTCATATAATTCTTCCTTTGATTTGCTCATAATTCACCTCCTATGAGAAATCAGTTTATTCTTGCTACTGTATTATTCTCTGTTCTTTATAAAACTTCATCGACAATTCCGTACTTGACTGCTTTATCAGAATGAATATAGAAATCTTTCTTCTTTTCACGAATCTCCTTAATATCATCTTTTGTGAGATTGGTTCTGTCGATTACATATTCTTCAATCTTTTTATTCAGCCAGTCCATTTCTTCTCTGTCTTCTACCAAATCCTGATATTTACCACTTCTCCAAAAACTTATCTGATGATACATAAATGTTGAATGTTTATAGCAAAATCTTTTATGCCCTGCTAAGAAAATCTTAAAAGCTGCACTCATTGCAGATCCTGTACAATATGTATAGATTGGAGTTTTGCTATTGAGAATAATATCAATTAATCCCCACATCTCATAAGCAGATCCACCATACGAGTTGATATATAGTTTAATTGGCTCACGCTTATAATCTTTCTCTTTCTCATCTTTCTCATCATCTTCTTGAATCTGTTGTAAAATGCTCCATGTTAATTTACCAATAGATTCGTTGTCTACATCATCAGATAAGAACAATGTCTTTTTGTCTGTATTTGCATATGAATTATCTCTTGAACTCATAAATCCTCCTATTTTGTTATTTTTATTGTTTCAATGTACAATATATAGTATGTTTTTATGTTGTCCGCACACTATATATTGTATACAAAAGAAATCCGTCTTTCCTTGGCTTTTTGAGTCTCTGAAATGCCCTATTTATGGGCATTCCAGAAATCCTCTATTGTATTATTCTCTACAGCTTGGCAAGTAAACTCTTAATTGGCTCTCTATTCATATTTTCTTTAGCCCATGATATGTAACTTGGATCTGACTGAGCAACATCAACAAGCTTCTCGCCACTGTGTTTTCCAAAGTTCAGAACATAATCCTCTAACTTAACGGTTTCTTTCTTTGGCGCTTCAAATCCGTCAAATAGAACTTCAATATCTTTACGACTTGCAAGGTAGTCTGCTAAGTGTAAAATCGTCTGATATTTGTTTTTAGGCAATGGTAATACCGTTGAACTTCTTTTATCAGTATTCCATGCACCCATATGGCTCTCAATTGTAGTTGCAATCATTTCGATTTCTTCGTCAGGAAGTTCATTGCCTTTTAACTCACGAATAACATTAGCTGCTAAAAGAGGATGGTTAAACTTTGTATATTTATTTTTTGTGAAGTCATCATCATTTCCGCTTTTTCGTGAATCATGCATCATCCCTGCAACTCTCATTAAATCTTTCTCTCTTTGAGTAAAATTCTTACCAAAGCAATCAACCGCGAAAATATGGTTTAAGAATCTTACCAAAGCACATGTATGTCTTGCCAATCCTAAATCACCAAGAGCATATTGAGGATGGTATTTTCCCGTACTTGACGCACCCACATTCCAAAAAATAATCTAGGATTGTTTCAATACATCTTTCTGCAAATTTTCTAATATCTTCTGATTCAATTGTGTTTAAAATCGAATCAAAAATGCTTGACTTACTATTCATATATTCTCCTATTCTGCTTTCATAAATATCTGAAGCATTGTTTTTCTATCGAAATTTTCCTTCTTTTTAAGTGCATTATTTACTGTACGAATTTCTCCAAGGTGATAACATTTTTCTTTTGCTCTACTTTCTCCTACATATAACAAATTGGAATTCAACATGAAGGTATGTGCTTTAGGCGTAATTAAAACAACCACCTTGAACTGACCACCCTGAGATTTGTGTGTGCTGATAGCATAAGCCAATCGAATATTTTTCATAGAACTTTTTGGGATATAGATAAGCGTTCCATCATAATCAACAACCATTGCATCTTTTAGAATTTTTACAACTCTACCAGATTCACCATTAGCAATAAATGTTGTATTTTTATCATCAATATATTCCTCATTATAGATAATTGCTTTGTAATCATTAGCATAGTTCATTACAATGTCATTCAATCTGAATTCTGTATCTCCAAATGTAATTTTCGCCTTCGGATTAGAATTAACTGCGTTTTGTATCTTCTTATTTAATGCTACTGTTCCATAATCACCTACGTTATAGCAAGATAATACTGCAATATCATCAACAGAATATCCTTTGGATAATAATGTCTGATAAAGTTTTACAGTATATCCAACAAGTTTATCTTGAAGAATCGGCATAAATATATATGACTGATCTTCACCAAACACTTGCATACCTGTTTTGGTCTTATCTAAATATTCAGTACCAGTTCGTGTATCTGTAGCAACTGTTGAAAGACCACCTTTACCATATCTGAATACTTTATCAAGCGTAATTGTAGGTATGTTTTCACATTTCAATAAGTCATATAACACATTACCAGCTCCAACTGAAGGAATCTGTGCATCATCACCAATTAAAAGTAATTTAGTCTTTTCAAAATCAATAGCTTCAAGTAATCTTCTAAATAAGAAAATATCAACCATAGAAAATTCATCTACGATTACTACATCATATGGTAATTTGTTTTCTTCATTAAATCCCCAATCGGCAGGTGGCATATACATAAGACCTCTATGGATTGTCATGGCATTTTCATTTGTAAATCCTGATAATACCTTTGCAGCTCTACCAGTAGGTGCTAAAAGTAAGTGTCTTTTGTTATATGCATTAAGCATATTTACAAATGCTTGTGTACTCGATGATTTACCACTACCACCATAACCAACTAAAAGAACTATGTTGTTTTCACACATATATTGAGAAGTTTTACACTGATTGTCTGTTAATTTGAATCCGTCAAGTTCTTGAAATTTAGAGCAATCACAATCCCATTTAGTATGTATTTGTAATCCTTCTTTAATCCTATCTGATATATATTTCTCTGTTTCATATGTTTCTTTTTTACATACACTTAATAATTCTCTATCAAATATAACATCATTCTCACTTTTTAATATGAGTGGCAAATTATTTTTTGCTTCTGGAACTAAAACATCAAACTGTTTCTTCAAATCACCAACATGCATATATGTATTGCCATTGTTCTCATTTTCATCAAGTAAATAGTCTACACATGCTTTTGCTCTTTGGTATGATGTAATCAAATCAAATCCAAAAAACAATACTGGTTTCTTTCCATTTTTTTGACATTCCTTGCCATCTTTATCAAGGGTAAGTAATAATGAATCGGCGGTCTTAAAACCAATTCCACCAAGTCTACATAAACATTGATAAGGTTCTTCTCTGATAACTTCCTTGATTTTATCTACTGATGTATATTTGTCATACAACTTTTTTACTGTTGAAAGATTGAATAAACCTCTGAACTCTTCAACAATCTCAGCTAACTTGAAATTTTCTATAACTTTATTTTTAATGACATTGAATGTATAATCCTTGATTCCTTTAGTCTTATTCAAATCAATATCATCTAATCTGTTATTCATAATCCTATCTACAATATCAGGGTACGCTTCAAGTAATACATCCGTTTGATTTGGTGTTAATATTTCATATAAGAAATTTCTTGTTGCTGCTAATGTAGTAGGTTTCTCTCTTTTAATATTGATTACATCGTATCCGACTCCATGAGAATCGGATACCTCCTTTGCTTTTACAATGTAATCAACTCCAAGATTAAGTTCTGAAATATTACCTTTAATAGTTGCTGTGCCATATTTGCCAATCTGTACATCAGGATATTCAAATGAATTGACAGAAACGCCATATATTTTGAAGTCAGTAGAATTATATACAGGTCTTTCTGGTACACATTTAAACTCAATTATTTTATCCAACTTTACATCTCCTTTTAATATACGTCCCACTTCTTTACTATTCTCTCTTTTTCATCTGTTTTAATCCAATCGCCACCAACCTTCTTCATTTTATTTCTCTCACCAAATTCTTTTACATTGATGACATTACCTACTATAAATGGGGATTCAATGAATGACTTTCCAGAAGTGATTTTTGTTTTAAGATATTCACCATCTCTCATGTTATAAAGCATAAGGTACGGTTTTGTTTTATCCTTATAAAACTTACACTCAAGAACATAATACATATCTTTTGGTGCTTTCGGATTTTTATACATTATATTTCCAAGATACTCTTGTTCATATACAATCTGTTCTTTTATTGATAATGGCTTATTCTCTAAACCGCTTATCATAAGTTTAACAAGTTTGTCTTTATCAACATTACTATACTGTTTAGGTGTCTCTTTCTCTGCACATTTTCTTACATCTTCTTCTCTAATGTTCAGTGATGCAATTTTATCTTTTTTCAATGTCTTGCATTTTCCTAACAAATTGTACATATCAATAATTGATAGTAAATATTTATTCTTGCCAAACTCAGAAAAGAAATTTAGTGTTGTAAGAATATGTAATTGTCTATCATCCACAGATGTTTTTGATATAATATCAGAAAGTAAATCGACAAAATTATCATAATGATTTTTAGACAATTCATATAATTCGTCTGCGATCTGATCATTACAATATTTTATAGAAGAGATTCCTTGATAAATGGCATTTTCGTCTTTATCCATAAAATACTGTGCTTTGGATTTGCCAAATTTTATTCCTTTGATTTCTATTCCCTGTGATTTGATATATTCTTTGATATTTGACATTTTTTCATTATTGTCTACATAAACATTTAATGCTGATGTTAATAGCTCAATCTTATGGTAATACCTTAACCATCCAATAAATAGACCTATCATACTATATGGAACGGAATGATTTCGTGAAAATAAATAATTAGATGCATCTTCGATTACTATCAAGAATGATTTTATAGTTTCTTTTGCCTCAGCTTCTGTCATTCCATACTTCTCTTGTGCAATTGCAATAAATCCTGGAATATATCTATCATCTTTATTACCGTGAATATCTACCATATATCCACCATTTTCAATAATAGGTATATCTGCTTCAGTACCTGTTTTCTTAGCAAAATGTCTACGGACAATATCTGCTTGTCCCATAGTAAAGCCACAGAAATCATGTAAGAAATCAATAATCTGTTCCTGATATACTAAATAACCAAGTGTAGGTTTTAAAAACTCATTAAGTGCTTCATTGCCATTGTCCTTGTAAATACCATTAAATAACTGTTCTCTATAAGATTCACCTGCTGGTCTAATAGCACCACTAACCATAGCCATTACATCAAGATATGAGATATTATCATTCTGTGCTTTAATATTCTCCAAAGTTTCCTTACTAAGTGTTCTTTTTAATGAATCACTTGCAAAACCACTTTCAAACTGGAATATCAATGTAGTATCTTTTGCTATTGAGTTAATAACATTTTCATCTGAGAAATTAACCTTATCAGGTGTTAAATAATCTATACCTGCAAGTTTACAAGCACCATCAATTAATCCAACAGCATTTAATCCTAACAAATCTAACTTTACATAATTTAAAGAATCAATTTCGTGCATGTCTATTTGGCTTACAGGACGTGGATCTGATGTAATAGATAATGTTCCAAAATCATATCTTATATCTGTAGGACTACAAACAATTCCTGCTGCATGTCTGCCAAGTGATGTAATTGTTCCGATTACCATATCAATATATTTAAACATTTCTGGATATTGTTCTCTGATTTCTTCTGGCATATAATCCCTGCCTTTATCATCAGTTTCTACCATATTTGATAATTCTTGGGTTTGATCAGGAGTCATCCCATATGCTCTACCGACATCTTTTATCGCTGCTTTTAACTGAATTGTATTAAAAGTAATAATGTTGCAACAATACAAACCTTCCTTATTAAATAGATACTCACGCACTTTATATCTATCTTCTGCGTAAATATCAGTATCTACATCAGCCAATGACATTCTTTCAGGATTCATAAATCGTGAGAAGTTAAGTTTATATTTAACTGAATCAACATCAGTACATTTAATCAAATATGCAATCTCACTACCAGACACAGAACCTCTTGAACATCCATAGTGCATATTATTTTTTAGCAACCAATTCTTGTAATCTGAATCGAGTAACATAAAATCAATAGCGTCATTATGTTTATATGTTTCTAACTCTTCCTGTATCCTTGGAATATACTCTGTTTTATAATTTGGAAGTTTGCTTATCCTACGTTCTTTTACGCCTTGAACTATTCGTGCCTTAAATTCTTTCTCAGCATCAGGATATAATCTTGGATATTTATTACTATAATCCAATTCATATGATTCAATATTATCTGCGAATCTATTTGTTTCTTCGATTGCATCAAGATAAATTGATTTGGGTAATGCATTCTGTAATTCAAAGGCAGTAACCATATCATCATAAGATTTCCATGACAAATCACACGCATCCTCGTCATGAAAATTAACATTTTTTGATTTCTGCATCACTGCTCTACCCATCATATGATCTTTATCAATAGCATGTACATCGCTTGTAGCAATAAGCTTCATTCCATATTTCTGAGCAATTCTATACAAATACTGATTGTAATAAATTTGAACGTCAAAATTGTGTGGCTGTATTTCCAACCAACATCTATGCTTATTTTTAATAAGGAATTTCAGAAATCTTTCCTGTACTTCTTTCGTTCCTTTACATAACATGCCTGCAACACAAGCTGTTAATACTAAAATATTATCTGATGTATTCTCAAGTTCCTCTAAGGTAATTCGTGGATTATAATAAAAATGACCATCATTACGATTAAATGAATCAGAAGAAAGTTTGTTAAGTTCTAATACCCCGTCATAATTCTTTGCGTATAAGCAACAATGATAATTGTCTCTTTGCAGATTATCCATATCAATTTTTTCTGTTACATAGAATTCTTCTGCATTAATATATTTCAACCCAGCCTTTTCACATGCCTGTCTTTTTGCAACATTATGAAGGACTGCGCCATGCTCTGTGAAAGCAATGGCTTTCATTCCTTCTGATTTTGCTTTATCAATATAAGCTTGAAAAGGGGTGATTGAGTCAACTTCAAGACCGCTATATGGGTTAGAATCCATACTATGTAAATGTAATACTGTTAAATTGCTCAACTTCTCACCTACCTATATCTATAAACTATTCACAAATGCCAATAAATCTTCCTCGTCATTATCAGTTTCGTTTTCTTCTCCACTCTTAAATAATTCCTGAGCCTTCAAATATTCATCATATGGTTTATGTAATGATCTTGAATATCCTGATAGGGTTGCCAATCTAAAAGCATCTGCATCTGTAACTTCTTGCCAAAAGATATTTTCATCTTCACTATCTTTATATTCTCTTTCTTTCTCGTTGATTTCTGAAATAGTGCTAATGATATCTGTTTTTAGATCATTTATCTTCTCTTCTGTTAATGGAATCTGCACATAACAATCATGGATTTCGAATTTTTCTCTAACCTCATCTGGTAAACAATCAATATTGTTGTTTAACACCATCTCATCAACATATTTATCAATATCATCTTCATATCCGAAATTTTTCAGCCACATCTTTGCCGTATTGATAAGACTTTCGCCTATAGAATTTCTTTCTATATATCTATCTTTTTTCTTACCATTTTTCTGTTCAATGGTAACTGTGACATATTTTAAGAAATTCCATTCGCATACAATATCTTCCAATGGAATATTTAATGCTTGTCTAATACCTTCAGCATAAATAACCAACTGACCACATTCAGCGTCAATTTTTGCGCCTTGATAACGTGTAGATGTCTTCCAATCTACAATATGTACACGTTTTTTCTCATTACCATTTTCATCTTTGTATGACTCGATATAAAGCATGTCAATATATCCTTGTATATAAATATCATCAGAAATTTTAATTGTAATAAAATGCTCAACTTTATGTGGAAAAGTAATCTGATTATGATTTTTAAAGAAATGTCTAATGCAATTTTCATATTTATTTGCTATTGCATCATTTTTATCAGAATCACTGCGATTGTATTTGAGTTCTGCACAATTCATTGTAAATAAGCTATCTTCATATAAATCTGGCATATCCTCATATTTAATTTTGCCAGTATATAGCTGCTCAATAATATCATGTACATTACCACCAGATACACAATAAATACTATTTGTTCTATCTTCTTTCTTGTGTAGGATGTATTTCAAAAAATATTCCCATCTATCTTGTTTGTAACAATGATACCTTGACCATGACCATAATGTATCAACACCAAACTTGTTACAAATTTCTGTTAATTCTTTACTTGTCTTTCTTGCCAATCTCTTAACTTTCTCCTTTCTGACTCATCATATAAAACACGATGCTTGAGAAGGAAGTTGTATACTTTATTTGGCATATCAGCAGGGCTGTCTTTACTACCTTTCTTAATCAAATCCCAACGATCATATATGTAACTTACTTTTCTAATAGGATAAAATTTATCACATTCCTGTCTAATATGGTTTATATCAATTCCTTCATCTAAAGCCACTACAATTTCTACATTTAAACTGATCAGTATCCTAACTTGTTCTTCTGTAAGCTCACAATTTCCTATTGCAACAGCCGTACCATCTTTTCGTGAATACCTTTTAAGCACCGATTTCTGCGCTTCCAAAACGACTGCATAACCAGCCTCTTGAATTGTTTGATAATTCTCATTTAACCCATATACATTTATTCCTTTTGGATATGTTTTGGATAACTTAAAAAACTTCGGAATATCAAACATCTCATAATTTGGTACAGTAGTTCTCCCACTGATACCTATATATTCATTGTCATCTCCATCCCACTTTCGTTCAGGAATGACAATTCGTTTTCTATCATATGAATATCCAATATTAAATCTTTTACATGCAAAAGGCATAACGCCTTCACGAATCCAATCAATATATGGCAAATCAATATATTCTTTCATACATGAATCATCATACACTGGAACATCTTTATCAATTGTGTATCTTTGGCGTTTCACCTTTTTGAAGATTGCTAATGGATCTTTCTTATTATCTTTGTTGTCACTCTTGCTATATGAATATTTCAAACCTAAAATATTGTGGAGATATTTATTAGCTTTTCCAAAAGATATACCTTTTATTGTCATAACCAATGTAAAAATATCTCCACGCTTATTTTCTTCCGAACTTCTAATCGCCACTGATAATGTATCTTTCTTTACACATATCGCAGTTTTATTATTGCCTTGTGGCAAGGCGGCTCTCCATTCAGTAGAATAACTTTTTATTCCGTGACACTCTAAGGCAAGAAGAATTTGTTCCACACAATTATTCTCTATAATGTATTCTTTAAGTTCACCAGCATTAATTATGACCACCGCCTTTATCAAGGAATTTTTCATATAAATGTTTTTGAGGTGCAAATTCACCATAATATTTTTGTTCAGCTAATAATCTTGCTTTTATTGCTTCTGTCATGTCACTAAAGAATCCTAAATGAATTGCTTTGCCATTCATATGTACTCTTGCTTGCCATTTGTTTTGTGTTTTATTCCAATTAACACCTATAATTCCAGATGTATTATTTTTCTTAAGACCATTATTTCGATTATTTTCTGAATAAGAACAGATTCGTAAATTTGACTTTCTGCAATCATTTTTATTTCTATTGATATGATCTACAATATTTGTTGAAGGAAGAATAAGTGAATGAAGATTTATTCGTTTTTTATCAGGCTTTTGTGCTTGCACATATCCATTTCCTGAGATATGCCAACAATAATCTTTAATTTTGTCATAATCCTCTAAATCAAAATAAAACTCTTCACCTTTAGATGTGTATCCAATACCATATTCACCTGATAAATCATAAGTATTATATTTTTTGTTTCTATCTTTGCTACTTTGAATTTTTAAACAACCACACGATTTTGTAGTACCATTAGTCAAGCTTCCTGATACAATTGATTTATAATTACCGCAATCACACAAACATTTCCAATAAACATTTCTTCCTTTGTGTTTCTTCGTTTCATTTTTATCAACTTCTAAAATACAATCAATTTCCCGAATCTTTGACCTGATAAATCTCGTATTGCACCCATCCTTATCCTCCATCACAAATTTAAAAATCAACTGGGACAGAAGTAAAACCAACTTCTTTCAGTATATTTCTACTCATATCATGCTCACATACAATCTGTATACTACTTGCAGCACCCTCACGGTTTTTACAAATGAATATAAGCTGATAATGTTTGCCTTCGTCCAGTTTGACAGGTATTTTTGATTTATTGTTTTTTCCATCAAATCTATATACCTTTAAAGCATTTTTCTCACCTGTATACTCATCTTCAAATACATCTCTCAACATTAAACATGTACTCGCAGGATCGACAATACTTTTTGCCATACCAATATTATCTTGACTATAAAATCTCTGACGTGCTGAAGACTTTGCCAACTGGAATGTAATAGTTACATGAACTTCCAATCCACCTTCTTCTTTACACTTAATTGTGTCATAAATATCAACCATATTCTGTTGCATATCTAACCACATCTTATCGGAACGACTGCCTGAATCGGCTTTATATGTATCAAGAATGAAATACTTAACACCGAGGTTTGCATATTTCTTTAGAACTTTTATGAATTTCTGAGTCTTATATCTTTTAAATGGAATAAGAGTAAGCATGTTATTCTCAGATTTTTCAACAATCCAATCCGCACATTTCTTTAACAAATCTTTTGTCTCATCTGAATATTTACCATCTCTTACAACAAACTTCTGTAAGTCTTGTTTGTAGATATTATTTGCAACCCATACAAGTAATTCTCTCTGCCACTTACGAATTCCTTCTTCGTTTACAGCTATGACAAGCCTTTCCCCATATTTAATCGTGCTTGGGATTAACATTGATCTTGTTAATGTGGTTTTACCCATATTAGATAATCCACCAATCAGTGTTATATTGCCAGGTAACTGACCACCAGTTTCCTTGTTGAGAATATCCATATTATTATAAGGAAGACCAACTGCAATACCTGCATCTAACTCATCAATTAAATCATAAATGCCATCAGCCAATGAATATGACTGTACATCATCATCTGCATTGATGAAAATATGATTTAACATTGCTTCATATTCTTCATATATTTCATCTAAAGACATATCACAGAATTCATTGATACGATTATTTACAGGAAATCCATTTTTTAACATCTCCAAAACTGTTTTCCACTTGTATAACTCTTTGACATATCCATCCATATTGTTGATGTTTACATACTCTTTGGCTTTATCAATAGTTTCATATCCACCATAATCCTCATATTCCTTTTTGAGTTTTTGATGTTTTTCAAGATATAAACCAACAGTCATATCATCCAATACTGATTTCTTTTCTACTACAATAATGTCATTTGCAATCTGCCAATAGACTCGCCATGTATTTTCACTAAAATCTTCAAGCTGCAATGTATAATCAAAAATTAATTCTGGTTGTTTATATAAAATAGCAACTATATTAGCTTCTGCTATTATCTTGTATTCTCGAATCTGTTTTGCACATTTTAATACTTCTTCCTGATAAGGAGTTAATTTTTTATTCTCTTTTTTCTCAGCCAATTAGTACCTCCTCAAAACAGTTTCTTCATTCTGTCACTTGTCTCTTTAGTCTTTTTTACATATCCAGCATTCTCATTACTCTGATTATTGAAGTCTTTAGATTCAACTCTTTCCTCAGTCTTTTTAACATTCTGTAATCTTAAATACACATCGTTGATTTCAGGCTCAATCATTTTTATAATAAGATTGATTTTATGTTTTTCATCTTTGATTTTCTTTTCATTTTCATGCAAATATGTAACAATTTTTCTCTTACATAACTTAAAAGTACATAAAATTGTGTAATCATCATAATTAGCTTTTGCTTCATGATTATTATTCGCTATATGTTCGCCACGTTTAATACCTTGTAGCTTTAATGCGAGATACTGTGGAAATTTCATATTATCATCGTATTCAAGAATCTCTTTCTTTACATATTCACATAGTTCAATCCACTGCTCGTTATCTTTCTTTTTTATATTTCTCATTTACCAAATCATCCTTTCTTAAAAACTCCAACAGGAAATTAACCTGTCGGAGCATAATTTTAATTAGGCTAACTGTAACTTGGCAAAATCAATTAACTCTGTAAGAGTATCTGGTAACTGAAGCTCAAGATTTTTTAATGATACATTCTTTTCTTTCATTAGCTTATTAACAGCAAGAAGTGCATCCTTATTATCTTTTAGAGACTTTAAAACCTCCTTAAACTCAGTAGCAAGTTCTTCAGCTTTATCAGCCTTGTCTTCCATAGATTCTGTAGAAGCTTTAATATCATTCTTGTATGAAGTCTGATTTGTCTCTAATTTACTTCTTCCTTCAAAATAATCCTTCCAAATATCATAACAAGGATTCTCAATAATATCTCCACGCTTAGTTACTTTTGTTCTATCCTTTAACACCTTGGCATAATAATGTGTTCCATCTGCTTCTTCTTTCGTAAAGAATTCCAGAACTGTATCATAATCGAATCCAACACTCTTATGCATATCTGGCTTGATTCCAATAATTTTTTCACCAGAATCATCTCTCTTATCTGTTCCCTGTGCAACAGAAATAATGTGAATTCCTCTTGTTGATAAATCAATTTTTAGCTGCTGTAATTTTAAATTGAGAATTTTGATACGTCCCCATGAACGCTGACTAATGTTTGCATCGTCAACATTACCACCTTTCTTTCTTGCTCTCTTCTCTTCAACTTCTTGTGCACCAACCTGCATTGTTCCATAAAATTTTGTTTCTGAATCAATACTCAAAGTTTCAATCTTTTTATCATATTCGCCATCAAGAAAATCATCTAAGTCAGACTCTAATTCATCTAAATCGGATGTATTATCAACTAGGATGAGATTGTTATATGTATTACCATTATTAAGCGTAATGTCTCTTCCCTCATAATGTGCAACACCTGCCTCCGAGTCAATACATGCTACCTTTGGAAATGTAAGCTGAAACGTTGACTTTCCTGATCCTGATTCACCATATACTAAAAATTTTCCACCAATTTTTGCTGCCTTTGCATCTCTAAACGACATTTTTTTATCCTCCTAAAATTTCATAAATTATATTCTTTTGATAAACTGCTTACCCTGTTTATTTAATACAGGGTAAGCGTATTTTTTAGTTCATGCCTTCAAGCATTGCAAGAAGGTCATCATCTTCTGACGAAGTTTCCTCGCTCTCTGAATCTGTATCATCATCTGAACTTGGTTCTGCACCAGCATCAAGTAATGCCTGCTCGTAGAAATAAAGGTCATCCTCATCATATTTGCCATCTTCAAATGCTACAGTAGGCTTTCTATCGTCACCAGTTCCAACATATGTAATGTCAGGCTTTACAACAATCATTCTTCTCTCACGACTGCCATTACCCACTGCAATCTTCTTCTCTGCCTCCTCTTCTGAATACAGTCCCATTTCAATAAGTTCTTTAATATCATCAGGAATATCATCTTCTGTAATATTTACAGTAGAACCGCCCTCTACTAAATTACCTGTAACTGTAATCTCAGTAATCTTGCCCTTCTTAGGCTTAAAAAATTTCTGAAGCATCTTAGCTGTAATCTCTGGATTCTCATTGATAGCAACTTCAAATGTCTTAGGGTATGTAACATTCTTCTTAACTTCAATCTTCTCTCCGTCAATCTTAGGCTTTCCAACATAGTCAACAACATATGCTGCCAGTTCCATAGTACCCTTATCATCATTTTTCTTTCCAATACTCTTAGAATCTACAAGGATTGTCTGTGAGAATGTAGCCTTGAAATCTGCTTCATCATCAACCTTTGAAAGAACAATAGATGTAATTTCCTTCTTTGTAGATACATTCCCTTCGTACTCGCTATAACCCATTGTTCCCTTTACGTTCACAATCATTCCGTCTTCAAGATGCTCATTGAGATATTCAACTGCGTCATAAGCTGTAAGGAACTTCTTATATACAGTCTTATCCTTAACATCCTTCTCAACACCAACTGTTAAGAAAGAAGAATCTGAAATACTGTCATATAAAGACTCATCAAGACGATCTTCCCATGCAATCTCTACTGACTTACTCTTTCCTGAATCATCCTTTTCATCCTTGCTATACGCACGAATGACATTATCCTTATCAGGGAAGAAACCACTTCGCATCTCTGCATAAACCACATTACCATTGCCACAATCAACACCAACATACATACTATTATCTGTCCAACCAGAATCATAACTGTTGTCAAGATTGAATGTCTTGTCTGTTACTTTTACACGTCCAATAAGATTAAATGCTGCCTTACCTTTCTTTAACGCTTTTCTTTCCTTTGTCTTTGCCAAATTACTTGTCCTCCTTAAAATTAAAAAATTTATGTAAATATTGTTAATAAAACAATCTATCTAAACGCCCAAAAAAGGACGGAACATAGAAGTTAATTTATGTAAAATCTATCTTCAACAGTGATTTTTGAGTGCAATAACCCAAGGGTATGCTGCTAACCACCCATATTTTTATTCTCTGTTCAGTTATTTGTTTTTGGAATTGTTTGACTTGATTAAGTCGGATCAACTATTCGATATGCCAATCTTTTATCTGTAAAGATTTCTTCTCCATTATCTTTTAATCTTGTGATATTACAAGACAAATGCATTTCATCATATTTCAGATTTGAAATTCTACAATTAGATTGGATGCTGTTACCTTTCATAACTTTTGATTTGAAGAAAACTGCTTTACCATCATAATTCTTATGTGCTTTACAATATTCGTCCCAACTGTCTGCCTCAACCACTCTTGATTGATGATCTCTAATGATATTATTTTCATCAATGATTAGATTTGTTTCAATTACTTCTATGTGTCTCACCTCACTTATATATTCTCCAAACTATCTAAAAACTGTTGCATCCACAAATTCTTTTCAGCAGTTCGTTTCAAATCTTCCTGCCATCGTCTGTATGCTCTTTCAACATCTTTTTCACAAGACTCGTTGATGTCATTCATATAAGCATAAACTGCTTTGTCACTAATATCTAATTCCTTGTTCAAATCATCTTCCAAGTATTTATAGTAAGATGTGTTCATAGATATATCTATTTGCTCTAATGCAAACTTTTTCAATCCTTCATGTTCATCTGTTGGTGGATTCCACTTTACAACTTCGTCTCTAACCTTCTTGTATTTTTCATCCTCTGTTTTATAATTATCCAAACATTTCTTATCAGAAGCGATTCTATCATTGTAACTTTTAATCATTTCCTGTTTTGCTTTATCAAAAGTCATCTGTCTGTACTTATTACGAACCTCAACAGCTTTATCATATTCTTTCTTGTAATAAGAATTTGGTTCAAAATATGTTGGAGTTGGTACTGATAATGATTCATCTCTCATGTCCATAGCAATACCAAAATTCCTCGTACAAAGCTTTAAGAAATCTTTTCCTGTTGTAATATCTCCATTTTCTATATATGCTGTATAACCTGTTGGCACTTTTCTCACCTCCTAACAACCAATGAAACAGTGATTTATTATTTAATTAATAACATACTATAATGTTTCATCCTAACATCTATAAATGTCTTTCATGTAGTAGAATTTATGATGCTCGAGGAAGTTACCAACATAGGCACATTCTAAACATTGCTGCCATTTAGCGGATTTTGTATAAAAATGGTTTATAGGATATGGGCATTTCCATTTTTCAGAATGACAAAGTGGGCAGACATACTGTACCATTTTTATCAGGTCATGTTTCTCTTCGATTCTTTTATCCAAGATTTCAACAATATCTCGTTCATATAACCAGTCGAATCCAAATCTTTCTTTATATTCAGCAGGATCAATTATTACCCGATGCGGCATCTTATCAATGTATTTATTCATTTCTTCAATATTTTGTTTAAATCCTATAAATTTATTTTTAAACTGCTTCATTTACTTATTCTCTCTTATCATCTAGCTCTTTTAATACTTCCGTTATTTTCAAAACTTCTTCATTAATACATTCATTCAATTCCTTTTGATATTTCTCAATACTTTTCTTATGTTTTTCCAATATCATTGAAATCACTAGATTTACCTCATCTTCTGATAATATATTCTCCGTATTTGAGCATTTTGAATGAATAAATAATTTTGCCGATGAATCAGTATCATTGTTATAAGATTTAATGTTCTCAATAATATTTTTTGCATTACTGCTTATTGAATCAATACTACTAATACAACAACGGCAAGCGTTATATGTTCGATTATCCATATCCACCTCTTACTTATTTCTATTCGATTTTCATTTTTATTGGGAATTGTTTGGTTGATTAACCAATAAGATAAAGCATTCCGATTATATAATGTAATGTCTGGTCTGTAGTATATGTAATCTTATTCCATCTTGCTTTCAACGGATCAATAATCAGATGTGAAATAAAGATTACTGCCAACTGCCATGTCCAACCGAATGCTATTAAGAATGGAACACAATATAATGCACAATGTACAAATAAATGATACCAATTCTTTCCTTTTGTCTGTGCAATAAAATCACATTGCAACACATAATCACCAATTAAATGACACAACACAATCAATACAATTGTGTGTAAATTTAAATTCACTATACTCACATCCTCACCCCCTAACTATATATTCTCTGTTTTCTTTCTTCTCATTACTAATTCAAACTCTGTGCTAGGATATGAAATCTGATTTTCTTTTCAGAAATTGATTTCTTTTTTGTCTCAATCTGTTTCTTTAATTCTAAAATTCTGTCATCGTTTTTACTCATTTAATTTCGTACTCCTTTTTATATTCTCTGCCATTTGCTAAATATTTTTGAATATACATCGGCTTCATCACTTCAAAAATCTTTTCTAACGTAACTGGAATCATATGCTTTTCTTCTATGTCTTTATATGGATAACGGTTTGATTTAACCATTTTAGATGTAGTCGGAAAAATATCGGTTACTTCAACATATTCTGTATAAGAACCCCAATAAGTATTATTTGATATGTTCTCCTTTTGACGAACAATAAATAGATCTTTACCTTTTTCTATTGGCTGAACATCAAACTCATATTTACGACCATTGTAATATTCGCTTATAAAATTCCCTCTTCTCCAATAGTCTGTGTTTGGCGTTTCCTTAAATTCATCAAAGGTGAAATATTTATATTCATTTTTTGAACTGTCGTATGGAGAATACTCACAGTTTCTTTCTAAATTATTGTAGATATTTGCATATTTTTCACTGCATTTGTTATCAATACATTTGATAAATTTATTCTTTGGTAAAGATTTATAATGTTCAAAAATACCATTATGCCAAAACCAAAAATGTTTACCTTTATTTGTTCCTTCCCAATAGTCAAAAGCTTCAAATTTACCCATATAAATCCAATTCTCATTATCTTTTGTGAGATATGTAGCACCGATAATTAAATCTTTTGCTTTAATGGTTTCATTATTATGGATAATTTTATTAAACTCACTAATCTGCTTATAGTCAGGTGACTCAACTGGCATAAGAACTAAATCCTTACCATCCCATCCATATATAAATTCTCCCTCAAGTCCCTTACCCTTGATACAATTCGCATTTTCGAGAATGTATAATAAATTTTCAATGGTAATTTCAAACTCAAATCCTCTTGGATCATATACTCTACAATAAGCATGTCTGTGATCCCATCCTGTAGAGTAATCGCCAGCTTTCTTATTCAATACAAATCCTTCTGTTGGGACATTATCAAATTCATCATTCGGAATATCCTTGTCTCGCCAACCATTCCATGATGCTTCTTTTCGTAGCTTGCCTTTTTTCGTCATAGTAAATGACATAGGCAAGTTTTCCTGTATAAGTTCCTGAACGATTTTGATATCCAACATTTATCGTTTTAGGAATAAAAATGTTACTGTTCAATCTATTACCTTCTCCTTTCTTTGCGTAAACATTATGTATACAATCTATTAACATATAGTAACTATCTGATTGATTACTCTTTCAGAATACTTCATACTCATTTATTCTCTGTTCTTAGAATCCCATTTAACAAAATCTTCTAAATCATATTCGCCAGATTCTTCTTCCTTAATCTCAGGAACAAATACGTTATAATTACCTTCGTTACGATCATGTTCAATAATTTGTTTCAACATTTCGTACATATTTGTAATTCCTAACTGATATGCTCTCTTCTCGCCTTCAGTCATTCCGTCACAAATTCCATCATTTTTGCTTTCTAATAGATCCTTATATTTTTCTAAGCTTTCTACGATTAATAAAAATTCTTCATTCATTTATATATTCTCCTTTCATTCCACAAGAAACGAATCTTTCTTGTCCTCAGTTCACATCATTATGTGTTTCGCCATCTGAATAATAAATATTCCAATCCTTGAATAGCTCAATTAACTTATCATTATCCCAATCATATTCATTACAATGTGTAATGGCGATTGATTTTTTATCTCCAAAGTTTCCTACATCATTAGAGCATCTACTATATAATTCTCCTAAATCCAGTGTTCCATATCTTAATGTATCCTGGAATGGATTTGGTACATTTGTTTTGTCAAACATATATTCGTTGATAAATCTCTTATTGCATTCAGATGGAAATTTTCCAGCACCATGTCTTGTCAAATAAGTACGAGATACATAACAAGTTTCAATATTTATCTCATCATTCCATTCAACATTTTCAATTATTCTCTTGGGATTTTTAATACCTGTATTAGACGGTGTTAGATGTGGGAAATATTCTGTGTTGTTCTGATCAAGCAAAAGTCCTTGTGCTGCTTCAAATACAATATTGTCAAACTGATTTAAGAAATAATTATCTGATATAGCCAATGAGTGATTATTCATAAAATCCCAATCATCTAAAAAGTGTTCAAATATACCATTATCAAGGAATATTCTTGACCATTCATCTGTTAATATAATATTCTCTCTTTCAAATTGTTCTAAATAATATTCCCTGATATGATTATCTACATCAGTTATACCAGCTTTATATCTTTTGATAGTTTCAAAAATTCCCAAGCCACAACTACCATGTTTATTTTTCCCACGATTTTCCTCTATAATCTGATTTGCCATCATATCAAAAGGCGTTGTCAACATACAGTTTTGATTGATATAAACATTCGGGACATATCCTAATTTCATCAATTCATCATATTCTTGCTTAAAAATAATTGGATTAACAATAAAATCCTCAGATAAATATGTACTTGCATGATTGAATGTTCCAGATCCAAAATGATGAAAGACATGTCTGATTCCATTAGATGTTATTACAGTATGTCCTCTTTGGGCACCACCATTTGAACACACAACAATACTATTCGGTTTTTGCGAGAAATAATCTGTCATTAGACCTTTTCCTTCGTCTCCCCAATTCGCTCCACATACAATCTTCATGTCTTTCATAGTTAAATCTCCTATCCTACCAAGTAATTCCTTCTGAGTTAGAAGGTGTAGTAACTGTATCTGCTACATTATTCTCTGCTTCATTAACAATAATATCTACAATCTCATTTGTAATACTGTCCATATTTACTCTTCTAAAATGAGTATCATCAAGATACTTCTTATAAGACTTTTCAATCTCATCCTCATCCCATCTGTAATAATGATTTACATCTAAATGATAAATGTTAAACTTCTGAGAAGCCTCTTTGTATAAATCCTTAGTTTCTACATCTGACTGAAGGCTATCACCTGTTGCTTCAATCAAACCACTTCTTCTACCTCTTAATGGAAGGTATGGATTAAGCTGTTCGTCACCCATTGTAATAATAATTCCTTTTCTTCCACGATTTAAACAATCAAGCTTTGTGTGGCGAGAACCGAAATACCATGCTGCTGTGTAGGATTCATAACTGTTTCCACCACCGCCAAACTCGAAATAAATCTTATCAAGCTGTTCAGCAATACGAATATCCGACTCAAACTGTGAAGCCTGAATTGGACAGCTATCACAAGCTAAATCACCAATACCCATGATAAGGAACTCAACATCTGTAACTTTTTCATATAACTTAGTCATAATTACATTTAACTTCTTTGCCACTTCAACGGCAGCCTGTCCCATGCTCCCAGTAACGTCTAAAGCAAGAATAACAGGGATTGTGTTTGGATGTTCCTCTGTATCGCAACACTCTCTAATAACATTCTTAGGATCAAGTGCAGAATCAATATTTCTTGCCTTAAACATATCCTGATTAGAATAAGAACCTCTAATCATACCATCCGTTGAAACACTCATACCCTTTGTTGTTGAATAACTTACATAACTATCTCTTGTCCATGAACCGCATCCCATATTATGCTTCCTCCTCTTCTATATCTGTGTCATCATCATTGTCACTCATATCAAAATCAAACATTCCATCGAACATGTCACCCATATTTCCACCCATCATCATAAGTGGTAACATAGAACTCATTCCACCGTTTCCGTTCATTATGCCAGTAGCACCGTTGTCACCTTTCATCATCTGAGAAAGCATCATATACTTGAAGATATTGTTTGTACCTTTCTTACCTTTGATAATATCACTACCAAACATTGAAACAATTTTGCCATAAAAATATGTATTACCCATAAATACATGTCTTTCAGGAAGTACAGTCTCGATTGTTGAATCCTCATAATTGATTACTGTGATCTTTGTCTTATCCGCTTCAATAACGCATCTTGGCTTGCCATTTACAAGAATAATGTCACCCTTCTCTACCTTATTAGTTGGAATAATAAAGAAGAATTCCTCACCAATATCAAATACAAAGTTACTACAGTTTGTGAGCTTGCCAGTCTTGATGTTATATGTCTTATAACCACCATTTGTCTTAACTGCAATTCCACCATTCATAGAAAGTCTACACATTCCACTTCCTACTTTGCCAAACATACCATTTAAAAAATTGTTCATCATATTTATTTCCTCCTATAATATAAAAATTATTGTTTACAATTACTTATTCTCTCAACTGCGACATTCTCATCAATTCTTCTTTGTCTGCTTTTGATAATGTCAATCCTGCTTTAATCCAAGCATCTGTCTGTTCATCAATTTTCTTCTTATATTCACCTTGAATTGTCCCATTTCCACTCAACAAGCTCTTACAATTATCATACTGAATAGCATTTGTCTCATAAGCATTTCTGAGATTGCTTTCTAAGCAGCGAATAATTCTTATTAGCTCATCTTTTGTCATATGTTTTAGAGAACTATCTGCCAAAGTATGTTTCCCATCGCCTATCGCCATACATTTATTCTCCTACTCTTTTGCAATTCCAATGCCATTTACTTTAAAGCTAGTAACCTTACCCTCTTCAATTTCAACATTTTCTTCTGTGCCACCATACCAAACAAGACCAACGCCTGTAATATACATATCATTTTCATCTTCAATCAATTCAACTTCTTGCGTTGCTCCAATAGGAAGAAACCGACCATCACTACATGGTATCTCAATCGGAACATCCTTTACATTTTTATAAGCGTTTCTAATTGCTTCTTTTGAATATATCACACCGTTCAAATCAGGCTTATCAACTGGAATTGGAATTTTAAATGTTACTTCTATATTCTCTGTTCTCATGTACTTATTCTCCTATTCATCTTTGTCTATAATGAACCAATAAAAAAAACTTAAAAGTGTAAAAGTGATTCCAAGTATTTTATTTTCTGCTTGATATGAATACATCGTTACACCACTACAGAACCATACCAAAAGAAATGCGATTGCTTGTCTATAATACTTTTTCATTTCACACCTCCTATCTTCTCGGCTACTTTTGCTTCACATATTTCACAAATACAGTCATTTTTCTCATCATACTTTTCAAGTTCACTAATGAGATTACTACAACACCAGCTTGATTCATTAAGATAAAATTCAATCATGTCGTTATCCCAATCCGAAGGGAAGTCCATTGGAAGATTTATTGTCCACTGTATAGTTTTAATCTGTCTATCTACCATATAGTTATTCTCCTATTCGTAATCTTCTGGATATTCTTTATAGTTATCTACCACGCTTTTCATATAACTAAAATAATCTTTTACAGAATCACTACTATCAGAAAATCCACTTAGCACTTCGTATCCATTATCGAACACTGCAAAGGTTAAGAAACCTGAGCTATCTAGTCCTACTTCTATGTCACAGCCTTTATATTTACCCTTCATACTGTTATTCTCCATCTAATATTTCAACATCAATACAGAATAAATTATGTAAATTTTTAATCTGATCATCAGTTGGTTTCTTCCATGCCATTGTTTCATTAATATTAATCGTTACAGCACCACCACATAATTTAACCCTTGCAATAACTCTTGGATTACGATAAGCTACAACTTTTGGCATTGGAATACTACAATTTGTTTTTGGTAATTGTGTCATGTATTTATTCTCCAATTTCTATCTTCTGACCAATAAACTTCTGAAGCTGTTCATTTACATCATCAGGATAAGTTTTCACAACATAATCAGTGCAAACATGAATTTTTGTAATAATCTTATTCTCATCATACTCAATGCTTCCAAGTGTTCCACCTGGAATTCTGATAGGCAAACAATCATCCTCATAATCACAAAGCACATAATGCTTCCAGCATCCATTAGGATCAAGTCCAGCAAGCTTGTCCAATTCTGCTGTGATTTCACAATAATATTCATTCATTTTTGAATATCTTGAATTCGCATATTTGTTAATCAGCTTCATGATACAGTTCTCCTATTTCTTTTATGCTCTTTATATAAAGTATTTAATTCCTGCTCTAATTTCTTTTTCTCCATAGGATTCTTACAATACTTTATTCTCTTCTTAAGAGTAGATATATCTTGTTTCGGAGGTTCAAGGCATTCAATAGGAAAATTATCGCCAAAATGCATTTCATTGATTGTTTCAAGAAGCTTTGCAACTGGATCTTCTTGTACCTGTATTCTTAAGTCTTTATATTTTTGTTCAAGTTCATTTTGTGTTTGAGCTTCTATCATTGCACTTATCATTTTCCCTATTGCATCCATCTGCTTACTAGCTATTAAGACTTTTATATCGTCACTTATTTTTTCTAATTTATCATGTAATTCTGAAATATTAATCACCTCTTTGCATTTGAAAACCTTTCTTTCGTGTTTTCTAAAAATAAATCCTTATCAATGCTCCATCCACCACAATGACTCAATATTTCTTTTCTAGCATTTCTAAACTCATTCAAATGGTTTCTGAAATAATTAATTGCATCATTTTCGCATTGGAATTCATCATTATATTCCCAAAAGAAATGTCTTTGATTTATTGCAAAAAATGAATCTGTATCCAAACAATATGCTATAACCCATGTTGCGTATTTATCTGAAAAATTTTCATTACCTTTTAATTCTTGATACATATTCGCACCTCCATTCTTCACAATAAAGAAAAATTTCTTGCTATGATTCAAACTGATAATCTTTGTTACTTACAAATTTGTCAATTTTTCCATCTTTGATAAATACAAATTCTGCATAAAAATCATCTGTGTTTTCTGACATTGCACATGAAACATACTCATCAGATTCTTCATCATATTTTTCAAACCATCTCTCAACGTCATCATCAACTGTTGTATTTTTAAAAACAAAATATGGAAATTCATTTTCGTCAATTGACAAAATATCATTTGCTATTTCGGTAAATCTTTCAATAATATGTTCTCTTTTTAAAACTGGGATATTATCTTTTTCTGATACATCATAGGTATCATTTTGTTTTAAGAATTGCATAATAGAATCTGAAATAATTTGTTTATCAGATGTATGAAAAATCTGTTGGCTCGACATCTCCCAACAAACTCTATCAGGTGTGTTATCACATTTATTGATAGCTTTATTAGTTCTTGTCCATACATTATTTCCATCCATTCCAATAATTCCTTTTTTATATCCATACGGTGTTTGAATGTAGTCATGAATATATTTGTCTGGCAAGACTCTCCAAATTATAGGAGAAAAACACCACGAATTTTTATACTCTAATATTTCTTCTCCTGTATAATCTTTTCTTATTCCATAAATGCTACTGCTACTCATTTGTTCTCCTTTCTATCCTTAATCCAACCATCTGTTATCTAAATAGTAGAACCCAAATACCATTCCACCAATTAAAATCACCCAAAAGATCCAGAAAGCAATCATACCTGCATTAGACTGTAAATAGTCTACAGCATCATTGATATCCATATCTTTATAAAATTCCGTCTTATTGATTGTATGGTTATCTAACTTTGTAAAAATTGTTCCTGTATACTCTGTTTTGCTACCATAATAGACATATCTAACATGATAATCACCATCAATCGTGTCAATATAATTCTCATATGGTTTATAAATTTGACCATAATCGAATTCAATTCCAAGAAAAGTTACTTTATCACAATGTTTGTTATCACTGTCATATAAATCCCAAGTCCAATATTCTTCTTCATGACTACCAGTAACATTGCCATCTTCGTCATATTCATATACTGTTCTTGTATGTCTTGTATAATGCTCCTCATCTTTGGATACGCTCATATATTCTCCACCAATTTCAGGATATGTAACTGTATCTACTGCTTTCAAATCACCATATACAAACGCATTACCAACATTTGTATCCATACCATATTGAAACATTTCTTGACTTTCTATCTTTACAGCTTTGTTATATTTTTCATTTTTATCCATTTGGTACTCTGAAATCTTCCCAGAAATCAGAATACCAACTAGAATCATTACTGCTATGATAGAAATACTTGCTAAAATTTCACGTTTTGTTATTTCAAAATCACCAAAATCAAAACTTTTTCTACCATATCTCATAGACTAATCCTCTTTGAACAAATCCTGTGGAGCATCATCTGGCGCATTGTAATCCAGATACTCATATTCCTGCACTTCATATCCAAGCAATCCAAGGAAATATCTTATATGGAGCTTTCTTACATATCTCTTGTATTCCTTAACCTGCTTATTGTAATTGCTGCGATGCTCTGCAATCATATTCTCTGTCATAGATAACTCATTCATAAGAGTCTTATAGTTCTCATTGGACTTCAGCTCAGGATATGCTTCTGCAACTGCTGTAATAGCTGTTGTTACATTCTCAATATCTCCTGTTGTTCCACGACCATCGGCAACTGCTGTCAATGTATCAGCTTCATGTTTATCGTACTGTTTTACACAATCAGCAAGGTTATACACAAGGTCAACTCTTCGCTTTTCCTGTACCTTAATATCTGATGATGCTGTATTTACCTGCTCCTCAAGTGCAATAGCCTTATTCTGTAAACTCTGTACACCAAATACAATCATCAAAATAACTGCTAATACTCCTACGCCAATAATTACTGGCACTTTCCAATTTGTGTTTTTCATTTAAAATCTCCTTTATATGTATTATTTTTATTGATTACACTGTAATATTCTCTTATTTGTTGGGATTTACATAGCCGAATGGCTTAGATATAATTAAAAATTTCCGAATGAAAGATTGGTTTACTTCGATTCTCCTGAATCATTAAATTCTCTACCTTCAATGATATTCTGGATACCTGTTTTACATTTTTCTAAAGCAAAAGCATATGCGTTATTATAGATAAGTTTGTCGTATTCTGCTGTTAGATTGGCGTATGCACTATCAATAGCTTCATCAATACCATCTATAAACCTGCAAAGTCTGTCAATTACTTCATTATTGACAAACTCTTCATCATATAGTTTTGCAGTTGCCCTCAAACCTCTTGATTTATTTGCATGTTCGAAAGCCTTTAACTCATCTTTACCAAGCCATTTGATCCATGCACCGCAATCATCACAATAAAGTCCTGTGTTGTTACCTTTTACTTCATTGCAAAGCTTACACATTGTTTGATAGTTACTAATATCATCAATACCACCTTTTGAGCGTGGTATAATATGATCTTTTGTCATTAAAATTTCATTGCCATTATCATCAACTGCATATAAATTCAGATGATAACTCTTATCCTGTAAATGTCTTTCTTTTGCAAAATATTTTCCTTCAATTCCACAAACTACACATTTACAACCTTTAGTAAAAAATGTTTGGTATCTTTGGCTATTGCCCTTAATCAAATCTCCGTCAAAATCAACTTTTGCAAGTTTTTTATCTTTCTCAAATAAAACATCTTTAACCTTATCTCTGGCTTCTTCTATTGAATAGATTTCTTTCCTAAGTAATTTTGTAGGATTAAAATCTTTTAAAAGCGTTTTTACTTCACCTAATTTAAAACATTTTTCAAATAGCGGTTGCTTGTGCCAAGTTACGGATAATAATTCCGTATCTTTTGTAGGTGACATTGGATTATTGTTCTTAGGGAAATCGGTTTCTAAAAAATCTCGTATTGTCTCGAACCTCAAAGACAATACCTTATCATCGACTTTGTATTGGATTTTAAATTTTTTATCTTTTCTTCGCATAAAACATATCTCCTTATAATTTATTGTCACCTATATATTCTCTCTTTGTCATTCAAAAACTCAAAGGAAATGCTTCTTTATTGAGATTGTTTCTTAGTAGCTTTTTTCAAAAATTTTTCCATACTATCAGCGTCTTTATCTGTGAGTTTTCTTAATTTTTCATAACATTTTCCTGTCATCATAAGTGTATTATTCACTAGCAGTATTTTCGTATTATCTGGTACAATTTTCATGCCGTATCTTTTCAACCACTTCTTGTTAATACGCTTTTTCTTGTGAGTTCTTCTTTGAACATCTTTAGTGATATACTCAGTTATGAGGATTTCATAACCTAAACCTTCAATTGTTTGTATATTCATGGTTTATTCTCCTGTTTCTATATATTCCAATTTTCTATATATTCCAATATCCAACTGTCGTATTTATTTTCTTTAATTAATTGCTGATATAAATTTATCCATTCTTGTGCTGAAAGACCTTTGTACTTCCAAACGCATTCTTTCCAATGTCTGTGTATAAAATGACCTCTTGTTTTTAACTCAATACATTTCACACATTTATCGTATAATTTCTTGGAATACCAATTCGATCTCCTTCTATTCCAGCCATTAATCCAGCCATCTATAAATGCTTCAGTCGAATCATATCTGCTTCTCATATCAGTAAGAGTTCTGTCGTATAACTCAGTTTTTGCATTATATAAACAATGAAGCAGAAAATAGATGTCTTCATAATCATTTTTAAAATTCCATTCTTCAATATTTAAATCAAAATACATTGTTCTCCATTCTTCACTACATCAAACTTAATTGGCAACATAGCAGTGAATCTACTCTTCATCCAAGGCTTTTCTTTTGTTGAAAATTCATCGCCAAACTCTTCTGCTAACACAAAATCTCCGACAGTATAGATGATAGAATATCCAGTTAAATCTTTTGGAATCTCTTTATTTACATTACAGGTTTTAAGATGAATCATTTTATCTATGCACTCACCCATCAAATCTTGAAAGAATACAAACGTTCCATCACAATTGCAACGTTGCATTGTGAAATATTCAAAATCTGCATCTGGATCATGCTTAATAATCACATTAAAATAAGGTTTATCACCTTTAAGATAAGGTACATCTGCTAAAATTGTTCCATTTTTGGTGTAATTAACAACTGTAAATAACTCTCGTATATCCTGCTCAATCATGGATTCATATTTATTATTTTCCATACCATTGCACTGACCTGACGCAATTCGTTCTTTTACAAATTCTAATGATTTACCCATTGTTATTCTCCTATTTACTCATTCTAAATACATTTGCATCACCAACTGCCAAATCTTTTTTCTTCCACAAAAGAATTAAAATACTCATTATTCTTAAAATTATCTTCTAATGTTTCGGTAATAATATCATCTAACCGACCAAAGAATTTCACAGAAGGATAAAACGCTGGATATTTCTTTGAACGGTATTTATTAACACTCCCTCTTAATACAGATAATCCATGTCTTCTACGCTTATTATTGTTCCAATGAATAGGATCAGCATAGAAAGCATTTTTGTTTCTTTCATACTCTTCTTTTTCTTCCTTCGCCAATCTGTCAAGTTCTTTTTCTCGTTCAGTTTTTGGACGAGGTTTCATAATTTCTTTGACATTTTCTCGAATTTTATCATTCGCTTCTGCTTTTTCTGAATCACTCATCTTGTTATAGTTCATAGCAGCTTCTAAAAATATATTTTTCAATTTCTCACCTACTTTCATGACCAAAGGAAATGTGGTTTTCAATGGCTTTTTCAACCTCTAAAAGCCTTGATTTTAGGGCATTTTAGAGATTGCTTTAAGTCGATAATAGAGATTACTTACAAATCCTTCTATCTCATTATGAATATTTGCCGTATCATCTTTCATATACTCAACATATAAGTAAGATAATGTATCTTCTTTATCTAATAAGAATTCTTCAAAGTTGTCTGATATAATATTCTCTGAAAAATAGTTAATAATTTCTTCTTTAATGCAATACTCATATGAATATTGTTTTAATAGTTTCTCACTTGATAAGTCAGAATTGGTGACTAAATCACCAATCCAACTATTCATCTCTTCATTTAATCTTTGCGTTAGTTTATCCATTTTAGTTTACTTTCACCTGTATAACCCTTTTCAAACTCGTACCACGCATAAGCGACCGCACTACCACCACCTGCTCTCATCTCATCAAAAAGAGCATTTTTTGCACATAAAATACGACTACTTGAAACATAAACGCATTTTGGTGGATACTTCTTAAATAATTCCTTACGAGCTTTTCCTTCAAGGAACTGAACTTTAAGAAACATAAATACTCTGCAACCATCAGGAATTAATGTCATTGCATGTTCAATAAATTCTTTTGCATATTTGTATGGGGGATTTGTTAAGATATCGCCATTCCAAGGCTGATTATATGTAAGAAAATCAATTCCACCTTCGCCATAACCTCTATCAATTAGATCGGTGGAACGAACTTCATAACCGAAGCTCTTTAATCTTTCAGATAAATGTCCCTCGCCACAGGAACATTCCCAGATAGGTTTGTCAAATGTGACATTACCATCTTTCAATAAAACATCAATTGCAATAGGATCTGTCGCATAATAATCTTCATTCTGTCTTTCCTTATCAGTATGATTACTTGCACCTAAAGTCTTAAAAATACTATTCTTATTGCCTGTCCAATCTTTTTCTGTATTATTACTCAACTTTTGTTCACCATTAGTAGCTGCGCAGCTTTACTCACATGTGAACGTTTTTCCTTTCCTTAATTGTAATTACGTTATTATATTCTCTGTTATTTCTTTCTTATGTCCCATAAATAAGGACTGCTACATCCACAATTATGAATACCGTCTCCAAGAACACATCTTCTACAATCTTCGTATTCTTCATGTGTTCTACAATACTCTTTAACTGTATTTATAGCATTTATGATTTCTTCATTTATGGATTCTGGTTCAATATACTCTCTTTCTTCAATTCTCATAATCAATCACCTTTGTCCTAAATATTGTACAGTTTTCGTTACAAGCCAAGAAACCAAAATTTCTTCTTAATTACTCTCTGCTATACAGACCAGTACTTTCTTCTTCATCCAATTTGTTTAACAATGTAATACTCATTCTAAACATAATATTAGTATCATCTAAATTACAACTATGAAACCAAACAATCGGCATATTGGCATCATTATCTTTTCTGTTATACAATCCATCCTTAATGATATTTTCAATAAATTTGTAAATCTCTTTATAAGAACACTTATTTAAAGGAATGGTATATTCTTTGAGATCTGATAATAAATCAACCTTTTGCTTTGTATATGGATTATATGCTTCGTCTGTATCTCCGAGCCAATTATATCTACACTCTAAATGTGCATATAAATTTTCATCAATGTCATAAAACGCTTGCTGAATTGCTTCAAAAATAATATCTTCTACTAAATTTGTTCTTGAATTTTTATCAAATTTGTTACTTGTTGTGTACATTTATGTATTCTCCTTATCTTCTACATCTCACACTTCCACCAGCATCTATATCACCTGATACGTTACCACAAGTTACAGAACCACCTGCGTCTACATCTCCTTTGACATCCCCACTGACTTCACAACTACCACCGCAATTAATACTTCCTGAATTGCCGTGAACTTCTACTGAACCACTGCAATCAATTTTATTTACATCTCCTTCGATGACAACTTTAATATTATCACTGCCACATTTCTGAATAGTCTTGTCATCCACAATTGCATTTCCATTATTGATGACTACATTACTTCCTGAGCAAGTGATAGTTTTGACATTAATCGTAATTCTGTTCATATTTTTATCCTTTCCTTATATTTACTCTCTATTCAATCTTGACGTTCGCCAATCTTTTATGACTTAAAACATTTAGTGTATCTTCAATACCTTCATAATAAGCAGACTGTTTATCAACATCGTGGTAATTTCTTGCCTTATCAAATACCTCTTTTATGTACTTCTCTTCATCTTTCTTATCTATGGATAATCGCTTGATTTTATCAATGCAATCATTACATATATCTAAGCTGTTAAATAACTTATTCCAAATTCGACAGCCATTAATGTATCTTTTAGCAATTCCTGTAATATCAAGTTCAAAACCAGGAATTCTATTTCCACAAATATCACACACTCGATAGTTTACTTTTGACACTCAATCACCTCTTGTTCTTGTCCATAAATTCATTTAGAATGTTATTCTTTTCGTCATCACCATAAGAAATACACCAATATTTTTGTAGCTTTAACACATGCTGTACTTGCTCTTTTGAAAACAGATATAAATGATCAGTTACAACCTCAATTCTTTTACTTCTATCTGGATGACAATTACCTCCAAAAAGACACTGACATTCGCTTATGTTATATTCACAAATTGGGCATTGTTTTGTATTCTTTTTCGTTTTGAATAATCTAAACAACATTTTCACCTCCTATGACCACATGAAATATCGCTTTAATTAGATTGTTATTTTTTTCAACCTATAACAACAATTAATCCTTCTAAATCATTATTCTCCAATAGTTCTTCTAACAATGTTTCGTTATCGGTCATCGACTTTTGCATTTTTAGAATCTCATCTTTTGTATAATACAAAATAATCCAATCCCAACCATAAGTATCATCTGAACAATACTCCTTATAAAAGTCAGAGTCAGTATCTATTGTCCATGCTTCGATATTCTTATAATTTTTATCCCATTTGACTGCACATTTATGACCTAATCTGTCAAATTCAGTGAAGATAAATGGCATTCCTGCATATTTCCCATCGTTAATTTTCTTACCTGTTTTCGGTGAATAAAAATTATAATAAACCCCCATTTACTCAACCTCCCTCAAAATCTCTTTAGGGCAATAAATAATCTTCTTGCCTGCTTTCTGTGTTTTACGAATTGTTGACCAAACACCACCTGATTTATTACCATCCCAAATTGCAAGAAGTACATCACAATGATCAACCATATATTGATCTCTTACATTATCACAACCTTTATAGAATTCATCTGATAATTCAACCCATTCACTTGCTTTCAATTTTAAAAATTTATAATATTTGTGTGATGAGTTATAGTTTTTACAAGGAAGAATACAATGTAATTTAATACTATTTATATAATTCATTGATACTCCTGTAATAGCAAATGCAATATCGCTTCCTGAAGCCATTCCTGTATATAAATCAAGTAGCTCATTATTATCTCTACAAGTCTTTATAAAATTACTCAATTCATCTATAATCCAATGCTGAATTGGAATCCATTTTTCATCTGTTTCATCTTCTGGTAATCCTAATCTCTGAGGTCTATGACCTGTTAATGCTACTCTCATATTCTCTCCTTTAATCAGTTAATATCAAATGCATATACTGTCCTACATGACTGCCAAACTCTTCTTTTAAATCGTGACCACCAATCACAAGTTCATCAATATAAAACCCTGTGATTGTCCATTCAGAATATCCAGTATAATGCCCTTGTGTTAGTAGATTTCCTGTAAGCATATAACTGTCAAAGTTCATCTGTGCTTCTTCTAAGGTACATTTTTCATCAGAAAACCAACAGCATAGATTCGCATTTGAAATCATTGTGATTTTCTCACCAAGTCCTTTGTTTATATATGCATAATTGAAATAATTCATAATAGATTCTGTTATTGGTTTATAGTAATCATCAATTTCTTTAGCTAATCCTAAATTTCCTTCGCTATTACGTCCTATCCATCCTTGTAATATTAATTCCATTTTTCACCTCACACTTAATTATTCTCCATTTAATTTTCACAATCTAATGAAAGACGGCTTTATTGTTAAATTTGACACCCCAAAAGCCTTATTTTTAGGCACTTTTTGAAGTTCAATTTTTCTCAATTTTATATTTAAACGACAATGGGCAGCCGAAACCTAATTCGCCACCCAAACATGGATAGTCATTCTCATCACCAGTTATAAAACTGCAACCATATTCACGATACCCAGTGTCGCTTTCATAGTATGTCGTTTCACAGTAATCACAATTTTCATAATTGTTTTCGTAGATTTCTTCTTCCATAGGCTATACCTGCTTGTCTGCAATGCACTTAATATTATTCTCTATCTGTCTGTAAGTTTCATTTGTACCAAGAATATTAAGCACTGCATTTGATAACATGCTCTTCGTTGAATTATCAAAAGTCTCTTTCATCGTCTTATTAACCTGTTTACGAATATCATCCATGAATTTATCAAGATCTTTTTTAATCATGTCATCAAAATCAAACTGTCTGTTGATATATTCCTCAAATGATACATTTTCAAAATCATCATTATATGAACTTGTGTGTCCTTTCTTCTTAGCTCTAAGCTTTTTAGAATCAAGTCTTTCTTTTAATTCCTTCTTAATATACTGTTCTACTGTATATTCCTTTTCTTCTGTATCGTCCCAATAATCTCCACCAACTTTGATTTTGGTATTTGCTATGTATTCATCAACAAAACGCTGAAAATTCTCAGATACCTCATCTGCAATTACTTTCTTAGAAAGATCGTCTGCCACCTTTCTAACAGTTCCTTCAATCTGTTCTTTAACAATATTCTCAATGTTTTTCTCCATTGTTGTCTGAACAAGTGTTTCTAAGTTTTCCATATCAATCGTTACTTTCATATAATCATTCTCCTTTTCTTAAAATGAAATGCGAGTTCATTGCTTATTATATTCTGTCCAAATAAACAAAATAATCAGCCTTATAATGGATATCATCTATGTATTTATCGAAATTTTTCTTAACATACCAAGCATAAGGACTAATCCCATTATTCATTTGTTCTGATAATTCATATGCTTTTCTCTGATGTTCATTAGCTTCATTTTGCATAGATATTTTTTGAGAATCCCATATAAGATTTTGAATTGAATCTACACACTTCTATACATCTCAGACTCTTTTATGTATTCTCTTATCACTTTTGTCATTTTGAGAATATTGTCTTTTAATATCGGCTCATTGCTAAGTTCATATGGATATAGGATTAAAACTCTAGTATCAGTACATCCCATTGGTATTAATTCCTGTACACAAAACTTTTGTTTTTCTACCAAATAATCACCTCCAAGTATTTATTCTCTTATCTCAAATAACTTTTCTACTGCTTTTTCACCTGTAACTCTATCTGACTTCTGCAACACTTTACGTTCTTTCTGCCAAATACATTTAAAATCATCAGGCATATTATATTCACTTATTAACACTATATTATTCTCTGAAAGTTTACGAAGAAAATCGTAAAAAGAATCGTAGTCAATTGACTGTTTAGAATACTGTTTTGTATCTTTGTAAGGTGGATCAAAATAAAATACGCAGTTTTTATAATCTGAGAAATTCTGATAATCACAGCACATAAATTCAATATCATTTAAATTCGGTGCTTGTTCCTTGAAATTATTTAATCTCTCATTATAAATGCTTCTGCCACCCTTTGAATCTCTACCATAGCCCCCATCAAAGTATCTGCCACCATAGCTTGCCATATATCCAATCAATGCAATATATTCTGGTGAATACTTATGAGTTTCAAGTTTTCTATCTTCTCTGACCTCTGCGTAATGCTCAAATGTACATAATTCAGGTGCAATAGATAAGCTGTTGTCTGTCTAAGCATATTTCAACAAAGCAATCAACTCTTCATTAATATCTGCTCCAATTCTCTTATCACATTTAATTTTATCAATAAGATTAGCTCCGCCACACATAGGTTCTATGTAAGTTTTAATATTATTATCATCAATATACTTCTGAATAATTGGCACTAAAAATTTTGCCAACCTGTTTTTACTTCCTTGATATACCATTTAATTACTTGGAGTAAGGAATTCCTTCTTGTGTACACGAACCTCGTCTCCTTTCATTATTTTTATTTTTAATAAAATGCTTCCGACATTGAATCTCCAAGTCTTACAAGATTCTCTACTTCCTTATCAGACATAGAATTAATTTCTTCGGTCGAAAAAGTCTCTTTAATTGCAAAATATGAATTATACCAATTTTCATCACATCCCATACTGTTTCTCGCTGTGGTCAATACTGGTTTCTTAATATATTCTAATAATTTTTCTTTCTCAGTCATTACATGCTCCTTTCAATGTATTATTCTCTTAATAGATTTCTGTCCATTCACTAATTTCTACTTTATTATCAGGATAGCCAGATAAACTCCATTCATTGTCGTTATATACTACTTTCCACATAGCATTTTCTCCATGTGGATTACCTTTAATTTTGCCATAATATAATCCTGAACATAGTGGTAATTCTTCTTCTGTTTTTCTCCAAATTGGCTTTTCATATACTTTATTAATATCGTCTACTGCTTTTGCCAAACCTGTCATTATATTTGTAAAATATTTATCCTCTGTTTCAAGCATAGAATCAAAATAACTCTTCATAATGTTTAAGAGATTTTTTGTAAACTTTTCAGATGTATCATTCATTCCAAGTATGTAATCACGATTAATCTTAAAATCAATTCCAAGTCCAATAAATGCTCCCACACAAAGTCCTAATAATCCAATTAATACTGTTAAATAAATATCCATATTTGACCTCTCTTTCTTATCATCCGAAGGAATCTTCGGCTTACTGTTACTTTTTAATATTCAATATTACTTAAAAACTCTTCCAAAGTAACAACATCTTCATTATATTCAGAACCATCTTCTCTTTTAAACCATTTACCACCATCAATATGAACACCTATCATTACATTAATATTATCTAAGTTTGCTTCTATAATATCTTTGTAAATTGTTGTAATAAGCTCAACACCTTTCTTATCAAATGTAATATCATCGCAACGCACATTTAAAAGATTATCATCTAAAAATTCAGTATAGACATCACAGTTATCATAATCAAAAACTTTATCATATAATGTTTCTTCCAATTCTTCACTATATTCATCTAATTCGTCTTCATCGCTAATATTTACTATTTCAATTGCAATTAATAATTCCGCTTCTGTATTATCCTTTAGCTCAATTCCCTTAAATTTCATATTCAATTATTCTCCTTTATTAATTCAAAATTTTACTCAATTTCTTCACAACTTCTTCGCAAAATCTATACAAACAAGTCTTCTTAAATGCTATTCTCAAATCATCAACAACTTGTCTATATTGCTGACATAATTCGTTGTCTATCATGTTATTCTCCGAATATTCATTATGTTATGCCCACTTACACCATATAAAGGGTTCGAACCTAGTACAGCCCCACTGACACATAAATCACCAACTAGTATCCACATTTATGTCGTTGTTAATCTGAATTGAACAGCCCTACAATAATGAATCATCACTAATCAATATCAGCAATGCTTTCTACAAAACAGTTATAATAGATATATCTCTTGCCATTGAAATCAAATTTGACATATCCTCCATCATTTGTATCAATATCAATCTTGCCCTCATATGTTGCAAGTTCTTTACCATCTGCCGTATATACAGTAATTGTTCTCTGCATACCACCATTTATATCACTTTTCATATCTGTTACCATTCTGTCCCATGACGCACATCCAGTCATTCCAAAACATAATGTCAATCCTAATACAACTGCTAAAATTTTCTTCTTCATATGGTTTATTCCTTCTCCTTCAATACAAGAATTGCTTTATAGTATCTACTATTACATGAACTGGATTCTACTTTGTATCCATCATCTAAATAATCATTCATTGCATTTTCAAAATCATTGCTGTTTTCCATTTCTAAAATTACACAATTCTTCATATAATTTATTCTCCTAATTCTTTCAGTGCATTAACAAGTTCAGAAAGTCTTGGGTTCTCAGGATGCTCTTTTGCCATCTTTTCATATAAAGCAATATTATTCATCTTTTCAATCTCAGACTTTAACTCTTTCTCAATAGAAGCTTTCTGCTTTGCAATTTCCTTCTGACGATTTTCCTCATCAATTCTTGCATTATACGCATTCATATTAACAACTCCAACGACCTGTGCCGTTACGCACTTGCCATATGCTTCTACTGATCTTACTTCTTTTAAAATTCCAAGGACTCTATTATCTTTTCCTCTTGCATTTACAATCACATATAACGGATGTTTTGTATCGTACTTAACAATTTCATTCATATCTTCATCGTATAAAGCAAATCCATAATTCTTCTTATTGTAATCATCTACCAAATTTACAATCGCCACTTTATTAAATCCTGTCATTTTATTCTCCTCACTTTTAACTTTTTCTACTGATAAAACGTTATATCCTTGTTTTCTATTCTTTAATTGAACCATAACATATTTCTGTGTACCTACATTATATGTATCTATAACAAATCCAGTTTGTCCCCTACTATTACAAGAACTTTTTATTATCACTTTATCATTTATCTGAATATTCCTCATAGGCTGCACCTCCTATTATTTTTATTTTCCTAACTGTTCTAAGAACTCATTGCCACAATCACAAAATTCTCTAATCATAGACTTCATTAATCCCCATGACATACCAGAATGTCCCTGATTTTTCATAATTTCAATTCCATCTTGGATAGATTTTTCTTTAACAGTTTTGATAATATCTAAGCACTGACCAAGTTCCATTCCTCTGTATAGATCATTAAGTCGAATAGGAACACATTTATCCCACATATTCCATTTATCTTTAGATAAAACCTTATGACCTTCTTCTATCCAATATTTTGATAATTCAGGGATTTTTCTTTTATGTTCTTCCTCTTCACGAATTAATCTTTGACGACTTTCTTCTTGTTCTTTATTAAATTCGTCAAAAGTTTTACCTATACAAAGCATATAAGCATCATCTAAAGACATATCAGATGTTAGTTTATTTTCATTGAATTCACCGCAATATTTATTTCCATCCTTTGCTCTTTCGTGTAATTCTTTTACAGCTCGTTCAATAGTCCAACCGCAACAAAAATTAATCTCTCTATATTCCATATTGTTTACCTCCTGTTAATTTATTCTCCTATTCCATATTTTCTCAACCATTCTTTTTTGCTTAATGTGGTTACACCACGTTTCTTTTGTTGCTTCCATACTTTAATAGCATATTCTTTTGTCATTCCTGGCACTGGATAATGTATTACTGATTTTGAAATTGTATATGGTTTTCCTATAGAAATCATCTTCAACAAATCTAATAAATTAGTCATAAATATATTCTCCTAATCCTCAATATACTTTATTTCTTCTAGTATCGAACTTCCTATTTTCTTTGGAATGTTCATCCAATATTTCATTATTTATTCTTTTACATTTATTTAACCCCTTGGTATATCCAATCAAATATGTCATATAAGAAAAGCAGATTGATAAAATTAACCATAACACCATAAGTATAATTATATATTTAACCATTTCTTACCTCACAATCTCACAAGGAAATCTATGTTTCTTGGTAAAAATATTACTATATATAGTGTCTATGTTTTCTATAAACACTATATATAGTATGTTATTTACATTTGATACACAAAACTTGGCATTGGCTGTAATTTAAACAGATTTTTCTCATGCATTGAATCAATTTTAGCTTTTACTTTCTTACTTGGCTCAATTCCATCTCTGATATATGCATCTAATTCAGCATAAGTAAATCCAAGGTTATCTTCATCTGTCTTGCCACAAAGACCATCAGTAGGTGTCTTATCAACTAATTCTGATGGAAGCCCTAATTCACGACCAATAGCTTTAACCTCTGTTACTGTAAGCTGAGATAACGGACTAAAATCACCAGCAGCGTCACCATATCTTGTGGCGTAACCCACCCAATCTTCTGAAAGATTACACGTATTTGCAACTCGACCATTCATAGACTGACTGACTGCATATAAAGTTGTCATTCTGATACGTGCAGGAAGATTTGTGGCAGTCTGTTCAGAAATATCATATCCATTAAAAGGAAGATTATTTAATACACCACATACTGCATCTTTGATATTCACCTCAAAATTTCTGATATCTAAAAATTCAACAAGTTTTCTAGCCATATCAATATCCGACTGTTCTCCATTCGGCATAAGTACACCAATTACTCTATCTTTTCCAAGAGCTTCTACACACAGAGCAGCTACAACACTTGAGTCCTTGCCGCCTGAGATACCCACAACCGCCATACAGTCTTTACCGTTCTTCTCGAAGAAATCCTTAATCCACTGAACGCAATCATTAGTTACTTTTTTTACATCAAAATTACTCATGTTTAATCTCCTCTCTAACTCTCATAAGAATTTTTCCTAAATTGTTTTCTCCAACACCATTCACAGTTCCCCAAATTTTATCACCCCAAGTATTACCTTCTTCGAGATGCTGATTATCAGTCTCAAGTAACTTTGCTTTGAGCTTTAAATTTTGAGTAAATTTCGCTTTTACAATTTCGTACATAACGTTGTACTTCACATCTTCCCAATCAGATCGAAGCTGAACTCTTCTACCAAGTTTCTTTGCAGATGATGGATCTAAATTCGTGAAACATTCTCTATCTGAAAAAGTTTTTGCTGATTGAAAAGCGGCTTCATTATTCAAATATGTAAGTCCTTCATATGTAACAGGAGAAGAATAAAAGTTGCTTAAAAAATAATATTTACCTCTAAATTCATTTATCATCCTTTGTCAAGCCTCCATAATTCAACATTGCAATCATAAAAAATATTCTCTATCATTTGATGTACTTCCTCCCAATTTGCACCGCCACGAACACATCCAATTTTATATGGCATTGCAATACTCATATTTTCTAAAACTGCATATGATTTCAAATTTTCAAAACATTTTCTTAAAGCATCAATATCTGTATACTGTTTTCCGTCATAGCCATATGATTTTTGTGCAAATAAATTTGCATATATTCTTGCGTCAATATTAGACTGAAAATATCTAACAGAACCCAATAATTGTTCAGGTGTATTAATCGAACAAAAACTATGATAATCTTTATATACTTGCACATCATAATCACGGATTGCTTTTGCAACACCAGAATTAAAAGCACCTTTGCAATTAACCTGGTGTGCAATAATATCAGTGTTCGAAGTGAGCAAGTCTCCATCAATAATTTTAATCATTACTTACCTCCGTACATTCTGTTTCTGATATCCGCAAATGTATCTTCTCTTACTAATTCTCCATCTTTAAATACGGTAGTAAGTAAACTGTTATCACTTATTTCAAGTAACTGATCTTGACATTTTAATTCACCGTTATCATCGAATACTCTACAACATCCTTTATGAGATTTCTTTAAGTGACTTGTATCTGTCTTAGGATCTTTAAAAATCATTAGCTTCTTACCATCAATTACTCCATATGTAGCTTTCATTGCAATGCCAAAAGTATCTCTTGTAACAACAATCATCTTGCCGTTTTCAACGATTGCAGTGAAGCAAAAAGCTCCTACACCATAAGCAATATTATTAGCTGCGAAACCACGTTTTTCTAATTCTTTCCAAATAGTTTCTACATTAGAAAGTGTGCAACCATCACCATAAATAATACCGATATGCGGATCTAATACCTTATAACCTTTACCATTTACAGAACCACCAAAAATCTCCCATAACCTTTCAACTGTCTTAACTGAAATCTCTACAATATCACCACTATCAGGACGAATTAAGAGCTTTCCATTATGATTCATAATCTCTTCTTTACACTGTGGAAGAATATTATTTACCATATTCCAATAATCATAAGTATCTGAAACCATACTAAATGATGTATTTGGATATAACTCTGTTAAAAGTCTCTTAACAAACGTAATCTCATCTCCATCAATTGAGAAATTAGCACCCATTACAGAATGCTCAGTTGAGACAGCACCGATTCCAATACCATTATTCTTACAATCGGCATTATAATATCTATCAATATAATTAATTGCTGGAATTGTAGATGTCTTATTAAATGAAAGCAACCATGATGCTGAACATCTTGTAGCTTCATCCATACAAGACATTCCTCTCATACCAAAATCTGCACAAGCCATATTTCCAGGCAACCCGTCTGTTGTCTTGTTATACCAATAATCTGCAATCTCACGATACATATGACCGATAGTTGCATGACAACAAGGTTTCCATAATTCTACCTGAAGAATACATTCGATCCACTGAACAAGCCAAGCAAATTTATCATCCGTATTTGTAATCTCAATACAAGGAACACCCATAGGAACAAGTGTGCCTTCTGGCAATGCTCTAATCTCAAGTGGTAAATATCCTAATCTGTGAAGCTCTACAATTTTATCTAAATCATAGTTGTCTCTACCAATCTGTACGTCCATCGAATCTGTATAAAGAGTTAGCATCTCATCTTCCGATAAATCGAAGAAATTTTTCTGAAAATATCCCATTAAATATTCTTTGATAAATGCCTGTAATCCAAAGAAAACCATTTCATTTTGATTCTCTAACATTGATTTTCGAGGCACCCAATACGATACTAACTTAGTTAATCCCTTCGGATACATACGATCATGACACTGTTTATAAGTATCTGATAATAATAAAGCCATTGTGTTATCCATAATTTTAAACCTCCATAACTGTAATTTTTTCATGATTACCATTAAACAAACTGTTTGTAGTAAATAATCTGTTCACTGTATTATTCTCCAAAGACTTGATCAATGTTCCTTTTTCTTTATCAAGAATTGAATTCTCTGTATGAGTGGCATACGCATAAATCTCAGTTACACCATGTTTCTTCAATTCTTCTGCACTATAATAAAGTGAACCGCCATATGCGATAATATCATCAATCATTAACACAGCTTTATCCTTCAAATCAATACCATTTGTTCTAATGTCTAATCCAAGGATTTTACCAGTCTTCCAATCTCTCTTCTTTTCACCATAACAATACGGCAACTCAGGGAATAAATCTGAATATCTCTTAGCTGCACCTGCATCTGGGAAATAAAGTACAAGATTTCTCATACCAATCTTTGAAATAGCTTTATCAACATACTCTTTTGGATTTTCTTTTACACAATTATTGAGTAATGCAGTAGAAACATCACTATGAGCATCTAAAACATAAACTGATGAAAATCCTAACCAATTGATAAAATCGCAAAAATACTTCAGTGTGAATACTTCATCATCATTTTTTACTCTATCCATTCGTGCATTAGGAATATATGGAAGAGACAAATAATAATCCACATTAGTAAAAAATCTTTCAAGATGTTTCCTTACTAACATCAGATAAAACATCTCATCGTTACTCTCATAAATCCATTCAATCCAAATGCAAGGAGACCCATCATAAGAGTCTTCCTCAATGTTGTTTATATCAATATTTACTCTTGGTGTTCCATCTGGGAACTTGTTGATTGTTACAATTTCATTATTAATTTTAATCATGTTTTACTCTCCAATCACTTCGATCTGACACATCTTCATAGTTGCTAATGCAGCCTTGTGGGTATCAGGTGTGACACCTGCGCAACAGCTTGCATCTACTGTAATATCAATCTCAGGATAATTTGCCCTGATAATAAGTGCATTTGAAACCACACAGATGTCGGTGCATAATCCGCAAACCTCAACACTTTCAAATCCTAAATCCTTCCAGTTTAACCAACCGAATGTAGGCTTATCAATCAGAATATCGTTCTCAATATCAAAATCTAACTTATCGGAAATCTGCCAACCAATAGTATTCTTTACACAGTGAGTAACAGGAAGATGCTTACCTTCATATGTTTCTAAATAATTCTCAGGATGTGTGTCTCTTGTAAAAATTACCTGCTTACCAGCATCCTTATACTCCTTAATTTTCTTTGCTACATTTGATACAATCGCCTGTGCTTCCTTTGTACCAAGTGTTCCATCAATAAAATCATTCTGCATGTCTACAACAATTAATGTTTCTCTCATTTTGTTACCTCTTTTCTTTATTTTTATATGTATTTATTCTCTGAAAACTCAGAAGAAAAAAATATTTCATTTTACTTTTTTGGATAATTTGGCTGATCAGCCGTGAATAGAATTGCTTCTATATTAGATTATTCTCTACTCGAAACTTCTTTAATTCATCTTGAATCATCTTTTGTATATCTTCTTTATCAAAAGATATATTTGCTACTGGAATAACATTTGCATTTGGATTAACTTCACCAACAATAGCTTCATCAAATACTTTTATAAACATTTCTGCAATTTCTTTTTCATAATTGCCACACAATCCACTACAATCTATATCTGCAATTACTCTTGAAAAAAATCTTTGAACTTATCATCTATAAAATCTCGCTCGTATTCTCTTGGTATATCAATTGTTAATTTCACCATTTCACCTCACTTATTCTCTGTATGGTTCAGGTAACGGCATCCAAGCTCTCATGCCTCCATTGATTCTTCCCCAATACCATGTCCCATCATAGTATTGCCTTTGCACTTTTGTTACCATTCCTCGATTTGTGGTAACAAGTACATTTATCACTTTCTTACCTTCATATCTTTTATCATCTTCTGGCATTTGCCCTTCGATACATTTAATCCATTCCAATTATTCTTTCACCTCACATCCATTTATCAATTTCACTAAACACATTACCTAATGAATTAACAATCATCAAATCAGTTTCACCGTATAACAACACTTGAATTTTCTCTTTATTGATAACAACCAAATGTCTACCACTAAAATATGAAATATAATGAGCTGCTGGATAAACTTTTAATGAAGTGCCACCAATAATCAACATTTCAGCATCTCGAATAGCTCTGATTGCTCCATTTACAGCTTCATTAGGAAGATTCTCTCCGTATAAAGTCACATCAGGTCTAATCAGCCCACCACATTCACACTTTGGAACAGCATCTTTAGTGTTAAATAAGAAATCAGAATGATATTTCATCTTACACTTACTACAATAATTTCTCTGAGTAGTTCCATGAATCTCAAAGACATTCTTACTACCAGCTTTCTGATGAAGTCCATCAATGTTCTGTGTTACAATAGCTTTCAACTTGCCTACTTCTTCCATCTTAGCAAGTACCTTATGAGTAATATTTGGCTCAATATTTCTTGTATCCATCTTCTGCCGATAGAACTCATAGAATACTTTCGGATTGTTGTATAAGCATTCTCGACTCAAAAGATACTCTGGCTCGTATCTATCAAACTGAACGTCATGCTGATTATATAATCCATCCTTTGAACGGAAGTCAGGAATACCACTTTCAGTTGACACACCTGCTCCACCAAAAAATACAATATTGTTCGATTCTTCTATATATTCTCTTAATTTATCGTACATATTACCTCACTCTATCATTTCAACTTTAATCCTAAATTTTGTTGTTTCTATATGTTCGTTTTCTTGATAAGGACAATTATAATCAAAGTGCTGATGTTTAACAGTCGCAATCAAATGAGTATCATTACTAGAAACAAATTCCGTATCTGTTTCATAAGTATCTTCAGAACCATCACCAAGTTTAGAATCTGCACAATATATCTGATTTGCGTCTAATGCATCTTGAATAATTCTGTAAATGTCTCCTGTATTATACATAGTCACTCCTTTAATACTCTATCAAACCATCTGTAATACCAGTCATCCAATAAATAAGATCTTCTCTATCATTTTTTAATCTTCCATCTATTACACGAGTTAAGATTTCATTGAGCCAGTACCCAACCTCTTTTCCACTTTTAATGAGCATTGTATCCATTACATCTTTTCCATTAACTGCTAAATCCTTTAAAGAAAAACATTCATCATCCTGTAAGACTTCTTCTAAAATATATTCGATGTTATCAATCTTCTGTAATCTTATTTCCTGATTAATGTCTGCTTGTGCTTTAATATCGGCTCTACGAACATTTAATAATCTTCTAAACTGTTCTTCTCCGATTTTATTAAGCCATCTCTTGACATATTTCTTTCCCACCTCAAAAGTAGCATCATGATAATAGACTAATTCAACAACTTTTTCTCTCGTATCATTGTCAAATCTTAATCGCTTCATTATTTTATCAGTCATATCAGCACTGACTCTTCCATGACCTTTGAAATGTCTAATACCATCCTCGCCATCTTGATAACAATGTAGCTTTCCAATATCATGAAAAAATACAGCCAATGATGTAATCAAATCTCTTGGATTCAAGTCTTCTTCACAATCACATTCATAAGCTTGTACTGCATGTACTGTATGATTCCATACATCATAGATGTGATATGGATTATTCTGTGGAAAATCAAACATATCTTTTATTTCAGGAATAAACAATGATAATACATCGCCATATAAAACCATCTGTACACAAAAATCACTCGATATAGCAATTTTACAGAACTCACTATTTATCCTCTCAACGGATATATTCTCTAAATTTTGATACATCTTGTGTAAAACATAATCTGTATTTGGTTCAAGAACAAAGCTTAACTGAGAAGCGAATCTAATGGCACGTAAAATTCTTAAAGCATCTTCAGCAAATCTATCTTCTGGTTTACCAACACACTGAATTTTGTGATATTTTATATCTTCCATTCCATTAAACGGATCTACAAGACCAACTTCATCATTGTATGCCATCGCATTAATTGTAAAATCTCTACGCTTTAAATCCTCTTCAAGACTTCGTGTAAATGCAACACTGTCAGGTCTACGACTATCTGAGTAATTACCGTCAATTCTGTAAGTGGTACATTCATATCCTTCACCGTTAATTACAATAGTGATAGTTCCATGCTGCAATCCAGTTTCAATAATTCTCTTATCCTTGAATACTTCCATCATTTCATCTGGTGTGGCAGAAGTCGTAATGTCATAATCGTGAATTGGTCTGCCAAGAATACTATCTCTCACTGCACCGCCACATAAAAATGCCTCATATCCATTACTCTGTAAAGTATGAATAATTTCATTTGCACCAGATGGAATTTTAATTTTCAATTTCTTCATTCAAATTCACCTCAATTTTTGGTTCATCAATAAACTTTGCCAATAGTCCTTCATGGTAGAATACCTTGTCACTTTCAGTAATTTCTTCTCCCAAGAAATATCTAAGTACGAATGGCATCATATAGTTGTCTAAACATTTGAACTCAATACTATATTCTCCATTTTCTTTGTAGATTTTTTTACAGTATCCGTCAGTACCATTGATTTTGTGGAGCGAAAATAATTCAACTCTGAATGGAATATTAGATTTTGTACTTAATCTTTCTTCAACACAATTTCTCACAAGACTTAACATGTGCAAATTACTTGCCGTTGTCATATCATAAACAATCTCATCATTTGAAAAGAATACAATTCTCTCTTCACCAATGATGTCATATAATAACGATAATGTCTGATCCATAAGGTACTTTTCATAGGTGATATGTCTTTTAGGATTACAATTACCAAGAATAACCTGGCGAACATATTTACTATTTGCAATATGTTCGTTATCCGTGAATTGAGAAATAAAATCTTCCCATGTATCAGTCCCACGAAATATATTCTTATCATATTCGTGTAAAGATGAAAAATTAGCCTTTCTCATATCAATACTTATAAAAACTCTTCCAGTATTAGTTGGCTTAAATATGTCTTTATTAGATAAATTTTTATGAATCACAGTGAATTTATTCATATCTTCCGCATTAAATCTCTGATATGCTTCTGACTCCTTGATACTTGTAATAGCTGCATCCTTTACATGATTATATTCTTCAAAATAATCCTGCTCACAATTATACCCCTGTAATTCACTTGCAAATATAATCCACTTGTCAACAGTTCCATAGAATTCATCAAAAAGCTTAATTCTATCTAAAAAATATGGCTCTTGGAATAATCTAATTGGTATATTGCAATCCTTACAGAATCTTTCTTTTGCTCTATTTGATATTTCCATCAGATATCTCCTTTCACAATTCTCTCATTTACATACATCTTAAATTCATTGATTTTCTTATAATTAGGTTTGTCAGGCAAAGATGTATTTTCTTTTGCATATTCAAAACGTTTTTCATATTCATTCAATAAATCATAGAACTCAGAAATAGGTTGCCTATTTTTATCTAAATATTCTCCATTTCTAATACTCATGAGTAAATCGTGTTCATCTGATCTATAAGTGATAATCTCTTCCTTTTCAAGAATATCAATACACATCATATATAAACGAATCAGATGTGCCATATGTTTACCAAGTTTATCATGAGCAACTGCTTTTTCATTTCGTTTGCCAAATTTACTGTAACTACTTACAATGGATTTCATTTCGTTCCACATTCCAGCCCAATCTCTTAATGGGTAATGTTTCAAATTTACATCCATAAAAATTTCACTGTCATATCCTTCCTGAACAGCTTTATCAATATACAGTTTCAAATCACTTTCATTGTATGGATAATATCTATTTTTAAATTCATATTGAGCATTGTTAATACTTCTCAAAATATATGCTTCATTTTCTGCCTGACCAACTAACCTTGCAGCTTTGTTCTCCATGCGTCTTAACTGTGAAGACGAATAACCACCAAAAGTATGAATACAAACTTTTGATAAAAACATTTTTCTATTGTCTAAAAGTTCTCTTCCAATATCAGACAAATGCAAATAATGTTCTGGTAGACAACCGAGTTGTTCAATTGTATTAGGATTATTCGATGTAAGAAGCTGAATCATTTTGTTAAATGAATATACTGTGGTGTCTGTATCGGTATTTACGACCTGTTCAAAATCTGTTCCAAGTAAAATATCTGATTTGCTGTTGAGTGCAATACCTCTCACATCTAAATCAGATCCTTCTTTATCCATTCCATATGCATGACTTCCACCAAGAGTTAAGATAATGATATTGTCACCCAAATTCTTATCTGTTCTCAGGAAGTCATACTCTTTTGATTTTAATTTGTCCTTAATCTGTTTAATTGTCATTGTCTTAACCTCCAAAATTTTATATATCTGTTTTTACTCGTTGCTTAAAGTTTGGGACATCCTTATTATCCTTGTTACGAGAACGAATTAAATATACATATAAATTTGACATTGTATTATCCTCCTAATCTTTTAGTCTATATGGGCTACAAAGCTTCACAATGTCGTAAAATGAAGTATACTCATCTCTATTATTTGCATAATCAACTAAACAATCATGACAATTTCTGTGAAACTTTTTACATCTCCAAGCAGTACTTCCTATTGCGTCACCAGGAGCACATAAATCCATTTCTTCCCATTCTTTAACTTTTTCTTTGGGTGTGATTTTTCCTCTTGAATGAATGTCATCTATTTGTTCCTGAGTTAATGATTTAAATTTTGGCTTTATGTATATTGGGATTTCTTCAACACATTTAGCAGTTTGTTTTATATCATTTTTTATAATCTCTTTTTTCTTTGAGGATGTATATAGATCTATTTCTACAACTAAATATCCCAATACAATAATCAAGCAAAGTATCAAAATAAAAATCTTTATATATTCTATAAATTTCACCTCCAAAAATTCCGCAAGAAATGTGCGTTTCTTAACAAATTATTTATCTAGAATTTTATACCTATTTGGAAATAAGGAATCATCCAATACAGCAGATATTTCAATTTTGGTTCTTTTGTATCTATCTTTATCTGGCGCTAATACCCTATTCCCATCAGAATCATTTGCAATTTCAAATACATACTGAACAGTTCTGTCGCCTCTGCACATTGTGCTCAATGATACTATTGCACCGACTCCATTTTCTTTTTCATATTCCTCTAATTTTTCAATTATTTCATGTGTACTTGCCACTTTTAATTCAAACATTTTGTACCTCCGCATTCTTTTTTACCTGCTAAACAAATATTCATCACACTTATATCCGTTCTGATTTAACCAGTCTGCAACTAAATGTCTGTGACAAAAATCCGTTGGTTTTTCGTAACAAATTAAACAAATGTCGCATTCACCAACATTAAAACCATAACATATCCTTGATAAATCCAGAATAACATCTGTTGCATTTAATTTACTTAACACTTGCTCGTTAAAACATTTAATGTAATATTCGTTGTCATGATTTTTCTTCCATTCCATAAAGAAATCATATCTTGGCGCAAGTTTCTTATACTGCAATCCTGTATACCAATCAGGTGCTTTACCACAAATGCTAATTGGAACAATATTATCTGGCAAGGATTTTAACTTTGCAAAATAACTCGTATAAATCACTCTTTATTATCCTCCCAACCTTCACCAACATAGGCTAATCTGTCTCTAACTGGCATAGTATATACCTCTCTTTCTATAAAAAAGGACTGACCAACTGTTCGTCAGCCAGCCCATAAAAACATTACTCTAACTCTGCAAGTGCCTTATCCAGTTCCTCATCAGACATATTTTCAAGTGCTGCATCTTGTCTCTTAGCCTTGATTTCAAGCAATCTCTGTCTCATCTCAGCATTTTTCTTAGCGTCTTCTCTCTTCTTTTTCTCATCCAGCTTCACACTAACAATATACTTGACAATTTCAATCTTATTAGAAATTTCCTCATCTTCCTTTGACTTGGTATTCAGAAGACTTTCTTCCTCAGACTTCTTTGCTTCTGCATTGAGTGTTTTAAACACTGAGTCCAGATTTGTGAGAGACAAATCCCACAAGTCAATTACGTTAATCATTCCTCTAAATGGGAACTGATAGTTTGCTCTTGTTGCATTGATAAATAATTCGTTGTTTGTCATAATAATAATCTCCTTTTCTAATTAAAACTTAATCTTCATTACACGCTCTGTTGCACCCTTAACCTTAACAACTAAATCTGCTCTCTTTGTCATAGAGAATCCAATTCCTGAAAGCTGATCATCAGTATCTTCTACATGACACTTAGCACCTAAAGCCTCAAATACTCTCTTGTGCTTTTCAAGGTCACTCTTTAAGAACTCATTGTAGTAACCGTTTGGCTCTTCGTTATTCACACAATCCTTCAGGAAGAAGAACAAATGTCTATGACCAATTCCATCCTGCTCATCAAAGTAGTTTGGACTATAACTAATTACTGATACAGGTACAAACTGATTTGTATTTACGCCCCAAATCTCACGACTTGAAATAGATGAATTACCTGCTAGTTTTTCCTTAATTGAGAAGTTGCCATTCGAATCAAGTGTTACTTCTGCAACCTGAACCTTTTCACCTGTTCTCATTGAGTTACTATAGTCAAACTTATAAATTTCGCCATTAAACTCAATCTCGGCTCTGAATCCATGTCTTACACTTCCTGAATACTGATGTACAAAGAACTTATAAACACCTGGCTTCATTCTTGATAAATCTTCCCAAGTAATATTCTCCACTGCAATCTCTCCACATGGATCAATGACATCAACATCTAACTGACCACCCATAGAAGTAATTCTTGGTGCTTTATAACTGCCATAGTAGATTTCTGTACCATTTGGCTCAATACAATGTGCATCAAGGTCGTAATTATCATGACCATCTTCGTTCCACTGAATAGAAAATCTGAGAATCCCATCGACATTACCGCCAGCAGCTTTTACATTCTGCTTCATATCAGAGTCAGTAATGTTTCCTGAATAAGCCCAAGATAATCCATTATTCCATTTGAACATTGTCTTAGCGTCTGGATTAACAGGTGCAATCATAGAAACAAAGTTCTTCTCATGTTTATTCTCTACAAAAGCTTCAATCTCCTTTGCAGTTGGAAGTACCTTATCAATGAAATCCTGTGCCGAAATCTCCTCAACCTTAGAAAACTTCTTAGGACTTACAGCAACATCTTTTTCCATCTGACCAAAAATATCATCTGCGCCAACCATTCTTCTTGCAGCACTCTTATTTGAGAACAGTACATTATTTACAGTAATATCATTCAGATTAGCAAATCTTCTCTGTAATGAATCCATATATCCAAGTTCTGTAACGGTTTTCTTTGCATCCTCAAGCATCTTCTTTGTAAAAATAGCCTTTGGACGCTTATAATTGCTTGGAGCGACAATCTGTTCATACTTCTTAACTGCTGCATCGAGATCCATATCCTCACTTACATTAATAAGAAGTGTTCCAATAGAATGATTTCTAATTCTACCGATAGCCATACCTGCTGTTACCGACTTCTCCCAAGCATATAAATCCTTTTCAGTATCAGAAGTCAGCTTATCATATTCCTTCTTATACTTCTTGAACTCTGTGAGTACGCCTTTCCACTCTTCGCCCTTGTAAAGTGTATTTGAATTGATAAGTTCAAGAATTGTATCAAGTGCTTCCATAGTAATCTCATCAAGAGAACGCTTAAATACATTTCTTGTATCTCTGAACTGTCCTTTAACTTCCTCGTTAGAACGACTACTTCTATTTACGAATTTGCTTGGAAGCTCTAAGAAGAAATGATCCCACTGATGAGATTTTCCATTGATTTCCTCAAAGTTAAAATCTGTACCAATCTTAGGGAACTTAGTTGTATAAATATCTGTAACTGTATGAGTCTTTACAAAAGCGTCAAGTGCATCGCATACTGGCTGATATGTTGTATCACCAAGATTCAGTTCCCAAATTGTATGAATCTGATTATCCTTGATAGTGACAGCAGAACCAATATTCTTAATAAACTGTCTACAACAACTACAATCATGTTCTCTACGCTCTCTGAAAATCTCATTTGTACCAGCAGGGAAGCTATCAAGATATGTATTCCATAATTCATCCTTATCTACATTTACTTCAAATAAATGTGTTGCCTCTTTCTGCATTTCATCGAAATGCTTCTGTAAAGCCTTTTTAAACATCATAAATCCATCCATGTTTTGTACCTCTTCTTTCTTATATTTATTTTTGTTAATTGTTTCTACTGTTATATTCTCCGTTTTATAAATTAAAAGGTTTATTTTATTGCCCTTTGATAGAGTTAGTAGGTTATGACACCTACTAGCCCTTGAATTATTTATTCTTCTTACGTTTTCCTGCAATAAAACCTGCTCCAAAGCATACACCGAGACAGATTACGAAAACTCCAATGTTTAATACAATCATTACTTATTACCTCTCTGTCTCTTCATATCATCAAGGATCTGACGAGCATTGCGCTCTCTTTCAGAATTAGCAAGTCTTCTCTCATTTGCCTGTGCGCTAGAATCATATGCAATTCTACTTCCTTCTGCACGTTCTCTTGTCTTTCTTGCTCCTTCACGAACTCTTTCAAGCATTCTATCGCTCTCATTATTCGTATTAAGACTATCCATACTCTGATGAAGTTCGATAATCTGACTATCGGCTTCCATCTGAAAAAGAACCTGTTCCTTTTCCTCTTTAAGTTTCTGCAATTCTTCGGCTGCCTGATCACGAATGTCTTTCTGGTGAGCCTGTGCTTCTTTCATCTCTTCGATTGTATCTTTTAGTACATTAATCTTATTCTCCAAAGTAGACTTCTTCATTGCATACTGCATTGCTTCATTTTCTTTATTTTCATCAAGACAAGCATTAATCTGCTGTGTAACACGCATAATATCTTTATTTGCCTGATATAAATCCTTTTCTGCTGTATCACGCTTTCCTGAAATTTCAGCATATGTAGCAGATGCCTTGTTATAAAAATCTTCCTTTTCTCTAATGGCTGCGTTGTAATAATCTCTAGCACCTTCTGGTGTCTGTGCATCCTGACGCATTACTTCATCCGTTCTTCCTTTAAACTTTACTCGAAGCTGTTTACCAAAAGGAGTAAAGAAAAGAATCAGTGCAATTAATACAATCGCCACAATTATAATAAACATAAAATTTGTCATACAATCCTCCTACTCTGCATCAATTCCATACTGATTACATAGTGCCTTTAATCCACCGTTATAGCCACTTCCTACAGCCTTAAACTTCCATTCACCATTATGTTTATAAATTTCAGCTACGACTAACGCAGTCTCGGTAGAGAAGTCTTCACTTAAATCAAAACGAATAAGCTCCTCGCCTGTCTCTTCGTCTACTACACGCACATATGCGTTTCCAACCATACCGAAGTTCTGAAGTCTACTCTCAGCATCATAAATTGTGACCGTCACAGCAAGAGTCTCATAGTCTGATGGGATTTTATCAAGTTTAATCTTAATAACCTCATCATCTCCATCTCCCTCACCTGTACGATTATCTCCCATATGCTTTACACTCTTTGAACTATGTTCAAGATTACCATAGAAAATGAAATCCTCATCCTTGCCAACCTTGCCATTCTCTTTTGTCATAAACACAGAGGCATCGAGATCAAAATCTGCTTCTCCATCATAATGATTAATATCCCATCCAAGTCCAACAAGAATGTTTTTTAATGATGGTCTACCCTTTGTTAAATCTACTCTCTGTCCTTTACTTAACGAAACTGACATAATTAAATCCTCCTACTTGTATCTTCTTATTAATTCGCTAACACTTGAATCATTTGTTCCCTGACCGATAGCGTTAAATTTCCACTCTCCGTCTTTCTTATAAACCTCTGCAAATACCATTGCTGTCTTACCAGCATAATCATCTGAAAGATTGTATTTACAAATTTCCTTACCAGTTGACTCATCAACAAGTCTAATGTACGCATTCTTGATAAGTCCAAAATCCTGCTTTCTTGAAGTGCAATCATAGATATTTACTACAAATACAATCTTCTCAACCTTATTTGTAATATTCGCAAGGTCAACTGTAATCTGCTCATCATCGCCGTCTCCATCTCCTGTGAGGTTGTCGCCATGATGATACACACATCTATCTTCTGCTGATCTGTCACCATAATAAACACATGTACGATACTTATCATCTTTTCCTAAAATAATTGCTGAAGCATCGCAATCAATGTTTGGCTTAGAATTAAAAAATCCTTTCTTAACAGCATCCCATCCAAGTCCTACCATAATCTTTGTAAGACCACCTGCTACTTCCTTAGATAAATTAATTTTCTGTCCTTTGACTAAATTTACTGACATATATATTCTCCTTCCACTTTATAAATCCAGACCAAAATTTCTACCAATAGCAGCTAAACCACCATTGTAACCTGAACCAACTGCATTAAACTTCCATTCACCGTTCTTACGATACAACTCACCTGCAATAACACCTGTCTCTAATGAGAAATCCTCATTAAGTTCATATTTGAAAAGTTCCTCATTTGTATCAGCGTTGTATGCTCTAATGTACGAATTATCAACCATTCCGAAATTCTGTAAACGATTTTCTGCATCATAAATTGTCGCTGAGAAGCTAATCTTTGTAATATTAGATGGAATCTTATTTAACTCAACAATCATTGTCTCGTCATCGCCATCACCTACACCTGTTCTATTATCACCAGAATAAATCAATGCTCCACTTGGATGCTGTGGCTGACCATAAAATACGAAATCTTGTTCGCCTGTTACCTTTCCTGAATCATCGGTAAAAAATGCTGACACATCCAAATCAAAATCTGCATTACCATCGTATCTATTTGTATCCCATCCAAGACCAAATACGACTTTGTTTAAACCTGCATTGCCTTTTGTAAGGTCAATCTTCTGACCTTTAACTAAACTAATTGACATATTATTTTTCCTCCTTATTCTTGGGAAGGCTGTCAACCTTCCCTTTTAATAATTTAAAAGAAATTGGGAATGTGAGTAACGTTAGAAAAATAAATGGAATAAAGCGTGTAATACATGCTACAACAACACTAATTGAAAAACATATAAGAGTAATAATCTCTACTGTTTTATAACTTTTATCTCTCATTACCATATTCTCATCTCCTCAATTACTTATTCTCTCTTTTTTTCTCAATAATCTTTCTAATAAGATCAATTGGAATAACCATAAACGCTAGAATTACAACTACTACCCAATGTTTGAAATCTAAAGCTGTGACCTTAATAAGATTTTCTGCAAAATTGCAAAGAGCAAACGTCATTACAAAAATTCCAATTGCAATGGCTGAAAATAACTTGTTCTTTCCAATGCCATTGAATAAATTAATATGCTCTGTACGAATGTTAAATCCATTAAATACCGCCATGAAGCATAATAAAGCAAATCTCGCTGTTATAGCTTCTGTCTCAGTCACAAACATATTAGCAATTGGGCTAAATGTAATAATTCCATAGAGTGCAATAAATGCTACTGTACTAATTGCAATACGTTTCTTTGCTCCTCTTATGAATAAGCCAGAACCTTTCTTGATAGGTTTCTCTGTCATATACTCATCTTTTGGAGGTTCACCACCAAATGATAATGAATTAAGAGAGTCCATAATGATATTTACAATCAGAATCTGAACCGATGCGAGTAATGCACCTGTTGCAATCATTGGATAAATAACACTAAGAATCAGAAGTGAAATATTGATAGGTAACTGGAATTCAAGAAACATCATAATATTGTGCATAAATGTTCTTCCAAGTTCTACTGCCTTTACAACGCTTGCAAAGTTATCATCTGTTAATACAATGTCTGAAGCTTCTTTTGCCACATCTGATCCACCTTGCATACCAAAACCCACATCAGCTCTCTTTAAAGCAGGACTATCATTTACACCATCACCTGTCATTGCAACTGACTTTCCAATCTCTTGTGCTAATGTGACAAGTCTGAGTTTTGTGTTTGGTGAGCATCTTGAAATAACTCTCAATCGAGGAATTATACTCTTTACTTCATCATCTGACATCGCTTCAAATTCATCATTTGTAAGTGCTAAATCTCCATCTTTGTAAATTCCACACTCTGTAGCAACTGCAACTGCTGTCTCAATACAATCGCCTGTAATTTCAATAACTTGAATACCAGCCTTATGTGCTATTTTTACTGCACTCGGTACTTCATCTCTTACAGGATCTACAACACCAATAATTCCAAGGAATGTCATGTCATTTGGTATTTCATTCTCTACTAAATCACCATCTGCCATTGTAACTGCAATGCATCTCATCGCATTACTTGTCATTGCTGTAATTGCATTACTTAATGTGTCATTGTCGTTATTCTCTATAATTTCACCATTTGAGTCCATTACTTTTGTGCAATGCTCAATCAGTTTCTCAGGTGCGCCCTTATAATATGTAATTCCATCATTTGTTGTAAAAGCTGAATACTTATTACTACTATTAAATACCTGCTTTAACCTAACTGGATATTTTTTCTGAATGTCAACATATGTTTCAGGATTTACAAGGCTAAGAACTGCTCTATCAATTGAATTACCACCTGTAATATTGTTTTCTGAATCAAATGTTGCACTATTATTTAAAGAAATGTTTGCCTTGATATTATTCCAAAGAACTGAATCCTTATTTACATCATTACCAAAGCCATCAATAATCTTCTTTGGAGTCATAATACCTGTCGTAAGAGTACCTGTCTTATCAGTACAGATAATATCAACATATGCTAACTCTGGAATTTTACCAGGATTCTTAGCAAGAATATTGAATTTCTCCATCGTCTTTACATTTTGTTTTGTTACAAGTTTTACAATAAGAGGCAATCCTTCGGGAACAGCAGCTACAATAATTGTTAATGCTACTGAGAAGTTCTGTGCGATTTTCTGAATAATATTCAGAACACCACCGCTAAAATATTCTCCAAATCCAACCTGTACAATTCCTGAAATTGTAAGTACCGCAAATGTAATAACGGCTGCGATTGTTCCCCACTTAGAAATGAAGTCGCTCAGATTATCAAGTGCAATATCAAGTGCTGTCTTTGGTGCTTCGAGTGTTTGCATTTTAACAAGTGTATCACCATTTACTGTATTTACACCTACATCAGTAACAATCATTTTTCCTTCGTCTGACATTACTGTTGTACCAGCAAATAAGCAATTCTGATTCGTATAAGCATCTGTTGAAGTAGTTTTCTTATGAACGTATCCTTCAATTGGTGTTTTCTTGACCTCTTTTGTCTCACCATTAATTGCAGCGTTGTTGACTGAAATTTTACCATCAACAAGATATCCATCTGCAAAAATTTCCTGTCCCATTCCGATACAACCGAGATCGCCAACTACCAATTCATCCTTGTTAATTGTTTGAACTTTGCCATCACGAATTACATCACAATACCTGACTGATGTTTTGGCTCTCAACTCTGCTGCTGATTTTTGAACACCAAGTCCAGTCTTAACAGCAATACATGTTACAATTGCTAATACAACAAGAATCATAATTGGATCTGATAAATCCATTACCCCCATGACTCCAAGGAATAACTGCAATACTGCAATTGCAATAAGAATCATTGTGATTTTCTCACTTAATGCCTTCTTTGCGAAGTCATACCACTTGTCCAACTTTGGTTCAGGAAGCTTATTACTTCCATGTAGTTCTCTACTTTTGAGAACTTCTTTACTACTCAATCCATTCATCTGTTTTACTCTCCTTTTCTATAATTTTTTATATATGAATGTTATTAGTTACATATCTATATTCTCTTTTTAATTTGGGAATTTTATTGAGCTGAATCGCTCAGAAATTTTTTACAATGAAACGAAGTTTTACTGTGGTTTCTGTTCTTCGTCTATAAAATATGTATTTCCATATTCATTGACTTTCTCGGTCAAATTCATTCTTGCATAATCAAGAACGTCTGATGCGAAATTTGCCATACACGGATAACATAGATAATGCTTAGTTTTTCCTACATTCATTTCTACTAATCCAACTTCTATTCTTCCGCAAATCTCACATGACTTATTTTTAATCCATTGACTCATATAACTCCGCTCCTCTCCTTTCTAATTTACCAAATACCATTTACCGTCTTATCAATGGCTTCTCTCATCACTCCACCTGTCATTTTGTTCATTGTATCTGCAACAAGACCTTTGAATTCTGCTCTTATTCGCCTATTATAATGAGTACATGGCGTTGAACAATAATTATTTCTTCTACATTTTTCACAGTTGCCATTCAATTTCCACTGTTCATTTTCCTGAATCTGTTCCATAATGTCCATAATGCCTTTCACCTCTCTTCCGAAGAAATCGAACATTCTTACCAAAACAGTTCTTCAAATTCGTAAAAATATTCTAGTGAATACCACTCTTCTTTACCTATATCATTTTTAACCTTTACACAATCTCCATCAAAACCAATTACCAAATATTGTTTCCCCTCTGTCAAATTAAACTGTTCACCTCTATTATTTGAAGTAACTGGTTTTCTAATGTGAACATTTGCTACATTATGCATAACACAATTCATATTTTTTTACCTTTCTTTCCAAAAAAAACAAACTTTACTCACGATTGCCTTCTCTTTCATAATTGTAAACACCAACTACTTTTGCTATTTCTATACAGCACTCATAATCATCCAAATCAGGTGATTGTAATAACTCAATAATTTTATTTACTTTTTCTTCAGGACTCATTTTTCCACCTCTTATAAAACCTTACTTTCTTGTAAGCCTAATTATCAGTTCTACAAGTCTCTCCTTACTCATAGCATGTAAATGCTCTCTCTTCTCATCATCTGAGCAGTTCTCAATAATTTTTAAATCACTCTCTGGCATTTTTAATATCCTCCTTATATTTTTCTAACTAGGCTGGTGGGACTTGAACCCACAAAACCTGCGGTCAAAGCGCAGTGCGTCTAACCAATTCCGCCACAGCCCATTAGAGATGGTGTGGAATTTCGCCACACCAAGTTATTCTCTATTTATTGGTCTGAATCAGCATTCTTTGTAACTACAGTATCGCTACCCTGTACTGTTACCCATCCATGTTTAAGCCTTGCTTCTGCCTCTTTCATACGAATGAGCTGATCAGTAATTGAGCTGTTAATCTTCGCATTTGCATCCGCTTCTGCCTGTGCTGCAATGACCTTTGCATCTGCATCACCCTGAGCTTTTGTAACCTCTGCCTCAGCATCGGCTTTTGCCTTATCAATATTTGTCTGATTCTGAATTGCCTGAGTCTCTGCATCCTGCTGAGCCTTAATCTTAGCATTTATAGCTTTCATTGTATCTTTATCAACATCAATATTAATTAAAGATACGTTGCTAATCGTAATGCCATATGGCTCAAATTTCTTTGCAAGATAATCTGAAACTGCATTGTTAATATTCGCTCTTTCAGAACCAAGAATGTCGGATACTTTGTAATTTGCAACAATCTCTTTAGTCCAAGAAACAATATTAGGTTTGATAAAACTATCTCTTACCTCTTTACCACTCTGACCTTTGAATCGGGTGAAAACGTCTGCAACACTATTTGGCTTGTACTGATATGTATAAGTAAGCTCCAATGTCATTGACTTACCCTCTGATGAACTTGCTGTAAAACTATCATCGTCTGGTGAATCTCCCTTTTTAGAAGCTGTAAGATATGACTGCTCAAGACCAACTGTATATAATGTTGTTTTTACCATTGGACTCTTCCAATGCCAACCCTGATTAAGTACCTCTTTCTTTACTCCACCGTTTGCATTGTACTGAACTGCTACATAGCCAGCAGGTACTTTTACTAAAGATTTCATACATATGATTACTCCAATTACAAGTACAATTACTACTACAAATCCTCCTAGTTTCTTCATTCTTTTGTCTCCTTTTCATCTTTATTTATTTCTTCTGTCACACTATTTTTTATTATCTTATAGACAAATGAGCCTATTTTCGTAAAAAATGGTGACAGTAAAAACCATAATATTAATAGTCCTATAATGACCAAAATCATCAAAACCGACATTTGATTATCCTCCTATCTCAACAACAAATATTTTAACCAATCAGGTATATCAGCATTTACAACCATACTAAATATCCCAATGTTTACTAATATAGCGAATACTACAATTACTATAAACATTCCTATAATGAACAATTTATCCTTCATATGTATTTATTCTCTCCTTGCCAACTCATATATCCAAGTATCAACAGTTTCTGTAAATTATTGCCATGAAAACCTGTTATATCGCAAAATGCACCAAGTATTTCTGTGTCTTCATGCGTTATTGCATGATAATTTACGCTGTTACATTCCTCTAAATGGTTCATGTTTCCGTTTTGAAAAAATGTATTATGTAATGTCTCATATTCAGTATTCGTCATATTTTAACTCTTCCTTTGTATCAATTACCAATCTTACTATTCCAAATATCAGGCATATTATTGCCAGAACTATATCAATAACCATTAATCTGTAATGACCATGATTGTAGTTACTCATAATATGCGGAATGAGAAATCCACACCCGAAAAATGCTATTTGCCTTACTATTAGTTTCATCATTTCTACGCACCGTACCTTTCTAAATCAGCTAAAATCTTTTCTGCTTTAATATTGTGTTCGGTACATTTCTGTGATAATAAATTCATTATTGAAATATAAAATTTTATCACCGCAAGATGGAACTTAAATCTAACTTCATTCATATTCATTCTCCAAACATTTCATTCCGTACAGCCATTCAGAAAATCCAATAATAGCTGCAACTAATGAAGCTTCCAAAATCCATTCCATATCTATAACCTCTGATTTTTAGCAATTCTTTTAATCTTCATATTCTCTGGAATATCCATTGGTCTGAAGTCAGATCTTATAATCCTTGATATAATTACTGGTTTAACACCGCATTTTGTATAACACATGACTATATCTCCTACAAATATGTTCTCCATAAACATATTCCATTTCTCGGATGTCGGCACTCTCCAGACATACTCTTTGTCCGTCTGCTGATTCGGATGTTTACCGTATATGTATGTAACAACTTTCTTATTCTGTCTTTCATATCTGTACTGCTTGACATCTTCTACGTCAAACTCTTTAAGTATTAAGTATCTTATATATCCATCTACCAACTCTTTTTTATGATTGATAATAATTGGCTTGTCCAACTCCCCATACTTAAGGAAATATCTCTTTACTCTGTTCATCTTTGCCTCATTTGGTACAGACTCGGCAAGATAATCTGGGATTATAATGTCTGCTAACTTCATATTTATTTGTTCTCCTTTACGTATTTATGCATTTGCCATCTTGTCAAAACTTCTTTTCATGAAGTCATAATTTACTTTCTGTGAAGGGCTAAATTTCTTTTGATTTTTGTATTTATTAATCCATTCCTCAAACTTGTCCTCATTCTCATTCTCACAAGCGTATGCCATTAATGCTATTAAAGCTGTCTGACACTGTTGATAGATTGGAGCATCGACTTCAATTCCATTATGATCAAGGCAATAATCAACAAGGTCAGAATAAGTATTTACGTCCTCATCTGTTGCTTCTGGATTTGCGTTTTCTTGTACAAACGAGAGTGTTGATTCGTTGGAATTTTCAACCTCTAAAGTTCTTGATTTTATTGTGTTTTTAAGGTCAAACATTTCCAACATAAGCGAAATATATGTATTTATCTTGTTTTGTATCAATTTTTTATCAGATGTACCAGGCTCTTTATCGAGCATGTCATAGCTCCATTTATCAACTATTTTGTCATGTAAATTGTTTACTAGCTCATCTAAAAACGTAGCAAATTTGCTATCTTCTAATCCCAACTTAGTGAATCTATGGAACACAGCAAACCAAACTGGGATATCTTTGAACACAAATAAGTTTTTGAATTTTTCTCCACAAACCTTTGCAATTCGATTTCCATATGTATTAATTATGTTAAATTCTTCATCAGAAGAACTATCTTCAATAAACTCATTCCTGTCTTTTGGATTCTTTTTCCAATCATCTATATGGAATACGGTCATTACAGAATTTGCAACTGTCTGCTCGTAAGTTCCATTTTTCCTCTTTGGACTTGAATATGTAACACAATTTTTAAAAAACTCATTGTTTGCAATGTTTTTAATTTTTCTTGCATATGTAGGAATCCATGTAAGAGCTTTCTGGTTTGAACCCATACTCTTATTACGGTTATATCTGCGAACCAACTTGCTTATTTCTTGCATGGTACAATTTTGATGAATTACTATACGAATCTGATAATCATCAAATTTCTTTTTCAATTCATCAGGCAATTGCTCGTAAGTTTTATTCTTTATGTCAAACTCACAATTGTCCCAAAGAATACTTCCGTTCTCATCTTTAATAAGATGTCCCTTTTCATCTCTTCGCTTCTTCTGATACTGAATAACGCTATTCTCAAAAGATTTAGTTGTTTTCCAGTTCATATGTCTGAATTTATTCAGAGCTGTTGTTCTCTGAATACCATCAACTATGTACTGTTGAGTTAAATTATCTCCAAGCTCTTCCTCACCAAGAATAATAGGAGGAATATAATCTTCATTAAGTACCGTATAGATTAGCTCGTTTATTGCTCCATTGTCCCAACAGAACATTCTCTGAACGTCCTGATTTTCTGAAATATCCTCACTATTTACACTCTTTAAATATGAAGATAATGCCATTGCTTGTTCTCTCACTTTTTTTGCCATTGATTAATTCCTCCTATATATATTGCCCATTAATATCTCTGGGTTAAGATTCTTGTGTTCTCATAAGACTGAATTGCCTTTATATTATTTGAGTACTCTTTTGCACTCATATGTAAATATTCTCTGATTTCCATTGGTTTATATCCTTCAGAAAGCAACGCAACAATTTTCCTTTGCATATGCGATAGCTGATTTAAGTATCTCTGTATTTTTGTACCACCCATCATACTTTGTGCTGCTATTTCAAAAGTATCAAAATCAGAAGGTATCATTTCACTGATTTCCATCCCATCTTCACCTATTAAAGCATTCATACTTTCAATATTTTTCTGAGGGATTTTTTTTAATCTGTTTCTATCTCGTATTTCAGTTTTAAACTTGCGTTTAATGTTGCTTGCTAAGAAACAATCAAAACTACATTTATTGTTCTCATCATACCTAAATACCGAATCGGTTAAAACTCCAAGTGCAATTGAATAGAAATCATCAATATCCATTCCATATAAACCACCGATTTTATTTAACATTGGATTACACATTTTTTTGAGCTTTGCCATTTCGTTATTACAATACTTTTCGAGTATTTCTTTTTGTTGAATTTCCATTTTTACCACTCTCCTTATGTTTGATATATAACTATTCTCCGTTTTCTACCTCGACTATTCGATATCTGTATTTACGACTAAATAATCCATTTATCGCTTTTTGTGTTCTTTCTTTGCTGACTTTAGTGGTATCCACTTCAACTATTACATTATGTATAATGACCATCTCATCCTTAAGATTTCGTCTATTTTTTCGATTGGTACGAATTCTCTTATAGAATATCCAACCTCTGTAGAGATCAACTGGCTTTTCCAACTCTACCTCATGTAAAATATCTATTAATTCTTCGTCAGCTCGCTTCAACTCAATTTCGAGTTCTTTATATCTTTTGGCTGCATCACTGAGAATTCGTTCACATTCGCCAAACTTATCAATCCAAGACTTGACCGATTCAGCAACTTCATATCCATCATTACCTTTAATTGAAGTTTTAGTTGCTTTAACAATTCTCTCAACTGGTGTTTCCATCTTAATATCAGGTATACATTCCAATTTAAAATGTAAACGTCTCATAGATTTTGGTAGATGTTCCAAAATATTCTCTGCCTTTTGCTTTGAAAATGTATCTCTAATTTTCTTTGAACAAGCAACTGGTTGTCCATTATTGAGCCTTATGTATACACCATTGTTGCTTACAATCGCGTATTCCAATTTTCATCACCCTTTCTTCTTATTTATAACAAGAGGCATCAAGGAGTTGAACCTTACACGATTGGCTTTCCTGTAAAGCTGATGCCTCATCCATCCGTTAGTGGATTAAACTATGGTAGAACTATAGCAACTACACATTCTGCTCTTACAAGGCAATATGTATGTACAAAGAAACAAGTACCTTGCGTTCTGCACTTACATCGGGTGTGATTCAGTGCATAGCAGAGCTAGTTGGATTCGAACCAACGAATACAGCAGTCAAAGTGCTGTGCCTTACCGCTTGGCGATAGCCCTATATTTTATTAAATTAAAATTAAATAAGTGAAAAATATGCTGAATTGCTTGAAATCATTTGACATTCCGTCAATTTATATGTATTATAATTATGAGTGTATTCCAGTACGTTCATAATACAATTCAACTAAATATTTTTAGGAAAGTCGAGCTAGTGTTCCAGCACTATGATGCTCGGCTTTCTCTTTTTGTATTTCACATTTAATATAATAGAACGTCTGTTCGATTTTGTCAACACTTTCATCGAACATTCATTCTGTTTTTTATATGATATCACGTTGCGAGTCCCAAATTCTGCCCTCGCAACTACAAAATTTAATATTGTGTATCATTTCTGTATGAGATAAACTAATTCGATTGAATACATTATTTGATAACCAATCAATCTCATCATCTGCTTTATTAATTATTCTCTTCCCTTCATCAGGTGTAATCTGTTTTGGCTTTGCATGAATAAACGTAATTCCATTAAAGGAATCCAACCAGATTTTACCAGGAGCTTCGTCTATTAGTTGTTTTGCTTCTTCTTTGCTTATATACATGTCGTTCCCTCCTCTAATCTATATCCAGTTCCAAAGAACAAACCATTAAAACACGTCTGGTCAATCATTCTTCTATCTTCCTTACATATGATTGTACCAAGTTTTTCCATTACCTCCGTTTTAGAGATAGTTATTATCTGCTCGCCCATTACCATTGAATAAAGCTGCAATCCATTTTCTCCATTGGCTTCAAGACATCCATGCACTGGCATATTTGTCTTTTTAATTTTACTTGTCAAAGGCATCACTGTAATTATCGTAGCATGTTTTGTCCCAATTGGGTTTGATACGATCACATATGGACGTTCTTTAGTCTGGACTGAACCTTCGCCTTGATATTTGATTTTCGCTTTTATAACATCATATCTCTGTAAATCCATATGTACGTTCCTCCTCTCTTTTGTATTTATGTACCTTTGGATTACCTTTGATATTTCATACTATACACCCTTAACAATATAATGTCAATAGTTATTCTTAAGATTGTATTTATTTTTTTAACAATATATGCTAAAGTGTATATTATCAAGGAGGTAATATATATGAAACTTAATATAAAACCATTAGTTGACGCAAAAGGATTAAATAGAAATCAGCTTTCAAAAGAACTAAAAATAGGATATCAAGCAACATGTAATTTGTATGATGGTAATGCACAACGCATATACTTTGATACATTGCAAAGATTATGTGACGTTCTCGAATGTACTCCTAATGATATTTTAATATCTGAACACGACACTAAAAATTAGTGTCGTATACATATCACACAAATTTAACAAGATCAAATGGTTGCACTTTCATAGCTTTGGCAACCAAATCTAATGCAGCTAAATCAGGAACAGCACTTCCATTTTCCCACTTACTAATTGTACTTGGTGCAATGTCAGCCATTTTCGCAAGCCCTCTTACTGTTATTCTCTTTTCAGTTCTGATTCTCTTTCCAATATATTCAACCATAATTACATCTCCATCAATTTTTCTTTCATTCCAACTGCACCATTCGCATAGTTATTAACTGTTGTATTTACACTACTATGTCCAAGCTGTTGCTGCACGAATGCAAGATTTCCATTCTGATTCATTACACTAGCATAATAATGTCGCATCATATGTGGAGTAATACCATTTCCATAATTCTCAAATACCTGTTTGATATTTCTTTCCGTTGTACGTGTGCCATTCTTATTGATAAAAACTGCTTCTGTATCTACAATATTATTCAGTGTATTTCTGTACTCTAGCCATTCACTTAATGCTTTTAAAGCAGATCCGCTAAGATATACCGTTCTATTTTGCATTTCTCTATACACACCTTTGCCAAGAATAGTAATATATGGCATTTCTTCATCTAAATGCAAATCAGTTAAATCCAAGCCAGCAAGTTCAGATTCTCTTATTCCAGTTCCTCTTAACACACGAAAAATAGCAATATTCCTATTTCTTACTGGAATATCCTTTTTCCACATTATTTTCTCTTCCATATCATTAAGCTGTTTTTCTGTTGGGAGTTTTTTAGTTAAGTTGTTCCCAGATGGAATTCCTTTATATGTTACATCTTTAAAGAATTTATCTTTAATTTCAGTTCCCTTCACTCTACTCATATAATCCCAAAAACTGCTTATTATATGTTTTCTAGTTTCTAATGTCGTAGGTGACATTCCATTCTGCTCTTTTGTCTTTAAATATAACGTGATATCTTCTGCCATAATGTCAGTAAAATCCGATGGTTCAATATCTGAAATATGTGTTTTATCAATAAGTTTCTCTTCAACAAACCAAGTGAGCAAATCTACAATAACACCAAGATAATTCAATGCGCCTGCTTTACTTTCTATTTTAACAGTAAAATATTTTCTCATATATATAGGAAGATTTAACTCATCCAACTTCCTATTAAGCTTTTCAGCATTTTTGTTTTGTACTTCTATCTTATAACACATATAATCGACCACCTTTCACCATATTATTCTCCATCAGGATAATATTTTTCTCTAATTTGCTCTGCCTTATCACGAGCTTCTAATATATTATCACACCATCTAATCTCTAAATTTTTCGTTATCATTCCGTGACATTCTTTATTAAAGCATGTCAGGTCTTTGACATGCCATTTTTCTCTTGTATGTCCACCTCTCTGTATTCCACTGCCTAATTGATTGATCTTCATACAATGTAAACAGAGAAATTGACTACTGCGTTTTGGATTTCCTGTATTCATTCAATTTCTTCCTTTCCATTAAAAAAGAAGCAGTTAATTCCTGCTCCTAATGTTTATAATATTTTACATAATTCTCGATACTGTTTTTTATTTTATTTAGATAATTCAAAATCACGCACAGAAACAGATTCATCAAATTCTTTACAAAGTAAAATTTTGCGCAAAACAGTTTCTGCCTTCTCTAAATGCCGCATATCATATTCCATGCGTTCTCTTACTTCCTCTACATTTTGACATAAATCATCATTATCTTCGTCTGGATTTGTAGCGGATTCAAAATCAAGATGAACAGATAATAAAATTTCTACAATACTTTCTAATTCTAATTTTTCTTTTTTTGTTAATATACATAAATCTCTCATTATTATTCACCACTTTCGCTTGAAAGCAATTTTTCTTTGGGTTTAATATCCCAACTTCTTCATGCTTTCTATATTAAATTTCCAATATGTCTCAATCATATTTCCATATTTCTTTATAGCAGCCTGTCTTAATCCTTCACTTGTAAAAATTAATTCTGTATTTTTCAAATCATTGAATAATTTTTTGCTCATTACAGGACACGCTTTATTAAATCCACTTCCTATTCTTTGTGTTATGATCTGATAACAAGCTCCATTATCAAGTATCAAATCATTTTCACTTATATTTAATATTTTTCTTCCAACTTTTAACTTAACCATAATATTATATCCTTTCTTTTGAAACAATTCTTTCATTGTATTTAATTAAATTCACCAGCTACATACATTTTCCCAATATTGTGACCTTCTCTTAATTCTCTTGACGTAAAATCACAGATTCTTTCAAAGCAACCATTTTCATTATTTCTAATAAAAATATCATGCATTTTTGTTTTATCATTCCATGCGTACTTCCCATTAAGAGCAAATATTGAATTCGTATATATGATTGCGCATGGTTTTACAATATTAATATTATCTAATTGATTAATACATGAAGTTACTCCGTCTTCTGCATTAATTATAAAATCAGGAATAATTGGAAGGAGTTTAGAATTTATTAATTTTCCATCCTCAAAATATATTCGCATAATCTTACCTCCGAATTATAAAAAGAAATCGTCATTTCTTTTAACAATAGTTATCCATTGCTGGTATGTTTTGACTTGCAACAATATGTTCATCTTTTATTTGTGGAGCTGAATCAATAAACTCACCATTGAAATTAACTAGAGCTATTGTATCACTTTCAATACAAATAATTCGTGCTTCAGGATTATATACCTGAATCCTTTTTAGAATCGTTTCAATTTTATCAAAGCATTTTTGCATATCACGAATGTCTTTCTCTTTAATACCATTAGTCATTTTATATCACCTCTTCCAATCTTCCAAGCAAATCATTCTTTCATTATAAAATCACATCTACATGTTCATAAGTAAAATCATTTATTGTTAATGTATGCACACCAAATTTGTTATCATTAATATATTCTCTCAATTTTTCACACGCAATATGAAAATCTTCTGCCTTAATTACTATACGAAAATCAAACGCTTCATTATAAAATATATGCATTTCTATCACCTACCATTTCCAAAGGAAAGTCGAATTTCTACTTGTTAAAAATCAATTCTACTGTATTTCTCAATTACCTTTTCTTCTTGTTCAATTCTGTATGGAAAGAAATCATTTAGCATCCAATTTTTGTAATCTTCAAACGAATTAATATCTACCTTTGTTTCCCATGGAGCACCACCATCACATATACAAGCCGTTCTATACATCTCTGAATTAAGATAGTCTTCTTCTGTCATGTCTTCCCATATTTTTTGCTGTTTACAATATCCCTTCAGAAATTTTATTGCTTGATTGTACTCTTTTCTCTGAAATGACTGAAGTTTGTCTTTTATAAGTTTATCAAAACACGTTGTTCCAAAGTTAAAATGTTCTCCTTCTACAGTTTCCACACTACATATATTCTGAATAGATTTTCCACAACAAGCACAAGTACCTGATTCTGACCTTGGCACAGAGTAGTACATTATTCTTTTAATCTTCATATCAACACCTGCCTTGAAAGTTAAATTTCATTACAATGCATATAGCTAATTCCAACAATTCTTTTTAAATCTTCTATGTTGCAAGCCGACATATTTGATTCTTCTATATATTTTTTATTTTTTAAAACTTCGCAAGCAACTATATACCATGTTTTATCAAGATCTTCTTTATATATATGCATTCTAGTTGTACTGGTTATATTTACATATATATCATTTTGAGTAGTTATGTTAGTAATAACATTTTTAATTGTTCCCGAATATCCCATTGGTTTTCCTTTCATAGTAAAATTAAAATTTACTTGGATTCTGGGAATCTAATTCCACCCCATTCAGAGTTCCAAATTTCAATTCTCTTTCCATTTTTAAAAGTAACAAGCATGTTTTCTCCATCAAAGGTAATCCCAGAATCTTTTAAATTTATTTTCCATTTTTCAATAAGAACTTTTGCACCTTCAATTGCTTCTTCTTTTGTATAATCATAAAAATCAGTAATTTCTACCTTATCAACAATATCGCCAAACATTTCAATCGCAATGTCTGTAATATCAATATACCACTGATCATGTTCTTGTCTTAATCTATCCTCTATATTCACATTGCTCTCCTCTTTGAAACTTAATTTCTTTGCCTTACTCATTCTCAATATCAACTGGATTTTCCAATTTTAAAAACTCTTCTCTATGTTCTACCAATGACGCATTAGCAATTGCATTGATTTTGTTCTGGCAAAAGGACTCAATTTCTCCCTTTGCTTCCATAACAGTTTTATCCATCTGTTCATTGAACTGATCTGCAATAAATCCAATATTGCTTCCAATATCGTAATTTAACATATTGAGCTTTTTTAAAATATTTTCTTTATCTGCCTTTGTAAGTGTCTTTTTTGAAGAAAACAATTCTGCAACTTCATTTATTAATTCTTTTGACTTTTCCATTGCCTTATCAGTCTGCTCTTTAAATTCTCCTGTAAATTGTTCTCTCTTGCTAACAAAATCACACGGAGGTATTTCCCCATCTTTTTCAGTATAGCAAATTGTTACTGGAATTCCTGTTCCTTGTCCAAAAGATGTAATTGCCTCAGCAAATTGTGAATAACTCATTTCGACTTTTACAATAGGCTTATCACCAAAAATATCGTCACGATTTAATCCTCTTGTGATATCAGCATGTCTAAGTTCCATTGTAATTACATTACTATGTTCAATGCTGCTTCCGAATAATGGTGTCTTTCCACCATAAGCTCTGTTAAATAACAAAGTACCATAACTAGGATGGCTTGTTTTTGTTCCAAATTTTGTTTTTTCTACTTTATATTCATTTTCCATATATTCCATTCTCCTTCCATAGTAAACTTAGATTTCTTAGTAACATTTAATATTCAATTCTATTGGCAATCTCTTTTATCTTATCTGCATTTAATGGTGCAACTGCATCTACTAATCTACCTTTAATTTCTTCATATTCTTTTGAATATGGATCAAATCCAGATAATTGACACCAATTTTCAATTTCTGCTTCTAGTTTACTTGCTTTTTTACAAGCTTCATTTTGCTGCTTGATCTTATTCTGTATATATTTAGGTATCTCCATACAAATTTATTCTCCTTTCCTTTCCAAAAGAAAACTTGGGTTCATTGGCTTTTTATATTTTAGTCATACCATTCGAAAGTTTATACAGCTCTCTTGCTGCATTCTTTAATATATTTTCTTCTCTCTTGCAGCTAACCTTTGATCTACACTGATTACAAAATATCCCTTTAAGTCCATTATTAAAACAGTATAAGACGCCTGGTTCAAATCCATTTTTAAAACTAGAATATGCTTTATCTATAACCGTATTATTACTATCTATATTTTTTATTCCAGAATTATATCTTCTAATTCTTTCCGCAGTAACTTTTTCAATATCTTTTGTGATTTTTATATCTACACATTCTCTCTTTTTTAAATCAGCTACAAAATCATTAACTGAACTTTCATGTAAAAAATTCTCATATTGAATTTTTCCATTTTCTTCCCATTGTACATTTATCATAATATCATCTCCATTCACAAGAAACTTAGTTGCAATTTGTTGGTACATCGACCATATTCCATAAAAGACTTTCTCTTACAGGATATACTCTTTTATGATCAATAGATACAAAATATTTCTCATCGTCTGTCAAATACACCAAATCCCATGCCAAATCATTTGAGTTTTCTTTTATCCATATAGGCATCGTTTTTGCAGATTTGGGTATATGTTTATCTAACTTTTGAATAGCCATCTTGTATTCTCCAATCTTCCAATGAATCTATTATTTCTCGCTTTTATTTTAGCATGTAAAATGCATACTGTCGCTATTTATTTACCAATCTTCACCCCATAATTTCTTAGTTACATTGAAGTCACTTGGCATTGTCCTACATTTTAAACATCCAAAATTCAACTTGTTAAATTCTTCCTCTGTAATTTCAGTGCCCATATCTCCTTCAACAGTCGTATCGTAATCAAGTTTTCCCTGGCATTCTGGACGAAAATACCATACTCTATAAAACTCTTTACCAGTCTTACTATTTTTTCCGCTAAACAAACAAGTAATTGTTCTTCCTGAACTAATTTCGGTTGTTACTATTTTCCCAAAATAAGGATTATACTGTCCATATGAATTGTATCCTCTCTTGATATTATTTTGTTTGTCACGTTCACTCATTTCCAATAACTGCTGCGTACCTCTTCCGTAAGAAGTGTTATACACTCTGCTACTATTCACTCCAACAGTTGAATACAACTTAACTCCATTTCTGTCCGTTGTCTCAACTCTCTTTACTCGCTCTCCATTGATATATTCATTACACAATCTGTCTGCATAATGCACATTTCCATCTTTATCAACTGTACGAGTTGTTTTCTTCATATCATAATTATCATAAGCTGCCTTTGCAGCACTTCCTGCATAAATTCCTAAAAATGCTAATAGTCCTCCGAACATAATCATCAACCACCTTTCTTATATTATCTTTTCCATTTATCCATTTCGTCTACAGACTTCTTGTTTAAGTTATTATACATATCTTGTCTCTTACGAGATTCTTCTTTTTGGCTCGCTTTCCAAGGAAGATAAATACATAAATATCCTGCGATTAAACATCCAATTAATTGTCCCATAATAACTACCTCCGTCATCTTATTTTCGTTACCATATTACTACTTTTATTATATCACTACTATTTCATTATTAATAGTATCAAATATCTCATAGAAATTCTCTTCATAGATATCATCCAGTTTATCAGCCTCTTCATATTCATTCAGAGTATATGTTGCAGCTTCCAACGAATCGAAACTATCTATGACATTTCCACCTTGTCTGTCTCTAATTTGAAACATACAATCACCTCCATTATATTATTCTCCATTAAAAAACAGACAACCTTTCGATTGTCTGTTTCAAGTCACATATTCAATTTACAGTACTACAACACGTACATTATATAGTACCATTTTCCTTCAATTTCCACACATCCCCAATCAGTACAAGGTTTATGTGTTCTGACCATTTCTCTTACCATGTCAGAATATCCGTCATCCGCACAACAATTATCCCATTCTTCACAGTATCCTTCAAGACCTTCCTCCAAATCTCTGTATATAGTCGTGCCAGTTTCAAGATACTTCTTTGCTTCTGCTTTGGTACAGTTATCTTCGAGAAGAATATCCATATCATCAGGAATGACCTCTATTCCATCTTCAACTCTCATTCCATCCGCTTTGTACTCTAAATACTCTCTAAGATCATCGACATCATTTACTTCTTCCCATTTGTCATGCATTTCTTCACCAAATATTTTAATGTCTGGTTCAAAGAAATCTTTAAGCTCATCGAAGCTCATTTCCTTAGTATATTCAGCCTTATTGTCTATGTCAAACACTCTATACTTCATAATACATACCTCCAATCATAAATCCATTATATCAATTCCAAACTCTGATTTCAAGACATTCTCAAAGTCTGGATCAAGCCCACAGTATCTCTTAATAAATTCATTGTTACTACATGGTGCAAGTTCTCGATGCACCTGTTCTCTTATATCGCCATCCATAAATATTGCAATTGCAGGCATTGCATATTTACTAATTTCCATTTCATCAACCTCCTTTACAAGCACTGTGCAAATAATATACACATTCTCTTAGGATTTGTGTATATTATTTTTTTCTTAGTTATCTTATTATACACAGTAATACTCAATTGCTTTGTGAGCAGATTCTGATTTAGTACTATCTGTTTCTCTTTTGTGTCTTTCAATAACATATCATTCATTAACACCCTCACTTTCTCTAAGAAATTTCCGTTTCATCTTTTCTTAAATTTTTTATGTTCTTCTATCAATTCTTCTAAAATATCCAACGGAACAATATTTTTTAAATCATCAACATAAACTCTTATATGTTCAAACTTTCCATTCAGATAATTGTATCCACACTCAATACATGTTCCACAATTAAAACCTAGTTTATTTTTGCATATCGGACATTCCATTTTATCACTCCTAACTAATTTAATTCCTGTTTACATTCTTCTAACAAATCGTCTACAGTCATTCCTTCTGTATTTCTCCACCATAACTGTAAATTATCGTCTTGTGTATTGACTTCTGCTAAAGGATCATCGAGCATTGGAATATTTTCATTATCACTTTGCATATCCCGCACAAACGCTTTCTTTGAACCCCATTCGTATTCCACATATTTCCCATCACAATTAATAACAACTATATTCAACATAATATTTCCTCCAATCTTCACAGTAAATCATCGTTTCATTTCTCTGCTAGTATGTCATTAATGTGTTTTGTATACGAAATAATCTCATCAATCTTATATTTAATTTTCTCTGTATGTGTTTCGCCATCCTCTATTTTGTCGATAAGCTTTCCAATATAACTTGCTGTTGTACGAATGCTCTGTTGGTAGAAGGATAAGCTTTCTACCTCGTCTGATGTTAAAGTATATAATTTCTGCATATATATTTCTCCAATCCTAAAATTATCATTTCATGTCCAAATTTACTTTAATCATTTCCATTGCGTTTTCTTTGATTTCATGACGTACCTTTTGTAATTTATCCCATGTCATATTTTCCTTCATACAACAATCACCCCAATTACAGTACATGTACTCTGTAACGGTATCAATAATATTCTTTATTGCCTCATCACTTGCTACAACCCCAATCTTTTTCATAGGTTCATTTAGTGACATCTTATAAATCTTATTATCCTGTATATGGTAAAGTCCGTTATTCATAATATTCTCCATTCTTCTAAATTTTACTTAATTGTGATATTACTCCTTTCGATTCACTTGTTTCAAAATAATTTCTGTATCGGTATAGGCAGTACAATATGCAATGTTATTGTTTTCATCATAATAATTTACATAATACGTATCATCGTCAAATGTTCTATTGACTCCAATAAAACCACCTCTTCTTTTGCCGTTTAAATAAACATCATACTTTACTTCTTTTAATGTATCTGCCCAATAATCTTGAGGATTTTTCACTCTCCATATAAAATCGTGTGGTGTTGTTCTTAATTCATCCATTATCTTGTCTCCAATTCTTACCTTAAAACTCTTGATTCATAGTGACGTATATTCCGTCATTTCTGGATCTCCACGTTCTATTGTAATTCCTGTCCTATAATATTTTTTATTTGTTGTTTTACTCCATTCAACGATTTCGTTCTGCATTCCGTCAACGAAGTTAAATCCACGATTAACGAGTGTAATAATCAAATTCTCTATATTGTTTGCAATACAAATTTGATTTCCATAACCATTCCTTGTGGAAAAATCTGCTGTAAATTTCATACTTATTCCTCCATCCTATCCCATACATCCTAGTTCAATAATATCAGGATTATCAGCAAACCAATGATTATCAATATTTTCAATTTCAATCATATCTTCAGTTATCTCTGACTCGTATCCTCCATGCTCTGTATATGCTTTTAATACTTTCTGTTTGGCTTCCTCTTCTGTATCAGCTTTTACAATCCCATAAGTATCTTCATCAAATGTGTATATCCAAAACTTCATATCTCATCACTCCTTATCATCTTCCCAATAAGCATTTACATCATCTTTATTATCATTATCATCATCCCAACAATCAAATTCACATTTTGCTTTAGCTTTACAGTCTCATTTCTTATCACAGTAGTAACAACATCTATCATCTTTATAACTACAATCATCTGATTCTGGCTGTACATAATTTCCGTATTTATACATATCTCATTACTCCTTAATCTCAATGATCCATAACTTCTAATACATCTGGATGATCTTCAAACCATGAATTTTCATCTAATTTCCATACTGCAATCCACTCAATCTCAGGATTAAATTCAGTAACATGTGCTTTATATGCAGCTTTTACTTTCTCTTTTGCCTCTTCTACGTTATCTGCCAAGACAATTCCTGTTGCTAAATCTTGAATTGAATACCCATATAATCTTTTAATATTCATATTTACCACTCCCTTAACTCTTCATTTGCCTTATCAATAAGACTTACTGGAATTGCTTTAAAATCTGTCACATATCCTTCCATTACATTGACATGTTCCTCGATGTATTTTTCAAGTTCCTTTTTGAAGTCATCATCAGATACATTTGTTAAGTCGTCATTCCATGAGAAACTTGCAACATCGCAATAATCATAAGGATAATCATCATCTCCATATCCATATCCTGTATCAACACCACCTACATATAAATCAAACCATAAGTGATTACCCCAATCTATAATATCAAAACATAGATTACCAACTCGTACATTTCCAAGATAATCTCCACTACCTTCTTCTGTTTCATATGTATGCTGATCTACCTTATATCTCTGAAACTCTGGCTGTAAATTCCATTTAAATTTCATATTTATCACCCTTTGTACTTTCTCTCATTCCAGTAATCTATTGTTTTTTCTACTGGATTTTTTGCACCTCTCATAAAACTTTTAAATCCCATTAATCCACAATCGGCACATCGAATTTTTACATCAAATATACCTTCATATGTTGGTTCTTCCAAGTAAACTCTTTCTGAACCACACATGGGGCATGGTTTTGCTTTACCAGTCAAATCTCTCATCATATATCTTTACTCCTTAATCTACCTGAATAATCAATCTGATCTGCTTTCCACCTATACAATCAATAACAATTCCATTGTCTCCTGTGACATACATATTTGGATAACGACCAACTCTTTCAATTTCAGGTGCATCACCAGTTTTCATTTTATCATTGAAGAAATCGTATAACTCATTCTCAACAGACTCTTTTGTAATCACCTTTACTTCTTGTTCGTTCCCCTGTAAATCATCCAACAATTTTTCTAATGTTTTCTGTTTCCATTCTGCATCATGAACTAAATCCATAATACTATCAGGGCAACCACCCTTACCTCTATTTGGAATCCATATTTCGACTTCTTCATCGACATCAAAATTCAACACTCTTTCTTCAACTGCATTTACAAACCCTTCATATGTACCATCAAACCAGATTGTCTCCCACCAATCTTCACCTTCTGGTGTACTCTGATTGATTTCTATATATTTTCCATTATCTTGCTCACTAATTTCTTCATCAAAATTGAATTCATTCCTCTCTAAAATATCCTGTATTTTTTTTATCTAATACCATATAAATCACTCTCCAATCTCAAATAATTCATCACCAGAAAAATCGTTCATATCTTGTAATACAGCATGAGCAAATTCTATTGCATAGTCATTCCATAATTTATCTTGTAATTCTTCTACATCACAATCTTCTAATCTATAATCATGGACAAATTTCTCTATTAAATTTTTCATTCTGTACTCATAATTCTCTTCTATTGTTGGGATATGCATAAAATCAACCATCCTTTCTATTCTACAGAAATAACATATTTTTTACCTGTTGCTCCGCATTTAGGGCAAGTATCGTGTCCTGTTACATAATTTTCAGCCAACCATGCAGCGCCACATTTCTTACACCTCATTTTTGTTGAATAGCCACCATTCTTTTCACTGTCAATAGTTCCGTAATCAACAAAACCTACAATTGCATCACAATCAATTACTCTAATTTCCATTAAATCAACTCCTTTTGAAATTGCTATTTCTTTACATTGTCATTTTATGAATCTTATCCCAATCAATCTGCTTAAACAGTTTGCTTCTAAAATTTTCCAACTCATCTGCCTTTTCACACTGCTCACAATACTCATCTACATCATCGAAATAATTATCTTCCGTCTCTATCCACCAATCTTCCCATTCGGATTCTTCTTCGTTCCAGATCTGAACACCGCCTGTATTGCAATAATCTGGTTTAATTCTGTTCTGTAACTGAAATGCGTCATAAGCAGCCAATAAATCCACAATCTTTTTGCCTTCTTCTACTGTATTAACTGGAATATAAAATGCTCCACCATCTGCCCCTACCTGTGGAATCCACCATACTCTTAATTTACTCATATCACTCAACCTCACTTTCTAATTGTCCATACACGCCAACAATTCTCCATAACTCATATCTGAATATGGTCGTTCAAAATAAAACCGTTGAGCTTCAGGATAATTTTCTCTTGCCTTTTCTATTTTCCTATCTTTCCATAATTTCATATAATCTTCATCAAGATCATTTCCAACATTGAATGTTTCAACTTTGACTTCATCTCCACATTCGTCAACCATAATTAAGTCCAATTGCATTTCCATCACTCCTTTATCATCATGTTTCTAAAGTATGCAAATACCATTATCATCGCTTTATATTTCCGTGGATGTTTCATAATATTCTCAATTTCTTTCTCAAGACCTGCTGTATCTATATCTAATTCGCTTTTTGTAAGAAAGAATCCATTCAATCCACGAATTTCCTCATTGCTATAAGTTTCCATAATTTCTCTTCTTATCATTTTTGCTGTGTTTGTCGCAGCTTGCTCCAATAATTTTTGATCTACCATATTAATCACCAATCTTCCAATAACTCATACCTCTTTGTAGTCTTCCAATAGCTCATTCAAGTTGCCTTTTCTCCACCGATGAAGTTTTCCATCACCAGTGTAATTCCTAACAACTCCAACTTTATGACCTGCAACTTTCTGGTCATACTGTATATACTGACGAACAGAATTGTGATAATGTCCGTCATTATGAACTTCAATGTATTTTCGTTTATTTCTCTTGTTCTGATATATTTTAATCATACTCACACCTCCACAATTTCAATCTCGAAATCATCAGGATCATATTCACTACCTTCAATATCCCAATCTCTCATGTATTCTTCTTTTGCAAGTTCGCTCTCTTCTCTTGCTTCTTCTTCGGTCTCATAGAGATACCCCAAATCTGAACTATCTCTAAGCCATCCACCGTCATGCCAAATTATATATTTAAACATATTAATATCCCTCCAATCTTTTCCAACCACCATTTTTCTGTTCCCATGCCGTAGGATTTAAGCAATACAAATCCTTTTTGAACAATTCATCATATCTTTTGTCCATTTGGTCTTTTGTATTGAAAAGTTCTTCGTGGTCTAAATTGCCTTTATCTATACCAGACAGTTTGTAAATTCGTAACTTATACATAATCATGCCTCTATTATTTCTCGCATTTCATCAACTGGTACAAATTCTTTGCACCAATCACATAATGCGCAATCCTCGTTGTCAATTGTCACGGTTTCTATATTGTCATTTACTTCCGTTTCAAATACATGTTCACCTCTGCTTTCAATTTCTTGTAAACAATATTGGCAAATAATCATAATCGCACCTCCTAACACCATAATCCTAATAGAACCATTACCTGCTCAATTCCCTTGTTCAGTGACGAAACTAAGTATTCGTCCATATCGCTTTCTGTCAGATTACTGTTTTCAAAAATATCATTAATTTTTTGGCACAGATTACCTAACTCTGTTTTTTGTTCTTCCGTTAATTTATTTAGTAATTCTTCCATTTAATCACTCTCCTCTACAATTTTTCAAATAATCAGCTTTCTTTTTTCTATATTCTGCTTCAATTTTATCCAATCTTTTCTGTTCTTGATCGCACTCTTCTTGTGATTCAAATACATCATAGTAATGTGTATCTCCATCCCAACGACATCGCACAATTTTATCTTTCTCTTCGTCTGTTAAGTGATATACTCTGTACATTCTAATCACTCTCCTTGCCTCTAAAATACATATTATATTTGATACCTGCTTCTTTCAGCTTCCATCCAACCCAATCTCCATAACACCAACATTCTTCTTCAACTTTTGGATCATTCCAAAAATCATCAAAAGCTTTTTCCGTTACTTCTTTTGCTTTATCAAAATCTTCATCATTTACCAATAAAACTAAATCCATCCACGAATTCATGTCAGAATAAAGATTAATACATCTACGTTCTACTACCATCTTAATCACTCTCCCTTCAAATTAGGACATAAACCAAGACCACCATCAATTTCAGGCACTCTTCTATATGCTCCTCTGTGAATACAATTTTCCTTATCACATTCAGTACAATCGCACTTTTTGTATTCCTCGTAACTCATTTTATAATTTGTCTCTTTGAATCTCTCTTCTGTCATCATATCAATCACTCCTTTAAACAATCCTTGTCAACTACTGCAAACAACTTAATTTCCTCTCCAACTTCGCTTTCATCAAGATCCAGATTATCAAGTAATTCTGCAAATGACTCATCGTTAAAATCTTCCTTATATAAATACACGTCATGTACTGTTGGAGTACACCATAAATGCAATCTAATGAACTCTATCAGTTCAATCCATTCGCATTCATTACATATCCGTCTTGCACATCTTACTAATGATTGAACAAAATCCTGCGTTATTAATCCGTTGCCTTCGAGTTTTTCAATCTGCTCGTCAGTAATCTCTTTTATGTTGCTTATACCTTTGTCCATGATATAGGAAACAACTGCATTTCCCATTCGTGAATCGAACTCTTCCTCAATAATCTTTCCTATTTTTGTTTCGTAGTATGTCATATTACGCTACCTCCTAATAATCTTCATCAATACATTCGTCAGCTTCACTATAATATTGACCATCATATCCCTTTTCCATTAATTTCTCCCAACAATCATTACACACTAATCTAAAAGTGATTCCATGACAGTCTCTTGTAAAATTCATATCATTTCTTTCTACTTCCTTATTACACACTGGACAAATTCTAATATCTTTTTCTTCCATAGTTTATTGTCTCCTTTTTCTTGTAAACAGTTCTTTCCTTTGGCTTTATGCTACTGCCTCAACGCTGTCATACAATGTTTCGCTTACTCCAAAATTAAGTGCAATATTCTTAACAAGTTCATCACCCCATTTGTCACTAAAATATCCCCAACATGAATCTTTCTCTTCCCAGTCATCATCTTCTGCATTGTATTCTTCCGTGATAACCCCATATACTTCACCAGTTAAATACTGATCATATACCTCAACTTCACCTTGCATATCTGCATATGCAATTTTCTTCCAATTTCTTTTATTTGCATTACCACAAGTCTTTAATACCGTTTTCTTGTCAGTGTAAATATATCCAACCTGTCCAGAGTCCCATCTGTCACCAAAACTTCCAGTGCTCATTGTGATTCCGCTATGGTCATACAGATAAAGTGGAAGATATATAATGTTTGCGTGTTTCTCTAACAAATACCATTTATCTTTCTGTGGTAAAGCTTCAATCATATCATCGACTAACCAATCAAGCGATTCATATTCTTCTATTACATCAAATTTTGCTTCTCTGCTTGTGCCAAGTGGAAACCAATAATATGTTCCCCATAACTGCCACATCTGTTCATGTCTGTCATATCTCAACTCAAGTCCATTAGATGCTTTCTTTGCCTTCACATAATTGATGATTGATTTCTCTTCTACATTTTCCCTTATAAGATTATTTAAAAAGTCCTCATTGTCGTTGTAATCATTATCCTTATAATCTCCAAGTCTATAATCTCTATGCCAACACATCATTTTGCCTATTTGACCATCCCAATCATACCGTGGATCAAGTGGTTCATCATCCTGTTCAATATGTAGTCTCATAAGCTTTCCGTTATCTTTATAGTATCTGTATTCTTTATCTGCCATATCAATCAACCTCACTTTCTTACGCCAAATCTCTTTTCCATGATATGATTTACACTATCTTGTGCATACATTTCTCTTGCACATTCCATAAATTTCTGAATACCATATCCGTAATCTTCCATTGAATCATTTAAAATTCGTTCAATTAAATCTTTGTCCATTTCTTCTGTATAGATTGAAGGACTTCCCTGACCATCTACGTTACTAAATCCGACAACCTTTCCTGAACTCATTCGTAAAATATCAAGTTTATAAAATCCATACATTCTGTTGATAATAATATTATGTATTTTACCTCTGTACTTTACATTTACATCACCACAAAGAACTCTTCCGTCTTCTGCGATTATTACACTTCCAACAAGAGTTCTATATTCATCATAGTTCCCATTCTGACTGTAAATATAAGCAGCTACCGCTTCAATATTTGCAAGTGTACCCGTTAATTTTTGAAATTTATCATATTCATTTTGAGTATATTTAATCAATGGTTCATCTCCATATTGAACTGCCACAATATCATGGAGAGAATCATTCCATGATGTAAACCATTTCTCTTTTAATTCTTCTCTCGTCATTCTCATTTTCGCTTATCTCCTACAATAATTCGTTTACATGCTTCTTTAACCATGCATATGCTTTTACCATTGAATCAAATGGTTCAATTCCGATCCACATCAAAACACCATCTCCAACAACTGCTGTTGTCTTTAAACAATACTCTTCTTTATTAATTTCCCATTTTCCATCGTATCGCTTTTCTACAACATACTTACTTATTCGTGGGGTAATTTTTCCAAAATAATTCCGTGTAATCATCTTTACATTCTCCTTTCTCTAAACCTTTTAATTCATCATCAGAATATTTCGCCCATTTTCCTGTATGAACATCATTCATTATTTCTTCAAATGTTCTCTCTTTCATTCCATATATTTCTGTTGCAACTTTATACATGTCATAAACAAGATCCTTTTCTGTATCAATAATCATAAAATCTTTAGGATTTTTCAAATTATCCAACACATACTGCATGAAATCTCTGAATGTAATTAGTCTGTTTGTTGTACACCATACAAGAATTTTATTTTTATCTTTGGTGTCTCTTGTTACAAATTTCATCAATTGCATCTCACATTCTCCTTCCTAATAAAATAAGGCAGACACAATAATTTGCATCTGCCTTTATTTATTCTCCTATTTCTAATCAATCTCATCACATTCTAAACTATCAACATCCCAATCAAGTTCATCAATCGGCTTGTCCCATAATCCATTGTCGTCTGCAATATAATTCATAATCCTTGCAAAACTACTTGCCTTAACCTTTTCCATTTCCTCTGTAAATTTATGAGTCGGCTGCATAGCATCGTCTGTTTCAAAGATATACACATCAACTGTGTTATCACTATTTACATTAGCCTTAATAAATCCAATCTCATTTTTATGGAAAATAAAAAACTCACATAATCTATTATTACAATTCCAATCAAACGGTGTACTATCGTTTCCATTCATGTAATAAATAGCTCCGTTTGTATCCAACATATCGTCCGTTACATTAGGATACATATTTCGTGCAACCTTAAAAATTCTTTCAATTTCTCTTTTAAATTCGTAGCCATTCATATTATTTTTCCTCCTTTGGTGTAATAAGTTCTGTGATCTTCTCTCTGAAAAATTCACAATATCCGTTAATACTTCCGTCATTATAAACCCAGAACCAATCCTCATCATAATTCCAGAAAATCATTACTTCGTGACCTGCTGTAACACCATCAAATACATGTTTATTTCTCTTTCCATCTTTTGATTTAAAACAATCATTTACCGTATCATCACTTGCTCCATTTTTCTTTAAAACAAGGTATAAATATCTTTTAAGGTTTTCCAAGTCCCTTTCTGTTTGTATATCAAAAATTTCAACTTTCTCATCATAGCTATAATCATCGTTTATGTCGCAATGTGATAAATAGTTTTTGTTACCCATTCTCTTTAACTCTTTGCTGATTGCAAACAGTGCTGATTCCTCATATTTTTTGCACTCCTCTTCGCTACCAAATACAGTTCCATCATCTGAAACGTATTCTATTCTTACAAGTTTCTCGATTGTTTCTGTTTTTCTTACTTCGTTTATCTTCATAGTTTTAGTCTCCTTTTTCTCTTATACTATATATTGTGGTTGCTCGTTTTATACATCACTATATGTTGTAATTATTCTACCAAGAAATTACAATTTACTTTGCTTTTTAATTCTGAAATACAATGTCGGATATTTCTTTTATTAATCTTTCAGCATCATTAACTCGCCTTGCTAAAACATCATCTGTACAAAAATCCCATTACTCATCTTCATTTACCTTTTTTATTACCTGTAATGACTGAGACAATAATGTGTTAATGCTTCCCAATGCTTTTAATGTATTGTCTTTATCAATAATATGTTTTGCCATATAATCACGCTCCTTTACCACTCAGGCTCTTTATCAATCAAGCCCAAGTAAAATTCATGTTTTGCTCCATCATTAAAATGTTCTCGTAGATTAGCAAGTGTTTTCGTTCCATTTTTTAATGATTCATAATCAGCAAGTACCATATCATCTGTATATTTTGCGTACTCGTTCCTACCAATACTCAATCTAAAAGTTTCACCTGTTCTAACCCAACCCCATTTTCCTGTATTTTTTGCTTTCGGATAAGCACCTATCATATACCCATATAAGTCTGGATGTTTTTCTGAATTTTCGCTATGCCAATCTTCAAGCTGTATTTTCGTTCCGTCTGATAAAACGGTCTTGTCAATTATTTTCTGCATAATTCTCGACCTCCCCACTTTCTAATCTCAACACTAAATCAAGCACCTTATCTCTATACTTGATCATCTGTACTGCTTTTCTAAGTGTTTCCTTTTCACCAAACTCATCGGGAATAATATCAATTCCATATTCTACAAGCTGTTTTTCTGCTTCATACATTAAGTCTTTTGCATTCGCTTCTGGAATATAATCTTTCCCTCTTGGATCTGCAATTCCTGCTTTTACATATTCTGGATAACACAAATCAATGAATCGTGGCAATTCATTATCTAAATCCATCATATATGTATGGTCAGGATCAAGGATGCGTTCAGGCTTACCACTTCCCCCTCTCTTTCCCATCCTTTCTGCAATATCTTCTGTCTCATAAAATTCATTCTCTGCAAGAACTTTTCTCTGAATCTCTTCTGCGTTTGCTTTAATTGTTTCATATAATGCCTTTGCATTAAAATAATTACTCTTTAATTTTCCAAGGAAAACTTTGTCATACTGAATCTGTGGCAACATAACTAATCCCTCCTTGCTTTTAACATCTGTTCTCTGTATTCTTTTATCTGTTCCATTGTCAACCACTCTGGCTTTTCATCTTCTGCAAATGAGTTCCATAATTTTTCCATTTCATCACAGTGTTCTTCAACCGACTTGTAATACAGATGTCCTTCATATCCATTTCCATTACCCAAGAAATAATCACAATCCATTTTATATCTACTAAGCATCATGTAATCCATTTCTCTTGGATGTCTTACGAATGGTTCATCACATACAACTTCTTCTGTAACTCTTCTATTTGGTTCGCCACAAATCTCTCCCCATTCTTCTCTATAAGCTCCTGTGTATAATGCAAGTCCGTTTCTGCCATTGTTTTCATCGAAATACAGCTTTCCGTTTTCGTCCTCATAACAAGGGACTTCCATATATCCACCGAATCCTACAAATTTTACTTTTAACATACTAATCAACCTGCCTTTCCATGTATAACAAACTTGTCATAATTCCCTTTAATGCATACCAACACTGTTCTGCATTCATATATCCAATTAGCGAACCAGTATCTTTCTTTATATGGAATTGATTGCCACATTCAATACTGATTACTACAGATATTTCCGTTTTGCTTACTGTATTGATTGCACTAATTTCTCTATCAATCTTTCCACACAGTTCTTTTTCGTTTTCGCTTAAATATCCTATAACTCCGTTATCCCATTTGATATTTAACATCTATATCATCTCCTTATCTCACATATGGAATATCTTTTCCATGCATATAATTTTCACCTCTAAAACAATCACCACAGTATTCCCAAATTCCATCATCTACCTTTTTAAATGTGGAATATGTTGTTCTGCCTTTTCCATTTTCATCAATTCTGCTTGAACATGGCTCGCCAATCTGTGAACAATCGCTTCTCATACAAGCTGGTAGCAATAAATCCATAAAGGAATCAATCATATCCTCTGTGAAATATTCACCAACTTCATGTGCATCAAGTCCAAAGTAATGTTCTTTATCTACAATTTCCTTTCCGTTGTACATTTTAGATTCACTTAATGGAACACCATCATATTCGACTTCTTCAATTACCAAGGTATCATTGAACCATGTATATGATTCATAATGCTTTTTATAAACTTCTGCTGCTTTGCGTGTTGGGAAGATTTGCGGATTACCTGCTGATAATCTATATTTTCCTTTGTGATAATACACAACTTCATATCCCTTAAGTCCTTTTGTCCATCCTGGAATATCAATTTCGATCACATATCCGTTATCAACTGACCATTTAACTGCTTCATAATCATATTCGTCTACAGGTTCACCAACTGTTTTATACTTGTAACTTGCACACTCTTCTTTGCCTTTTTCTGTAAGTACAAAATGCTTTCCTTCGTCTGCTTTGTACCAATTATTCCGTAATTTCATAATTCGTTTCCTCCTTGTAATAAAATAGGCAGCTAGGTATTTATTCTCCTAACTGCCTTTGCGGTTACTATAAATTTATTGCATTTCCATTCTCATCATATTCAATCGGTGCAATGTGAACTGCATAACTGATTCCTTTTTCTTTGTCGTAAATCTCCATTGTACCACCTGCACAAAATTCAAATGAGAACCGCTTATCATCCGATTCAAGTAATTTAATCAGATGATCCGTGAGTTCATTCAAGTTCTGTGCATCTTCTTTTGATTTTTCAATACTTGTCATTTTGCTTCACTCCTTTTCATAAATTTCTAATCTATGCAGCAAATCAAACATTGCCACATATCTACCCTGATTCCGTTCCTTGAGTTTTTCATTATCATTCTGCATTGCATCATCATAATCCTTATTTACTTTTCTAAATTCCTCTGCAATAATTTCAAGAATTTCATCCTTTGTCTTGCTACATGTATATTTTGCCATTTCGCTTCACTCCTTATCTAATTTCTTCAAAAGGTTTTACATTTTTGATTCGTTCATCATAAATCAACGTATAGCCATTATAATAAAACCTTTCTCTTTCGTCTGGCTTTGTCCATATAATTGTTTCCTGTTTTAAACCATCACAAGGAGAAGTCTTAATATCTGCCATCGTTGCTCCATTCGATTCATAAATCCGTACTGCTATTGCATAAGGTTTGTTTTCCATTGATTTTTACCCCCAATCTTATCAAGAAATCTTAGTTTCATTTATTCATCCGCAAGTAATGAACCAATTTTCCAATTCCGTTCTTTCTTCATCCGTTAAACAAGTTCCGTTCTCATAATGAAAAGACCAGTTATCATTTTTATCCACCATATAAATAAAATCTATCTTAGCAGCGTGATGATTTTGATTCATAAAAACTACTGCTCTGCCAAGATTGATATTGCCATCATAACAAGTATTACTTTGTGTCTCGAATGCAAAATTTTCATCAACTCTATCCATTTTTCTGCCCCCAAATCAAATGAAACACGTATTTCTAACTATCACTTTCAATCAAGTAATTCAGGACATTTTCAATATAAGAACATTCGACATCTATAACACATTCCTTTTTAAGTTTGCTCTGTATATCTAAAATATCTGAATCATATAGATGACTGATTCCAATTTTTTCTTTTTCATCGCAAATTTCTATTATTGTTTCAACTGTAGATACAAATATCCGCAATGAACAATCCAGGCAAATCATTCTGTTTGCCTCATCATTTGTCTGTCTGCAAGCTCTGCCATAATATCCACATATACAAGGTACATTACATTTACTTTCATCACTTGTAATATTATTTCTGATGCAATACTTTTCAAACTCCTTTTGCTTTTTGCTTGTTATAATTGGAAACATGCAACCATCTCCTTTCCCTTGAAACACGCATTTTACTACCAACTAATCTCACAAGTTTCTTTATTAAAGAAATATGCGTGATCACTCAATACTTCTTCTGGTGAAACCTGTGTTGCATTTATTTCACGAACCATATTAGAGTACATTTTCATGTCGGGTTCATTGTCGATGTGAATAATACATTCGTGAATACTTGATGGAAGAATTACAAGGTTACTATTATATTCCTTTGCAATATTGCTTAACAACTCCTTGTCACAAATTGCAACTGCTCCATTTACCTTTTTCTTATTTGTAACAATAATCATTTTTACTTCATCCATATTAAGAAGTTCGTCACACCCTATCATATCGGCAAGCATCTTTGCCATATCTTCAACAAGAATATTTTCTTTTGCATTTAACAATGCTCTTGCAAAAATTTCATCTTTGCTTACTTCCTTAAACATTCCTGGCTTTATCTTATATGTAGCATCTTCTGCGACTTTTACCCTGACATACATTTCCATATCAAGATAATCCCTCTTTAAAATATTTTCATCTGTCTTTCTCTGTAAACAAAGCTGCAAGTTATTCTTTGCATAATCCCACTTTATAATCTTATCCGCATTTATATCCATTTTTGGAGCGTTTTCATAAGTATTAATAATTCCACTTACACACTCATTCACTGTAAGATTTAAGTTAGGATAAATAGTAGGTCTTATTGTGCCTTCTCCAATAATCACACCGACTTTTTCAACTCCATTTTTTACCACTGTTGTACTTTCTGCCTTGTATCCTCTGTTATTTAACTCCATAATAATTTCGTTCATCATAATTTTTTTACCTGCCTTTCCAAAAGAAATATCCATTTCTTAATCCTCATCAATGCTATTTGCACCATCAGAGAACCCATCATCATAACCCTTGTTATACATAGGATTCTCGAACTTCGTATTAGCTATTGGTGAATCTTCTTCAATGCCAAAGAAAGATTTCTCTTCCTCAGACATTTCACAACACTCGTCAAAATACTCCATTGCACTTTCCCTATCATCAGAGATTAAACCATCCTTGAAGAGCGTTGCAAGTTCTTCTAATCTGCAACGTGGAATATAATCTGCATTTACCTTTCCCATGAAACAATCATAAGCTGATTGAAGATATAACATCTTCTTAGGATTATTCTGGAAATAAGTAAAATACATTCCATGCGCCCACTGCTGACCTTCTGGTTGTGTTGGATCGTAACCACTAACAACTGCATACTGTGTATCACTTTCGCTTTGCAGTAATGCATAATCTCCATTCCGTAAAATTTCTGTCCACTTCATTCTTTTACCTCCTACTACTAATCTTGCTCAACACGTTCTTGCCACCCTTTAGCGAATGCCTTTTACATTCACCAAGCCATAGCATTCGATTTAACGACTTTGGAAGACTTATTACATCTCCCTTTTCGTTCTCATATATGTAATGAGAACCGCTTTTCCGCTTAACACAATATCCATTCATCTCCATTACTGGATTGACTATACGGATATCATCTCTCCATCTCTTACTCATTTATTTTCTCCTTTCGCTTATATTTGACCGTATAGCCGTTATCTCAGCTATGTGTTTATTCTCTTAAATTGCCTTCTTTCTTGTTACTTTTTTCTTTGTTGCTGTAAATGGACTTTCCATTTCGTAACGTACAATTTCTGACAGATAATCAAAAATCTGTGCCTGTGTTTTATCCATGATATTTTCAACAAAGTATTCAGTTCCCTTACAATGCTTAAGTAAGGCTGCTTCCATTTCGTCTGTTCTTCCTTCACAATATGCATATAATGCTTTTAGAGCACGAATAATTTTTGCAGTATATGCCTTACCATTATAGGAATCTGCATATCCGTTCCAACCAAGCTTTCCAAGCAGAGCAAGCATTGAATCAAAAAGTTCAGGATTTGTCTTTGACAACTTTACTCCATCAGAAATAGATGTAAGCGTTCCTACTGTGTTTTCATTATCATCATCTCCTTTTACTGCAACATTATTTTTGTGACAAATTTCCTGTAATTTCACATAATCTCCCTTACCGCCTGCAATAGCAGCCTTGTAAATATCCATAGGTTGCATTTTTGCTCTATCCTGTGACTGGTTAATAAACAGATCAATCGCTTCTTCAAGACTGCATTCCATGATTTCAACAACGACAGAATCCATTTTTGCTTTGAATGCTCCATAAATTCTGTGCTGACCATCAATAACCCATAATCTTCCTTTGTAAAATAATACCTTCGGAACATCCCATTTATACTTGTTATATGTATTACCGATTGCATATGCTCTTGCAAGTTTTAATCTTCTCTGCCACTCTGGAATGTGAATGTACATTGGATCAACTACGATCTGAAGCTTATCTCCAATCATGGAGTTTCGCTTTGCATCCTTGATCATCCGTGAAATATAATCAGTTTCTAATTTGTCAGTAAATCCTTCGACATTCCGTACTTCCTGCATTTCCATTTCTGCTTCTTTTGCTGTTAAATAAACTCTCTTACACATAATTGTGTCCTCCTTAATTAATATTTTTTTGTATAAAAATAACGGCTTGCCTTTTGACAAACCGTTTAGTAACTAAATTATAGGCTCATTCAAGCCTAACTCTTTTCGGATTTCGCTTGTCCAGTAGCGAACATCCTCCAAATCTTCTCCATTCTCTATATCTGCGTCAAGATTAGTGAGTAAATAGTTTATTGTATCATTTGGCTCACCTTTCTCTTTACTTGACTGAAACTCGCATAAATAATTATATGCGTTCTCAGCAATCTCGATTGGTACGAAACCGCCTTTCCAATTCATATTTGCATAGTCTGCTATGCAGTAAAAGTCTCTAAAATCTAACATATTAATCAACCTCCCTTCTGCCTGTAATAGTCAAAGTAAAATTCTGTCTTGCTACTACAGTTATTTTTGTATAACCTTTTCTTTTTAATGAACGGATTGCCTTCCGCTCGTTGTATATTGGAACGTTGAATAGTGTGTAACTCATGCTGCATCCTCCTTCAATAATACATATTCAAGATAATCAGTTTCCGTTGCGAATAACTGATACTTGCTTTCGCTTTTTAGCCATCCCATATAGCCGTTGGGTACAGTGTATCCTTTAATCATTTTTTTGCCTCCTTTACAGTAATGCGGATAATATCTCCGCAAAACTTTTATGTGGTTTGTTTCTTTGTTTTCTCTTTGCATAAAGCTCCTCTGCATAGCGCATATTCTCATATGCGATCTCTGCCTCTGGTCTTGTGTCTATAATCTCTGCTCCGTTGTACGCTCTGTATACTATTGCCTTTTGCATTTTATTTATTCTCCCTTCTGTACGTAATCGAACCTTTCGATTACATCATCTGTATAATTTGTCTCTGGGTTGTATATCAAATATGTCGTGACTGTATCTCCCTTTGTGCAATCAACATCTGCATATGAGATATAGTTATAATCTGAATCTGCGTTTTGAATTGCTCCGTTTTTCTCGTCATCAAGAACTTTACCCACGCATTTCTCTATGATTAATTTGCCTTGTCTGTTGGCAAGGACGTCTTCTGTAAGTTCAGAAGAGTCATAGACTTGACAGATATTGTCTGTTTCCGTTTCGCCATTGACAGTTGGCACGAAATCGTAACTATCAGTTGATGTGTTGATAGTCAGTTTATTTTTGATTACATAGTAATCTATTGATTGAATATCATTGACTGCTAAGTATTGTTTTGCGTTTGGTTTTGGCTCAACTGTCTTCTGTGTAGACATTGTTTTGCCTATTAAAAAAGCACTCATTACGAGTGCTGATGTGGTGAGTATATATGCTATTTTGCGTTTCATGGTTCGCTTACCTCCTGTTTTTGGGCATAAAAATAGCACCCTTTGCGTTTGGGTGCTTGGTTGCGTTATATTTGACGCAGTTACATTTCGTAATTTGCGTCTATGATTTCTATTTGCTCATCATAATATTTACGAGCTTCTGAACAACGGAGTTCATAGTTACTTCCGTTTGCAGGATAGCCTTCAGCTTCACACTGTTCGGCTATTTCTTTGCATTCTTTTCTGTACTGTTGTTCGAGTTCGCAGATTTTGTCTATATCTGCCTTTGTGTAAACATTTGCTTTGAGCATAGAGTTACGCATTTCTTCTATTGTCATGGCTATTTGCCTCCCTTACATGGTTTTTAATTTCTCTTGAAGCTCAGCTATTTGAGCCTGGACTTCTTGCTTTGCCTGTTGCTTCTCTATATAATTACTATCTGGGATGAATTCCATTATCTCATCAGGCATACATTGAAAATAATCGCAAATACGACAAATAATTTCTAATGTAACATTTTCATTATGCAATAATTTATTTAATGTATTAGAATTTATATTTGCTTGTTCTTTAAAATCTTTTTGTTTTATGTTTTCGCTTTTCAGCTTATTAAAAAGCCTAGTATATTCAATACGCATTTTCTTATATGCCTCCATTAGTTATTCACCTCCTATGATAGCATATAATTTCGCTTTTGTAAAAGGGCAAAGTTGTCCCTTGCCCTTGGCAGACTACTCTTTTACATTGAAATTTTGTAGAGTATACTTTTCCAATGTGCAACACATATAACAGAAAATAGCGTTCTGATACAGTTCGTCATCTTCTGCAATACGTTTCCAGTTTGCACGAGTATCATCTGCATTTGCCTTTAGTCCTCCACCATATTCCTGCCATATAGTATAACGTGAGCCTACGTTCATTTCAGACAGCATTTTATCCATCTGACGTAAAGACTCTATTCTACGGTTTACAGACCATTCATTGATTTTTAGCATGGTAATCCTCCTATTTTGCCTTTATAATTTTACCATACTATCGAACCTCCATTCTAGTGCTAGTATGCACTATGAAAAGGCAGAATTTTAGTGTACTCTGCCTTTCGGTACTGCATACTAATCTCTAATATTTGACGCAACAACACTTGCATTTCCGTGACCATACCAATGCGCAGTTTCAGTGACCTCATTCCAATGCAAAGGATTATTGATCTGATATGTGTTAATTCGTGAACCCGTTCCCTTTTTATGCAAAGCATAACTTTTCATCATATTTTGGCAATCATCAAAGGACAGATTCTCCCTTTGAATTTTAGGAATATAGTTCAACTTTTCGCAGACAGATTTTACCCACTTATAGCATGGATGATCTGCATTTACTAGGCACAAAGTCCAATGTGTTCCATTGAAAATATTCACAGGTAACTTTCCGTTAGTGAGCCTATAGTCATTGCATACCCAAAATATACGTTTTCCTTGCTTATCCGTGAAACGTCCATAGATTGAGCCTGGATAGATTGCAAAATTATCTGGAAATTGTGTAACATTTCCCTTACAAAGTCGAATGTAAAATTTGGGTTTGTGTTTGATTTTTGACATAGTTATACCTCCTAAATTCAGACAGACTTTGAGCATGGTTTTTTCATTTTAAAAGTTAAAGGATGAGCAGGGAATCGAACCCTGCACACCTACTATTTGCGCAGTATCATCCTATTTTGTTTCAGTTTTCTCTTCTGTAGTTTCCGGTTTGATGACTTCATGTTTTGACGCATTATCTAATACTACTGCACAAAGAGTTGTAAAAGCTGCAATCTGTACTTTTTTATTGCCTGACTTGTCTGTATAGTTAAAATCGGAGAATTTTACAATTTCTACCCCATCCTTCTTAGACTTAGACTGCTCACGTTTAGCAGAACCGCCAAAAGTTGCAAGGAAGTTGCGGAGATCCTTATCTGTAAAATCGGATTTTTTAGTTTTGATACCATAAAAATGGTCACCTTCAGAACCGATTAACTTGTTGAATACAGGGCGTAAAGCGTCTTTTAAATCCTTCATAGAACCCTTGTTATAGTAAGCCTGTACCGCCTTAGAAATATCCACACCGCCTTTTTCAGTGTCGAAAATATCAGCATCAAGCTGTACATTTTTATAGATAGCATGAGCCATCAAAGTAATATGTACACGGTCAGTTGGACAAAGTGCGGTCACGTTGTCAATCGGTAAAAGTGTAGCAATTTCATCTTTTAAAGCAATAATCTCTTCACGGTCTTTGATGAATTGACCTGCATCGTTACCTAAAGTCTGATTGATAATACTAGCGTCACAAGTCATAACGTCAATATCAGCGTGTGCATCCTCTAATGCTTTTTTACCATCCTTGAATGATTTTTTATCCTGCATCCGTGATAATTCAGTGTTACGAACTAAAGTTCTAACGTGTCCTGCAAAGTCGAAATTTGTGTCCTTTAAAGAGTTAGTTTTTGAGTAGAATTTTTCAGATTTTAACATAATGTCTCCTTCTCTCATTTAACGCATGAGTGCAATATATTTTTATTTTTGGTAAAAGTCGCAAGCGGATTTGAACCGCTTCTCAAATGTGCTTAATTCACAACCGCTTAAAAAAGCGTAGACTGAGCCTGCTCAATGCGACTGGATAATTCAACATTTTTCATGTTTACTTGGTGGCTTATTATTGTAATGTGCGGATGTGCTTATTGTAATAATTTACAATTACACTGTATAGCTTGCGTGTCCTGCTATACTTATGTCATATTGCCATACTTTTAACGCTTGACATATAAAGCGGTACTGTATTATTTAATCTTATTAGGTTGATACAACCTTTTTAAATGTGGTATAATAAACCTACTATGTAATTTAATGTTTTTACCACAAAACAAGTGATACACTTGTAAAGATTATTTAATACGTTTATAAGTTGCGGTATAGATTTTAACAACTATCTAACTAAAATAGATAATAACGTTTATTTTCTACGTGTTTAAATGGTAAATAGTTCGTGCCTCCGAACCTACTACATACTAACTTAAGTACTAGTTTTTTGTTACTACATGAGTTTATCAAGGTTTACACCTACAATTCTAATAGGTTCGTTCTACCATTCTACGGGGAACCTATAACCGTTGAGTTCGCGGTTGTGACTTTATCTCACATAGTTTTCTGACATACATTTTGCACTTGTCGTGTCCGACTTGTGAACCTGCTTCACAATGCCTTGCATGAATGGCTATATGAGCCTTTTTATCAATCCTATGCAAGTAGGATTCTTGCTATCATGTAGCAAGTGTTGAAATATTGACTTGTCAATCACTACTGAATGAAGTAGTAATTAGGTTTCCGACACCCTTAACGTATGAACTTATAAGGGGTTTTGCCCCTTGTCCCTTCGGACAACTGTATAGTAAACCTTTTTAATAACTTTTGCAAGCCTTTTTATTAACTTTTTATCATTTTGTTAAAGTTGTATAGTTTTGGTGTGATTTTGGTGTGTGTTATTGTGAATTATTCACAATTTGTGGATAACTATGTGGATAAGTTTTATTTGATTGTTGATAACTTATAAAAATGTGGATAACTAACGATAACGAAACTATATCAGATAATAATATAAATACTATATAACATAGTTTTTATTACTATATATAATGGTTTTTATGATTCTGAAAACAATGGTTAATATATATCTATTAGTCACTGTTTTTTACCTAACCGGGGGTAGATAAAACTAACTAATAGGACTGGAAATGCAGCAAGCTCTATAGCTGATTCATCCACACACCAACTCAAAAATCCATTCTTACCCAATCCTCAAAATCCCAACAAAATCAAGCAAAATCCCAATTTCCCCATTTCAAACCCTTTATCGTACCCCATATCGTCAAAGCCCACTAAAATCAAGCATTTCAACCACTTCACAACCCCAAAATTAAACTCTCATCCCATCAAAAATCCACCCACAATTCCAAAATTTTCCCTATTTATAAGCACTTTTACCGATAACAAATTTTTACACAAAAATCGCCCAAATCATCTCTCACCGCACTTCCCACATAGGGGTACTCAAAAACTACATACAAAATCACTCCAATAAGAGAATAATTATATAACCAATACAAAAAATAATTATTCGACTTAAAGGAGAAAACATGAATACATATTTAATACCAACAACAGCAGCTTATTGTTATGAACCTTACGACCATATCTATCTCGTATATGCCAACACCCCATTAGAAGCATATAGAAAAGCACAAACAGAATTACAAGGCGAATACATACTACAAAAATCACAAAAATATGAATCATACCCATTTGAATTATATAAACCAAATGACACTGCTATTTTCCCATTTCCAGAATCTCAAAAATATGATATACTTACAGAAGCGTTTAAGAATACAAAAGGAGCTAAGCATATGGGGCATTTTAATGTAAACTGGAATGAATATACTGAACCTTTATCTAAAAAAGCAGATAAAGAAATTTGGTCAAATCCGACCTATCCTAATAATGGTATACTAACTAATTATTTAGTTCATACCTATAAACGTCTTAGAACAGAAAGACAAATTATAAGAAAAGATAATTATGCCTTATTTAATACAGGACTCTTTACAAAATATTATGAATCAATATATGCATATTCTGATCAGGAGTATAATGTATCATTTCTTACTGGGCATGAATTAAATCAACATGGAATATCTGAACGTCCACAAAAAGCCAATTATTTTGAAGATCCTTCTCTTCTATTGTTTGATTGGCATTATCCAATAGACATACATTTCAAGCATATTTTGGAAGATGAAAGGAATAAAGAAAGATTACCAAAAGGATTTTTAGAAAAAGAAAATAAAATGTGTATCTTAACAGGTGCGGTTGAATTAATGAAACGTAGAGTTTCAGCAAACTATAAATTAGCAATTCCACAATGTTATGAAGATAAAATCCAATTATTACTTCCTTTATGTTTAGACACAGACGAAGGAAAACCTGATATAGCTCTTGCAGTCACAAAATTAGATAATTGTTATCAAGGATATACATGTTTAACACTTGATATGGCATATAATAATGCTCGTCTCATAGCTAAACCAGAGTCTAGTTGGTTATATTCTAAATAAAAATTAATTATTTAAGGCAGATTGATTACTCAGTCTGTCTTATTTTTATGCCAAAATATACACCCACACTCTCTAACGCTCATATTAGCCCAAATAAGCCATTCTAATTTTTAGGTAACAATCTCTCCACGCACTTTCTTTTACATACCTTAAAAGCTAAAATACAAGGTCATATTTTTTAACTTCAAATCTCAAACCATACAATATAACTAAATATTTCATTACTAATGCAACGTATTTTATACAAAATGTATAACATTCATTCTCATAATACTCTCTATAAGCTGAAAATCTACTGTCCTGACAGTATGTAGAAAATTCTAACCTATTACCCTTACACTTTATTGGTTAAACAATATATTTTTAAATCTACTATTCTAATAAGGAAAAATAACAATGTATGTAATGTATGTAATGTATGCATATGTGCGTAAGCACAAGATATAGTCCCTTGATAGGGACGGTCTTTTCGCAGCGTAAGCAAGAAAAGAATATCTTTAGGGTAGATAACTGATAACAAGCCAATAAATAAAAATCCAAATAGAGAATATATAATTAACCAATCAATCTCAGCCAATACAAAAACAGAAAGGATCAAAATATGATAAAAGAACAAGAAATACCAAAATATCTCAAATCAACAGAAAGTAATATCTCAAAGAGTAACCGCAAATCAAAGCACAAACATCAATACGAAGAATGTCTGCTTCAATACAGATCCACATTTATAGGAAAAACTCGTCTTAATACAGGTTTATATACCTACTGTACTATTTGTGGAAAAATAAATGAGCGATTCAAAGAGAACAAATCTATTGTAAAAAATTATATCAGAACAGTAGATACTCCAATAGGCAAATGCTACTCTCATATTTCTGGCGAAGAATTATATGAAAAGTACCATGACAAATTACCAGTATTCTTTATAGAGGATATTTACAAAGAGAAGTATGTTAATTTGGAACAGAATAATAATCAAGATGGAGAATAAACTTATAGGCACATCATACATGTACCCAAATGAAAATATTAACCAAAACACCACGTACATAAACCAACTAATAACAATCAAGCAAAAGAAAGAAGGAATTATTATAATCGGAGTATATTCTATAACAAATTTAAAAACTAATAAATTATATATTGGGGAAAGCTTTGATATTGATAAAAGATGGATTAACCATAAAAATGATCTTTTAAATAATCGACACGCTAATTATTATCTTCAACAAGATTTCAATAAGTTTGGGAAGGCATTTTTTAAATTTAAAGTTCTGCAAGAAGTTGAAAGAGATAGTATCACTATTACTCAATCAAAATTATTGATGTTGGAAAATGCTTATATAGAAAAATATAAAAAAGAAAATTATGAATTATATAACATAGAAAATACGTTGAAAGATGTTTTATCAAATAAAAGAAAATTATTGTTCTGCGAAGAAATTGCAAATTATGTTGTAGTGTCTCAATTTTTAAAAATAAATATGTATATGATTATACGAATAAAAGATTTAACTATTGTCAAAGAGATACAATTGAAAATTTAATATTATCTAATTCTTCAATCAAGGGGAAAGAAAAAGCAAAGCAAGTTGCAAGTATAATATTAAAAGAATTAATTGATCAGAATCTATATGAAAACTTTATAGTTGAAAACACTTACTCTATTTATCTATATCATAAAATTCAAGAACGCAAAATCATAGAAATTAATTCTAAAGGTCGAGAATATATATTAAGTCATTATGACTTTAATTCATTTTTATTAAGAAAAAGAACTTCTGAATCTAAAATTCATATACAACAATATCCATTTGAAAATAAAATTAAACCAGAAGATCAAAATAAAATACAGGATGTTTGGCATGGACTTAAAGAGAAACATATTCTGCCACCAGAAAATAAATATAATGATTTTCGAGATATGCTTATAAAATTAAATTTAATCATTATTGATAATAATAAGAGAACAAGAGCGACTGAATTTGCAATGAAAAATAAATATTTTCTAGTTGTTAAGTATAATAAAGCTAAAGACATTTATCAGTATGTTATATCTCATGATGGTCTAAAATACATTTCAGCTAATATACAATAAACGTTTTTAATTTACAGAGTAATTTGTGAAACAAATTGCGCTGTAAATAGTCTGTCTTATTAAATAAGTTATATATCTTCTTTCAGTTCGGCAAAGTGGGTTCCACCCCATACCAATTTCAAAAATAAAACAAACAGGTGGGGGTTCAGACCTACTTTACTGAACGCTCGCAAATTTCTCTTCTACTTAATTTCAAATGGAGAATAAATAAATATTACCTATAAAGGAGGAATTTTTATTGCAACAGAAAACAGAATACTTTACTCGTTTTCCAAATAACTATATTCAAGGAAACATTAAAACTAAATATGGAGTTAGTCGTAAATTCTATATTACTTACATCCTTATTGATAAATATAGATCTTACGAAGACTATAGTTGGATTACTCTTAGAAAAGTTTTAAATTTCTACGGATACAAGACACACAAACGCAGACCGAAAGCTGTTCAAGAAATTCTTGATGTACTGGAATATATGATTAACAACAAAATGATTGAAGTTCAACAGGATCTTGATACGCTTGGATATGATACTGGAATTGAAATTAAAATCATCCCTGAAAATTTTGATGCTGCTGATAAATTCTCAAAAATCACATCTTCTCAGCTTGATTTTATTATGATGAACGAATCTAGTATTAATAAAGAGAATATATTAATGGCTTTTCTTTATATTAATTCGTATATTTTCATTCGTCCAAAAAATAAAGATAATGAAGAAACTATGTATAACCCTGAAACTAAACCAGAAGCTTTTTGGCGAAGTATAGAATCTATGTCAAAAGAATTATCTATGTCTAAGGATACAATTAATCAGTGTATCCAATATCTCACATCTTCTATTGGTGACAAAAAACCTCTTCTTATAAAAAAAGAAGTCGGCAGCGTTCAACCAGATCCAAAAAAACCACCACAAAATGTACCAAATATATATGTACTTAATAAAGAAGGATACGAGCAAGAAATTGAATGGGCTATTGCTAAGATGTTGGAAATCTATAATGTAGACTCATTTGGAGAAATCAAAAACGGCAATAAGTCGTAAATAAAACAGAGAATAAACATATGTAACCAATTAACGCAGCACTTAAAGGAGCTGATTGCGATGAACAATAATTTTAAAATAAAAGGAGAACTAATTAATGAACAGAACCGTAACAATTACATCAAAGAACCATAAATATGCAAATACATATGGGGGAAATATTTGTATATCAGATTTTTGCACTGATTATGAAGGTAGTCGAAATATTTCAGAACGTATTGAATCTGCCTGGCGATTTGATAGGTCATGTGCAAGAAACAGAGTTGTATTAGATGATTATAAGGAGAGACAAAAATAATGGCAGATATAAATATGAGCGTATCAATTGAGGAGCAGGAAATTTGTATTAATGCAATGCGTGATGAGAAATTTGCAACAATATATGCTTCCGATTCTACATATATTACGAAATTGGACAAGTTATGTAAGGAAAGCCATGGCATGTACTCTCTCATTGAGGATACTGGCAGAGGTAAGAAATATTTATTAAAGGATAAAACTCTTATCAGTTTCAGAGCAAAGAAACGTGAACTTACAGATGAGCAAAAGAAACAAGCTGCTGAACGTATGAGAAAATATCAAGCTAATAAATCTAACTGAGATACCCTTTCTAGCCAGAATTTCTAATGTAGACCATTGTACAGAAAATTCTACCCTTATTCATGGAGAAATACTCGTCTAAGAATTACATTTTTCAAATTACAATAAACAACAATAAATAGAAAGAAGGATTACATTATGTTAAGAAACTATTACCAGGGAACTATGATTACAGTTGAGTTACCAAAGAATCAATATAAAGGTTATGTGGTTGACTGCGTATACAGATATGTCAAGGATATGAACAAGTATGCACTGAGCATGTGGCTTCGTAATACTGAAGTTGATGACAGAATGCAGATTTGCTCACAGGAAATTAATACTCAATACATTACAAGCACAAGAGAGAATATAAAGAAGGATGTGTGTGCAATTGTTGAACAAGCTGCCAATAGCTCATATTTTGACAAGTCGATTGAGACTTATGAATATACACAGAAATGTTTTGAGCGTGGTAATGCTGAATTTGAGAATGAGGAGAACAGATCATGAGCTGTCCATATTGTAGAGGAATAGGTGAACATGATTACAGATGTCCTCTTTGGCAGCCAAGTAAAAAGGCAAAAGTTAAATGTGGTTATTGTGATGAGTATATTCTTGAAGGTGACGATTACGTTGAGATTAATGGATGGACTTATCACAAAGACTGCTTAACTGTTAATAGGTTGCTTGATTTAATGGGAGTTATCACAAAGGAGATGTCATATGAATTGGATTAAAAGAAAGATAAAATGGATTATTTATAAACTTGATGGACTTGTGCCTAAGATACATAACTTGCCTGACGTTGTGTACATTAAATGGATGGGCGAGGAATTTATAATTAAAAAGTAAATAGAAATTTCATTTGGAGAATATATAAGTGAAACATAATAAATAAAAGATAAAAGGAGGATTTATGGCTGGTATTAGCGTACCTCAATATGAGATTTTTAAAATTGGAACAAATAAACTAAAGTATTCTAATTGGGATTTACAGATTACCAAAGAAGAGGCTTTCAAATATCAGGAACTCATATCACTGTTTGAAGCTCAAGAGTTCCGTATAATGGCAAATAAGATTTTAGAAAAACCTATTTGGAGTATTGATTTTTCAAAGATATTTATGCAGGTAGTTGTTGATAAAAAATCTGATTTTGCAAGAGTGACTTGTAAAAAAGGTGTTACCATAAATGGTGTTAATTATAAACGCTTTGTTGGAACTACTGGGGGATTAAAAAACAATACTCTTCTCTTCTGCAATTCACAATACATTGACAAATTAAATGAATTATGTGAATGTAAGAGAAATCCAGAAGCTAAATTAGTTCCTGCAAAATATGAAGCTTACAAAGCATTAACATGTTCTGCATCACAACCGATTTGTGATCCACATGGAATTTTGGTCGTAAAAGATTGTATTACACAATATTTTGCAGATGTTATATCACTCGATGATGGTGACGATTCAAAAGAACCAACAAGAGAAATTATTAAAGATAAAGCTCTTGAAAACAATGTATCTGACGGTTTTAATCTTTGTACTATACAATATATGCAGCGAGTAGCTGAATCTTTAGGTCTTGATTATATTCCTGGTGGTGTGTGCTTGAGAAATGCATGGCTCAAAGGAATGCTCTATCCGTTCCCTATTTATGAATTTATTGAAAAATACAATAATGGTAATTATATGATTGAAGATATTTGGGGAAATATACAAGATATTCGTCAATGTGAAATGATTATCACAGAGTCTTCTCTTAAATTATGGGGAGCGTATGATAATATTGAGCAATATGTGAATGCGTATAAGGAATGTGGATACGAATTTTCTGTAACAAAAATTTCACCACATGTTCTTGAAGAACAGAGAGAATTGAATTACCAATATCTCCAGTCTTATGAATTTACAGACGAAGATGTTGAGGAATTGTGCGCACCAACAATCAACTATTTAAAAGATGCTATGTGTGGCGACTACTCTTCTACTGTTAAATTTCTTGGTATTAACGAAAATACTGATGTAAATTCATGGCAACGTGCTTTGTATACAAGCGAATATATGTTGGGAGATCCATATATAATCGACTCTGTACATAGATATATCAAGAAAAAAATGAATGATGCGAAAATTGGTAAATTATTTGTAAAAGGTAACTATCAGATTGCAAGCGGTGATCCATTTGCTCTTATGCAATCTATTTGTGGTTTGAAAGTTACAGGTTTATTAAAAGCAAATGAATGTTATTCAAAATTTTGGATTGATAAAAATGAAGATGAAATTGTACTCTTTAGAAGTCCAATGACAAGTCATAATAATATTCGAATGTGTAATATCAATAATTCGGATGAATGTCGGTATTGGTATCAATATATGAATACTATCATGATTATAAACGGTTGGGATTCATTTTGTATGGCTGAGAATGGAGAAGACTGGGACTCGGATCTGAACTTTTCTACTAATAATCCTGTTATGAAAAGACGTTATAGATACCTACCTGCTATCGAATGTGTCCAACGAAATGCGGAAAAAATTGTTGTTACTGAAGTTGCCGTTAAAAAGACAAATAAAGCAGGTATGGGAAATCAAGTTGGAACAATCACTAATTATGTCACATCTATGATGGAAGTTCAATCTCATTTCGAGAAAGATTCACTTGAATATAAAGAATTAGAATATAGAATAGAATGTGGTCAGCTCTATCAACAAAATGAGTTGGACAAAATTAAGGGCATCATTGCAAAACCAATGGAAAGCAGTTGGTACAATTTAGGTGCTTGCGGAGAGAATAAATATTTGCAATCGCTTTGCGCATACAGAAAGCCCTACTTTATGATTTATGTTTACGATGAAACAAAAAGACAGTACAAGCAATACATTAAAGAAAGTAATGCTAAATGCTATGCTATCTATAAATGTTCTATCGAGGATTTGTATAACAAAGATAGTCTTACAAAAGAACAAGAAGATTTTCTATTTTGGTACGAAAGAAAAATGCCAGTTGGTACAGGAAATTGTTCTATGAACCAGATTTGCAAATATGTTGAAAGTCAGTTAGACGGATATAAGTCTCAGCTACATAAAGACTCTTCATTTGATTATAATATACTAAAAGTAAAAAGACGTTGTACTGAAGAACATAGACAAGCTCTGCGAGAACTTGAACAATATTATTGTGAATGCATTAAAGAATATAAAAAGAAACAGGGAAAAGAAAAAGGAATACAGCTAAATAGAACTGATATCTTTGATAAACAGGATGAATTCGACAAATATTATCAACGTGCAAGTATGGTTGAACTGTTTAAGAAGAAAGCCGAAGAAATATGTCCAAACGATGATGAACGTATGAACATCATTCTTGATATGACTTATGGATATAAAGGTAATAGACAGTTTTGTTGGGATTGTATTGGAGAACTAATTATTAAACGTTTAGAAGAAATGGAGGAAGAAGTTGTATATACTGAATGAAAAAGAATATATTAGAGAGATATTAGTGTCTGGTAATAAACCAGACAATATCTCGAATGGATATCTGATAACATTGATTGCTAAGTATTATTTTGATAGAGGTAAAGATCCAAATATTCTAATTGATACAGTCAAAGCAAAGATGCTTGAATTTAATATTGAAGGATATCAAGAATATAGATATGCCAATAAAATCAAAAAAACATGTATTGATTTATATGATTCAGAATCAAAAAATCTCTTTAGGGAACTTGAGTATGTTCCTATCTATGAAAAAGAATTAAAAGTCGTGGAATCTCTTCCAAATGATCGCCAAAAGAAATTTATGTTTACATTATTTGCTATTGCAAGATATATGAATAGCGAAGGATGGATAAATAAAAAAGACTCAAGAGGTCTTTCAGAAGTATTTAAACTTGCCAATGTTACTCTCTCATCTGATAAAAGGAATGAATTGTTACATGAGTTATATAGTAATGGCTATATTCATTTTGGGAAAAAGGTGAATAATCTTAATATCAAAATAGATTTAGGAGACACTGATGATGATGTTGCTTATAAAGTAACTCAATTTGAAAATATTGGTAATCAGTACATAGGAAATTTTAAAAAGGGATATAAACAGTGTGCAAATGGATGTGGAAGAAAAATCAAGATAAAAGGTACAAATGATAAGTATTGTAAGTATTGTGCAAGAGAAAAACAACTCGAATGGCAAAGGAATAGTATGAGGAAATCAAGAGAAACCTCAATGTGTGAAGTTTCTTAAACCTCTGAAAACACTTGATTTATAAGGCCTTTTGGCACATTTTCACAAAAAATTCATTTTTCTTAAATGTAGATATAGTGAAATATTCACAAAAAACATGATACAAAAACGATTGTCATGGAAGAAACAAACCGACAATCTTTGTATATCTGCTCTGCTGCTCTTTTGAGTAGCATTGCAGATTTAGAATGAAATCAGCTTTTCTTGGCTGATAAAACAGAGAATAATAAAATGTAAACATCAAGTACATATTCATTGTACCTTACCTTCTATAATCGGTGACTGTACTACAGTTCTTATAGTATGGTCACTGATAATTCTTAAATATTATAGCGGAGTGACGAGCAATGGAAGCTCACTTGGCTCATAACCAAGAGTATGCAGGTTCGAGTCCTGTTTCCGCAACTCTCCTACTTGTAGGCGGCAGGTTTCGTGTCGTTAAATAAACTTAGCAATAAGGATAAAGCAGGAATGTCTTTAGTTTGCATAAGACACTGCGACTGCATATAGCAGTTTGACGGAAAACACAGATAATCTATGCCAAACCTAAAATCAGAGGGCTACTGCTAATGATATGGTTTGGTAGGGGCGATGAAAAACGCTCTGTATTAACATGGAAACATGGATATGATTACTGTCTTATTGGTGCGATTTCCGCAAGAAAAAGTGCTGATATTGATTGTTGCAACGTTTCTTAATGCGAAAGCAAGGAACAGAACAATGAAGTAAGTCGATAGCAAGACGAACAGAATGGTGACGATTGGGCTGTACTCAAAAGGTACGGATGGTCAAATGTACACCTCATCGTTCATTTTTATGCAAATATTAATCGAAACATACTTTTGAAGAAGAAAATATAATGATATTTGAAGAAGAAAATATAATGATATTTATTAAAAATTATTGAAAGGTAAATTGATTAAGAACAAGCAAAAGTGTGTATGACCGCAAAGAGACAAACAACTTATTCATCTGTAATATGGTGACATATAGCACTCGCAAGGTACTATATGAGAAAATACGAGTAGACGCAACCGTAAGAGATTTGCACTCTCTGAACCTCGCAAGGAACGATGTATTGAAAGGAAATCTATAATGCTTTGTGGTAAGAGTTTGCCAATTTTTGCAAAATTGGTGTTGTTGTTACCTACAGCCTAATCGACTGTGTGATAAATTGTGTCCAACCACAATAGATGGTAATGTATTAGGTCAAATATCTCAGCCTAAAGAAATAAAGTCTCATACTTCGGTATGGGTTTTTTATTTTGAGTGTGTAGCTCAGTTTGGCAGAGCACTCGACTTTTAATCGAGTTGTCGATGGGTTCAAATCCCTCCACACTCACTCTCTTCTGCTATTCAGCAGGAAATAAATCAAGAAAGAAGTGAAAATTATTAAGTACATTTCAAAAAATGAAATTGAAAAATTATTATCTGAAGGTGTAATTAGAAACACAAGACGAGGATATGTAGATCGCAGAGGCGAGCATATTGGATATTACAAGACTTGTGGTGGAAAGCGTTACATTGAAGATAAATATGTCAAGTAGGTTTTGCTTATGAAAAATCGAATTGAATATAAAGGATTTTATATTGACAAGACTGAAAATGGCTATCGTATCTGTAGACAAGAAGATACAGAAAAACATACTCATCTCTTAAATCTTAATCCATCGTATAAGCTTATAGACAATGTGTTGTCAAATAAAATTCCTACTTGTTGTGGATGTTATTATTTGGAGTCACATGCTAGATTAAGCTATGATGAAAATTATATTAGGAAGATTCGTGAGTATATCAAAGTGAAACAGAATAAAAGTAAACAAATGTATTACAATCCTAGCAGAAAACGTTCTGGTGGGAATTTTTAATTTTATGGAGGAAAAGGAATTATGGCAGCTAGTAAATTAAAATTTACAAGAACAACTACAGATAAATTAACAGTAAAGGCAGGTACGCTCTCAGAGGATTGTACTACTATTACATATACTGATGAGAATGATATGGAGCAGGAGGTAAAAGTAGCTGATCTGCTTACCTCATTTAAGAATCAGGTAATTGATTTTACTGTTGCATTAAAAACAGATGAGGAGCTGGATGTTCCGTCTGATGAAGAGTAATAGAGAGTAGGTGGACATTATAATCGACTTACATAGATTAGAAAATGAAACAGATTTTGAATGGAAATTGAGATGTTGTCTTGCAAAAAAGCGCAAGGAAACAGATATGGATTGGATTGAGATTCGAGATATGCTTGGATTGAACATTACACCAGATCAGCTTAGAAAACAGGCTGTTGGATATGAAGAGTATGATAATTATATTCATGGCTATCAGGGTGTAGCCACTACTATCCTATCTGTGTCAGATTTACATGTTCCATTTCAGTTACCATATGAGTTACTGAAAGATTATCGTGGAGTTGATATCTTACAAATTAATGGAGATGTTGTAGATTGTCAAGCATTATCGAAATTTTCAAAACAGTATAGAATTTCACCAATGGAAGAAATGATTCAAGGTAGACAATATCTTATTGATTTAATTGAGTATATTCGTCCTAAGAAAGTAGTATGTAATTATGGCAATCACGACAAGCGATTTGCTAATTATTTTGCAAAGAATTTAGATACTGACATCTTGGAGCTTATGCCTGATACATCTTTGGAACTTATTTTTGTAGATGGATTTAAACACTATGACAAACGCAGTAAATCAAAGATTTGGTATGAATCACTTGTAAATATTTTTGATGATATTGATATTCAGTATATTGATGACTGGAAATGTAAGATTGGTAAAACTTGGTTTGTTCATCCATTAGCATATAGGCAAGGGATGCTTGCTACTGCTGATAAGGCAAAAGATTATCTACAGGATACTGATAAAGAAGGATTTGATTGCGTTACGATGGCACATACTCATATGATTGGTGATTCAAAACGTGGATATGTGAGACTTCTTGAACAGGGAGCTTTTGCAAATGTAGATAAGATGAATTACATGGATGGTAGATTAACAAAGCCACAGAAAGAAGGTTTCGCTGTTATCTGTCAAGATAAAGACGGTAATTTGATAGATGCTAAGACGAAAGTTATATCATTAAATTAAATAACAATTGTAGTCCACTGTTCGGTTCAGTTTGGAGTAATTGTGAAAGCAGATATTCACAGCTATAATTAATATACGACTAATATATTATTCATTTTTGTTTATTTTAACATTTTTAGATAATATATTAGTCTTTTTGGTTAATGAAACCACTATCAGAGTGAGTGTACCTTATATGGACGCTACCCTCTTATTATTTTGGCAATAAATTAAGATATTGCCGAAAAATATAAAACAAAACACTCGAAAAAATATAAACGAAGATTAAAAGGAGAAAATTTAAAATGAACAAGACAGATTTAATAAAAAATGTAAGTACACAGATTGATGGAGCTACACAGAAAGATGTTGCTGTTATTGTAGACACAGTACTTGAGACAATTGTTAATACAGTTGCTTCTGGTGAGAAGGTATCTCTTGCAGGATTTGGTAATTTTGAGGTTGCTGAGAGAGCTGCAAGAACAGGTAGAAATCCAAAAACAGGCGAGCCATTAGAGATTGCAGCTTCTAAGAGTCCAAAGTTCCATGCATTAACTGGTTTTAAGAATGCAGTTAAGAATGCTTAATCTGAAGGGATGTGAATTGTTTGAAGAAAAATAAATATGAAGACATTCAGATGATTGATCTTGAGGATAAAGTTGATGATATCACTGATATTTTTATCAATCGCTTATATCATACAGACAAAACCGTTGGTGTAGTTGTCAATAAGGAAATTGCTGAATATATTCTTGATGAACTCGTGAAAATTGACGAGACAAGCATTAAAGAAGTTGACCTTGTTGATTATATGAATATAGACGAATATTTAGTATCTGTCGATGATGATGGCGTAATCACTGTTGTTCCTATTGAGGACTTTTGTGTTCTTGATAATACAGACATTTTTTATATTGATATGGATGGTGATATTAAACAGGATGTCATTGATTATTGTGTAAATGAGGATAAGGAAGTTATTCTGTTTGGACAGGAAGATGACTGCGATGGTGATTGTAAGAACTGTCCTGCGCATGATGAGACTTACTTACATACTTCTAAAGACGAAGATGGAAATGCTCACGGATTTACTGCTAGTAGGTCAGATGGCGACTCTTATATGAGTTATTCTTACTACTCTAGCGATGAGTTAAGTCATGAAGATATTCAGAAGATGTTAAAGGCTTTTGGATTTTAATATTTGATTTTTAGAGTGTGTGGTTAAGGCTGCACACTCTTTTTGTATGGGTGGATATGCCTAGAGGCGAGGGCAAGAGACTGTAAATCTCCCACATGAGAAACACCGTAGGTTCGACTCCTACTCCACCCACTATTGCCAGAAAGAGAAATCTTTCTCCTATTAAGGATATCCATATAAGGAGCGTATGGCGGTGAGTTGACATCGTTAACAACTTGCGTGAACCTCAAGAGTGGTCAAGAGTGATAAAAACTCTCAAAAAAGTGTAAGGCTTTTGTATAATGGGCAAGCATTTAAAATCAATTATTTCTGTTGAGAAACAGAGAATAAATATATGTGCTCATGATTGGTGTCATAGCTGATTGTGGGATTTATGGAACAGTAGGTACTTGGAGTAGCTACCAAGTATATGAGGCAACCTACACACCTCTTCTACTGTTCTATTTTTATTGTATGTGTAGGGGAAAGTGTAGGAAAATTATGGGAACAAGAATGTTAAAGGTTGGAGATAAAGAAGTCCAATCTACTAAAGTAACTTATGACGATTTGGTTATTTTGTATAATCAATTTATTGATACTTATGGTGAAGTGCCAGTATATTCAAAATGTGACTCAAAACATAATATGCCACAAGGCAGAATTATAACTCGTGTATTAAAAGAAAATAGTATCACCTATAATGATTTCTTGTTACAGTTTGGTAAGGTATCTCACGTAAGGACAGAAAGTAAAGATTATGATTTATATGTCAAAAGATTTAAAGAAGTAAGTGATAATATTGGTCATGCTTTATGCGGAAATGAGTTAATGAATAATAAATATGGTTTACCAAATCCAATTTGGTTCGTAAAATATTGTCCAGATAAAAATGTGAAAAAATATGATGATTTCGTGCGTTGGTGTGGTTATGAAAGCAATAAGCTCAAAAAAGAAAAAGAAGATATTGCGAATGCACTTATAAATCTTGAGAAAGAATTAGGCAGACCAATTTTGCGAGAAGATATTTCACTTGAGAAAATTGGTTTTTCAATGATTGTATTAGTAAGAATGTTTGGTGGTCTTAATAAAGCTAAAGAAGAAATTGGTCTTATGCCTACACCAACAGATAAACCTCTTTATCCATTTGAATATTATAGGAATACTATTACAGAGGCATTAAATAATCTATATGAAAAAACTGGTAGAAAATTTCTTACATGGCAAGATTTAGAAAGTGGTTTATATCATAAAAACAATATTGAACATAAATCAATGACAAAAGCATTTAAGCGTGAAGGTTTAAATGTATTTGCTTATATTAAAAGCTTTGGATTTGAAATGAATCCAAATAATTTTAGTTTTAAATACACGTTTGATGATGGTGAACGTGCTGTATCAACTATGGAATTTGATTTTTCTACACATATACGTTCTCTTGGATATGAATATAACAAATCATATTTTAGAGATGTAATGTATAAGACTTTTACAAATAGTGACAAGAAACGAAAAACAAATTGTGATTACTGTATGCTTTTGCCTAATGGTAAAAAGTTATATGTTGAAATTGCAGGTGTTATACCTAACGACACGGCAGATTGGAGACATTATGAATACAAGTACAAACGTCATCAAGAGTATCAACAGAAAATGTTATACAAAGAAAAAATACTTATAGAGAACAAATGTAATTATCTATTTCTGTTTTCATCTGAAATGAAAAACGGAAGTTATAAAGAAATATTGCAAAATAAAATAAATGAGATTTTACAAGAAGTAGCTTAGCTTACCACTACTCTACTTCTTTTTATTATACGAAAGGAAGTGATTTAGTGGCACATGTAACAAGGGTAAAATATTTTACCAAGGATAAGGAGAAATTTATAAATCCTGATAACTTGAAGAAATATAAGAAGTATCTCCAATCAAATATTATAAAAAATCAGGATGTTAAAGATACTACATATAAAAGATATGAAGGATTGTTTCGTCATTTCCTTATGTGGTTAGGTGAAAATTATGGAGATTTAGATTTGTATTCAGATGAGTTTATGGAAGATGCTGTTGATATTATGGAGAACTATATTATGTTCTGCCAAGAAACACTTCTGAATCATAAAAAGATTATTAACATGAAAATTTCTGCCGTTAGCTCATTCTATATTTGGTCTATGAAACGTGGTTTTGTAAAATATCATCCTTTTGATGGAAAACTCGATAGAATGAAGAAAGCTAATGAGGAACATATTTTAAATTCGTATTTCCTTACAGAAGAACAAGTTCAAACAATCCGTAGAGAGTTATCTGAAAATGATAAGTATTCAATTCAAGATCAGATTTTATTTGAGGTAAGCTTCGATTCTGCCAATAGAATTGGCGCATTGTTAAGATTGCAGTTATCCAAACTTGATTTAGAACATAACATGTTTATTGATATAAGAGAAAAGGAAGGATACCGTACACAGGTAGTTTTTGGTGATGTTGCAAAAGAACTTATTCAAGAGTGGCTTGAAATGAGAAAGAATGATTATGACCATTTGGAATGTGATTCATTGTTAATTACAAAATACAATGGAGAATATAAACCTATGGGTGATAGCGCAATCAGAGATAGAATGAAGAAATATGGTGAAATAATTGGAATTTCTGACTATAGACCTCATTGCCAACGAAAATCTCGTCTAAATTTGGTTTATGAAGAGACTGGCGATTTAGCATTAGCAGCCGAGCTTGCCAACCACAAATCGACAGAAACAACCCGTTCCTTCTATTGTAAACCTAAAACTAAGGCAGAAGTTATGGAAAAAATCAATGCTTTAAAAGAGAAAAATGAGGCAGAAAGTAAATAAATCTGAAAAACTTACTATATACAAAGATTAGGTTGCGCCTTTACAGGCATATTGGATGGTGGCATTCAATAGCGTAAAACCTATGTCAACGTAAACCGACATTAATTTCCTAATCTTTTTTGCTTTTAAATGGAGAATAATTATAAGCCGAATGCTCTGAAGCCATAAGAACTCAACAAGGCTCTGTGAAAATCAGACGGACAGGTAGACTGATAGCACTACTGAGTTGCGAACCTCACCAAAATCGTATTATGTAGAGGTTACGAAGCCTGTAAAAAATCACATAACTAACATAGTAGAATGATACTAGGTATTATTCATTTTATAAGTGAGCTGTCACTGACCGATATGTGACATAAATATAAAGGTCGGTTTGCGAAATTATTGACCTTTGGAATGGTCTAAAACTTCCCACTGCTACTGCTTATTGGCGGTGTTATGGAGAGGTCTTGCCTTAGTAGACGATTAACAAATGCGGTTGCCACCACCGTTAAGTGTGGAACGATGAAGTTTGGTGTACCTCTATCAAAGACGTTGAAACGAGGAATAGCCGACACGATGCATTTCGCCAAATAAACAAATAAGACAGAGTAAGGAATCTTGAAGTCGGCAATCTTATCCTACCATCACCACGGATAATCGGTTTCTTCCAACATGGAATGGTGTCCGTGCTTCTCTGCGTTAGTGAGAACCTTTAATAAGTAAAACACAACTTCTATTAGTCGTTTTGTAAGGTATGGATTTATCGCTAAATTCGTATCTGATTTTTTGAGATAGAAATAGCGAATGACTGCTTGGCGGTCTGTCGGATAAAAGACATTAAACATTATCAAGTGATGGAACGTAGCGTATCTATTCTTAAATGTACCATCTAAAAAACGTGATACGCACAAAATAAGCAAGAATGGAAATTACAGTATGTGTTTTTATTCTAAATAACTGGATGTGTACAGTCCAATATCAGCTAGTTAGTGCTTTATGTTGATTTTAATGACTCGTAGCTCAATGGTAGAGCACTCGACTGTTAATCGAGGCGTTGTGGGTTCAAGTCCCACCGAGTCAGTTATGGCTCTATAGTATAAAGGTAATTATACCCGACTGTCTATCGGAAGATTTGGATTCGATTCCCAATAGAGTCGTTTATGGGACGTTGGACAAATGGCTAAGTTACAGCCCTTTCACGGCTGCGATGCGAGTTCGATCCTCGCACGTCCTATTTTATGCGGTAAACCTGAAGCCAAAACCTATTTTTTGGATGCATACAAAATTTAGGTGTGTAAGTTCATCACTTGCTACCGCCCTATCAAATTATCCGTAGGCAACAACTACGCAGATCATTCTGATAAAGTCGTAATGAAAATAGTTTCATTTAGTTTAGAGAAAGATAATTTTTAAAGAAAGAGTCATTTCCTTTGGAGGTGGCTCTTTTATTATATATGTCCTTAGTTTAATTGGTTAGAATATCAGACTCCAAATCTGAGAGATGTGGGTTCGACTCCTACAGGGCGTGTTTGTGTCAACTAAGATATGTGCACATTCTTAGACTATACTGGTGTATAGGTGGCACTGAAACTGTGACGACAGTTGACTTGTTTATATGGTTCAAATCCATTCGCCTTATATATGAAAGAAATGAATGCGCAGATTTTAAGTATTATATAAGGTCAGGCGTTGGTATAAGCGAGGTTCGATTCCTCTACTCAAGTCTTGAAATGAAGTGAATTGCACATTCATTGGAAATTTAATATTGGAAATTATGAGAAGTCATTTTGTATGAAGTGGCTTCTTTTGTGTTGTGATGGAATTAAAAAAGAGAATAAATATATAGCCAACTATGAGAGGATTGTTACTGTTTCGATTGCAGATAGTTGGATTATGGAGTGAGAAGCTGAAGAAGTCATGAGCTTCAGTATAGTAGATACTCGCACTACTCTCTCACTCTATTTTAATTGGTTTTGCGAGTGGAAAGCGAGAAAATGTTATGAATGGAATACCAAATGATCCAAAAGAATTTTTGGAACGAGTTAATAAAATTAGTCCAGAATTTGAAATAACTGGAAATTATACAAAATTATCAGAAACATATTTACATTGCAAATGTAAAAAATGTGGACATAAAAGAAATTATTCTGCAAAAACTTTATTGAAAACCCAACATTGCAGATATTGTGAAAGAATGAAAAGGTATGATGGCATATTTAATATATCTGATAATGAATTTAAGAAAAGAGTCCAGTCAAAATATCCAGATTTAAATATTACTGGTACATATAAACATGGACAAAAAGAAATTACATGTATTTGTAAAAAATGCGGATATAAAAATAGAATAAGAACATTATCATTATTAAATGGTTCATATAAATGTACAATCTGTGAAAATGGAAAAGAAAATATTCAAATAGGTGTGAATGATATAAAGTCTATTAATCCTGTCTTATATGATTGTCTTGTTGATAAATCTATCAATGAAAAATTCACAATAAACAGTAGAAATAAAACAGATTTTATTTGTCCTTCTTGTGGTCAAATAATTAAGAATAAGACAATAGATCATGTTAATAAACGAGGTCTTAAATGTAAATGTCAAGATGGCAATAGTCTTGGTGAGAAATATTTATATCAGGTGTTGAAATCTGTTGATATAAATATAGAATCTGAGAAATATCTGAATAATAATTATTCTTACAGATATGATTTTTATGGTAATTATAACGACATTGAATGGATATGTGAATTGAATGGTAAACAGCATTATGAAAAATCATTTCACACATTAGGTGGAAGAACCTTAGAAGAAGAAACCAAAAATGATAAAGAAAAACAAAAATATGCTTTGGAACAAGGCATTAATAGATATATCGTAATTAATTCAAAAGAATCTGGTTTTAATCAATTAAAAGACGCTATCATCAATAGCGATTTATCAAAAATATATGATTTTTCAAATGTTAATTGGGTTGAATGTTATAGGCAATCATTAATTTCTGATGTTTTTAAAATTGCTGATTTATGGAATAATGGTTATAAAGTAATGCAGATATGCGATATAACAGGACTTGCTAAAAATACGGTAAGAATGTTTCTTACTAGAGCCAATGATATCGGATATTGCAAATACGATCATACGCAAAGTACAAGAAAATATGTCAAATGCATTGAAACAGGCGAAATATTTAAATCTTTGAGAGATGCTGAAAGAAAATATAATATAAAACGAGGATATTTGTCTAGTTGGCTAAAAGGGAGACATACTCTTTCTGTTGCAAATTATACATGGGAATATATTGAAGAAGAGTCGGTTGCTTAATCGGCTCTTTTATTTATATTGGAATGAAAAGAAAGAAGGTGAAATAATGGCTAATTTAAGACAAGCGAAAACAGATGATGAAATTAAAAAGCTAACTGTAAATTCGGTAAAATCGGCTTACCATGAATTAGCTTTAGACTACAATCATCTTCTTAATTTGGATTATGTATATTGTCCTCATTGTGGAAAATGGAAAACTGTAAAGGCATTTTATTCATCTACAGAGACAGCAAGTGGAATTGAACATTTTGCATGTAAAGAATGTTTAATAGATATGTGTACTGATAAAGATAAAGATGGAAATCGAATAGACAATAAACAAAAAACTATAAATACGTTTAGAAGACTTGATTGGGTGTTTATTGATTCTGATTATGAGTCACAAATTAATACATTAGCTGAAGGTGTTGGTGAAAAAAATCGTGCCACGGCAGCACAACAATATATTGTTATGGTTAAATCGCTACCACAATATAAAAATAAACATTGGTGCGATTCAGAATTAAGTGTTGAAGATGATATAGAGAATAATTCTGAAGATGTAAAAATCGTACAAAAAACATTACGTGCAGCAAAAAAGAGATTTGGTACGGATTATAACAATGAAGAACTGATGTTCCTTGAGAATGAGTATCAAGACTGGATTTCGAGATATGACTGCTCCCAAAAGGCGCAAGAAGAAACATTTCAGAATTTGTCAATATTAAAACTTATGAAACGAAATGCAATTAAAAAAGGGGCTTCTACAAAAGATTTAGATTACTCATATCAGCAATGGCTTGATACAGGTAATTTAAAGCCAAAACAAAATACTCTTGATACGTTTTCAGACGCTCAAACGATGGGTACATTAATTCAGAAATATGAGGAAACACGCCCTCTTCCTGATATAGATCCAGAACTTGCAGATGTTGATAAAATTGGTACTTACATAGATGCTTTTTATAGAGGTCACGCATCAAAAATGCTTGGTCTGAAAAACAGATTTTCAAATATATATGAACGAGTAATGGCAAAATATACTGTTAATCCACCATCTTATGATGAGGAATCAGATAGTGAAATTCTATTTGATAAGATTTTTGGTAGCAAGGATGATGAATAATTATGGCTACCACAAAGAAAGAAAAGAAAAAGTCATTACAAGAAGTATATCAAGAAAAATCCGAGCGTGTTTTAGAAGGGGTTGCTTATTGGGCTTCATTCTATAGAAAAAATCCACAGCGGTTTGTACTCGAATATCTAAATGTGAAATTAAAGCTGTTTCAAAAAATCTTAATATACATGATGATGGTTAGTACAAACTTTATGTATATTGCTAGTCGTGGTTCTGGTAAGACATGGCTAACTTCTTTGTATTGTGTTGTACGCTGTATCTTGTATCCTGGAACAAAAATCTGTGTTGCTTCTGGGTACAAATCTCAATCACTAGAGGTCATTCAAAAGATAAATGATGACTTTATGAAAAACTATGGATGGGGTTCCGCAAATCTCCGATCTGAAATTTCTGAAATTTCTACTTCTATAAACAATGCTCATGTTGTTTTTCGAAATGGTAGTTGGATAAAAATTGTTAGTTCTAATGACTCGGCTCGCCATAACCGAGCAACGCTTATAGTCGTGGACGAATTCAGAATGGTTGATTTAAATACAATCAATACCGTTCTTCGTAAATTCTTAACTGCACCACGTTCACCTGGTTATCTTAATAATCCAAAATATGCTCATCTTCAGGAGCGTAACATTGAGATGTATATGTCATCTGCGTGGTACAAGTCTCATTGGAGCTTCGAGAAATTAAAAGCTTACTATGCAAATATGCTTGATGATACTAAGCGTTACTTCTGCGTTGGATTACCATATCAATGTGCCATACGAGAAGGTTTATTGTCTCGTGAACAGGTCGAGGATGAAATGTCTGAGGCAGACTTTGATCCTACTGCATTTAAAATGGAAATGGGTGCTGAATGGTATGGTGACACTGATGGTGCTTTTTTTAAATTCGATGATATATCTCCAAGAAGAAAAATCAGAAATTCTTTTTATCCTCTTGAAATTTATAAAAATCATCAAATTAAAATTCCAGAATTAGTTCCAAATGAAAAACGAATATTATCTGTCGATGTAGCTTTACTTGCAAGCAAACGGCATAATAATGACGCTGCCGCATTAATAATTAATTCGGCTATTCCAACTGAAAAAAATGATTATATATCAAATATCGTATATGTAGAAACTCATGAAGGAATGACAACAGATGAACTAGGTATTCTTGTTATGAGATTATTTTATCAATTTAATTGTACTGATTTAGTATTAGATACCAATGGTCAAGGTATTGGAGTTTATGATTTTATAATTAAACCTCAATATGATGCTGAATATGGCATTACATATGAAGCGATGACTTGTATTAACGATGATAATATGGCTGATAGATGTAAAATCAGAAATGCTAATAAAGTTATATGGTCTATTAAAGCCACAGCAGATTTTAACACAAAAGCTGCGATTGCTTTACGAGCAGGGTTTCAAAATGGCTCGATTAATTTACTTACTTCTGAATTTGAAGCTGAAGAGTTAGTTAAAAAGATTCGTGGATATACAAAAATGACAAGTAAAGAACAAGCCATGTTAAAATTACCATATTTACAAACTTCGCTTATGGTAAATGAATTAATAAATCTTGACCATGAAATAAAAGGTACAAATATAAAAATTATTGAAAAGCCTGGTATGCGTAAGGATCGTTTCTCGGCATTAGAATATAATTTTAAAATCACTCAAGATTTGAGCATAAAATTAAAACCTAAAAACCAATCCCCATCCGACATAACAAAGTTCTTCTCAATAAGAGCACCAAAGAAAGTAACAAGATTTTAAGAAAGGAGGTATATCATATAATTTGAGTAATACAAAAAACACAAAACAGCCTATAGTACAAAAGGTCTATACAAAAACTGACGAGTCTGGTTATGAAGTAGAACGAAAACGAGCGCAAAAAATAAATTTTGCTAAGTTTCAGGAATTGTTGCAGAGGAATGTAGGTAAAACTTTTACAAAAACATTTACTACTTATACCAAAGAATTACTTCGAAATTATATCAGCTCGCCAAATAACAGTCAGGATAATCTTAGAGAAATATCACGATTCTTGTGTAGATATTCAATGCTTTATAAGAAACTTCTTATGTATTATCCGTCAATGCCTCTTTTCTATTATAATATCACTCAGTTAAATGATTTCACAAAAGAAATTGATTCAACTAAATCCATTAAAAATTATCAGAACTTATTAAAAAACTTCTGTAAGTTCGAATTAGCTAAAGATTCATATTCACAAATGTATATGGCTTTAAGAGATGGATTCACTGTTTGGGAATTATACGATTCTGATAAAGACGGAAAAATATGGATGCCATTAGATGTTCAATATTGTCGTATTTATGGCAAGACACAAGATAATCAGTGGATTGTTTATTTTGATGCTGCTTATTTTGATAAGAATGATAATAAAAACTATATCTATGGTGTAAATAATGATGGAGTTGGTACATGGTCTGAACAGCATATTAAAGGATATGAAGATTATAAAAACAATGGTCGTGATTATGAATGGTATAGACTAGATCCTAATTCTGTATTTTGTTTAACTGCGTGTCCAGATGATGAGTTCTATGCTCCTCTTCCATTTTTTCTGCCCTTATTTGAGCTGATACTTGATGATATTGATTTACAGGAGCTTATTAATAATCGTACAGCACTTGAAAATTATGTACTTCTTGTAAGTAAAATCCCAACTGTTCCTAATTCTGAAAATGTCGATGATTTCTCGTTAAGTCTTGAACTTGTTCAACAAATGCAAGCACTTATTGATGAAGTTGTCCCTGAATTGGTCGGCACTGCATACAGTCCGATGGATTTGGAAATGATTACATTCCCTAAGTCAAATACAACCGAAGCAAACAATGAATTAGCCCAGTCTGTTCAGAATATTTTTGCAAATGCAGGTGCTTCTCAGCTTGTTATTAGTGGTGGCTCAAGTACAAATTCGGTTGGACTTAAACATGCTATTCAAAATGATATAAGTACATGTTGGGTTTTAGTTAATAAAATTGAATCTTGGTATAATCATTATATTAAAAATGTTCTATCTGATGGATATTCGTTTAAGATACATAAAATTACTTGGTATAACCAAGAAGAATATCAGTCTGCCATGAAAGATGCTGCCACTCTTGGTGGTTCAGCTCTCGATTATCTCACAAGTCTTATGGGAAATCCTTATGAAGCTTATTGTAAATTAACCTTTGAAAATGCAATTGGAATTAAGAATTTAATGATTCCACTTCAGACTTCATTTACACAATCTAATAAAAAGGATTCTGGTGGACAAATCAAGAATGATGATGATTTGTCAGACAGCGGCATAGAAACTAGGGATAACGACAAAAATGCTGGTACTTCAGCAAATAATTAGTTTGAGGTGACACACATGAAAAACGATTCTCAATTTCTATTCACCTCGGATGAGGTAACAAAAAATAATCTAACAAAATTAGGATTCTCAGAAATTCCATCTGGGGGTTCTTTTTTTATATTTATTAATGATTCAACTTTAAAATTCGATGACACTATTCCAGTAGATAAAATCGGATTTACAAATAAGTTGATGTTTTAAATCACTCCCTCTTTGGGAGAATTTCACAGAAGGGAGGTAAAAATACAATTGAATAAAAAACTTCTTACTTTAGAAGATCTTTATAGTTTCTATAGTCAGAAAAAAAAGTCAATGACATTTAGTGCAGATAAGTCTGGATATAATATAGCAGTTCAGTCTTTGGCAACATTTGAGTTAAATGATGACTTATCAGAAGGATTGCTTTATGGAAAAATTAGGGCATTTCACGATTTAACAAACAACAATAAGTCTCATATAGAGACAGATGTTCTTGAAGAAAAAATGATGTCAATTAAAGATCGTCCAGTTATGGCAGATATTGTAGATACGGACGAAACCGATGAAGACGGAAACCCTATCAAAGATTTTTCAGGTCATACAATGTATTATGACGAAGCATTGGACAAGATGATATATAAGGAAATTCCTATTGGTCATTTTATTCATCCTGAAAGCATTCATCTTGAATATGATGAAGAATATGATAGAAATTTCGTGTGCGCAGATGTTGTAGTGTACGAGGAGTACACAGACGCTTGTGATATATTGCGTAGACGCAAAACAGTTGACTGTTCAGTTGAGCTTTGTATTCGTAAGATGCATTGGGATAATACTGATAAAACACTTCATCTTGACGATTTTTATGTACAAGGAACAACACTTCTTGGATCTCATACCCTACCAGGTATGTCTGGTAGTAAGTTATCCATTAAAGATTTTTCTGAAGAAAACAATTCTTTATTCTCTTCTATTTCAGAAGATGAACACTCTAAATTAATTGAAACTCTGGATAATCTTAACAAAACTTTATCCAGTCTCAATATAAATTCAAAAACTAATCCAACAGTTGAAAAATTTGAGAAAGGAGGAAGTACAGAAACCAACATGACAAAATTTGAAGAATTACTGGGAAAATACAATAAAACTGTAGAAGATATTACTTTCGAGTATGAAGGTTTATCTGATGAGGAGCTTGAGGAAGTATTCTCTACTACCTTTGGTGAATCAGAGCCTACACCTGACACAGTTTTAACAGAGTCAGATAAGTCAGATGACGATACTGATGACGACACAGACGATAGTACTACAGATGAGCCAGACGACACCACAGATGATGATAAGGACAAAGATACATATTCTAAGACTTTTGAATTATCACACGAAGATGTACGTTCTGCATTATATCAGCTCTTAGCTCCAATCGAGGAGACATTAAATGAGTATTACTGGATTATGTCTGTATATGATGATTATTTTATTTATGAGTCTTGCTGTGGAAATTACTACAAACAGGCTTACACAAAAGAAAATGATACTATTGCTTTTGATGGCGAACGTCAGGAGTTATTTGCTGAGTTTGTAACTGCCGATGAGAAAGCCGAGTTAGAAGATATGAGAGCTAATTACTCTTCTATTTCTGAAAAGCTTGCTAGATATGAAGAGGCAGAGGAAATCGCAGATAAGATGACTGTTTTCGAAGATCAAGCATATAGCAAATATCTTGAGACGGATGAGTTTAAGCAACTCATGAACGTTGAAAATGTAAAGAAATTCACAAAGGATGAGTTAGTTGAGAAAGCAGACGCAGCCCTTGGTAAGGTAGTAAAAACTACAAAAACATTCTCTATGGATACAGAGGAATCACATAAGGAGACAAAGCCTTCTTTCTTCGCATTTGCTAGAACCGAGCATGAATCATCATTCTTAGATGGATTACTTAAGAAATAATTAAAAATGAATATTAACAAATCAATCGGAACGTCAATAGACGTTCTTTTTTATTGAAAAAATTTATTAAACAAGGAGGAAATTTAAATGGCAATTTTTACTAATTTAGTTGCAAAAGAGCAGAAGCTTCATGGACTGTTCGAGTCTAGTCAGCTTTTAGCAACAGACGTAGGAAATATTTATGACGCACTTGTAAGAGACGAAAGCAATAACCCTATTTCAGTAGACAATGGTGTTGCTTTAAAGATCGGAGACTACTCAGGCAATGGTCTTGAGGAAAGGTATGCAACTATTGCAAAAATTACAGACAAGATTGCTGTAACAGGCGCACCAGCAGAGGTTAAGACAGCACTTACAATTGAGCAGGGACAGGCTTATAACTACACAAACCCAGCAGGCAAGCCAGTAAAGACATATCAGATTGCTGATCCATCTGTACATATAGATATCTTTGGTATTGCTTCTTATCAGTTCACAGATGATAGTGCAGAAAAAGTTAAGGTTGGAAATCTTGTAACAGTTGATGGTAAGGGTGCGTGGTTAGCTTCTGAGGCTACTGATCTTGCTACTCTTCAGGGTACTAATGGTTTCATTGGAAAGATTCACAGTCTTTCAGTAGGTACATATTACACAATCGTTCGTATTCAGGTTCTTCAGAACAAGGATATTGCGTAAGAGAAGGGAGGATTAAATAGATGAAAGATATTACATGTTTCAGTGCTAACGTTTTAGCACAGTTTGACAATAAATATGACAATATGCTTGAGTTCAACTCACTCATGATGGACGCAAGCAATAGCGTATATGAGAAGTATTCTAAAGAGGATACACAGACAATTCTTAGAAAGCAGTTTGATAAGATTCTTGGTCTTAACTTCAAAGAGGCTAATTCTATGAAGCGTAGACAGGCTTGGAGAGATCATAATAAGGAAATCGCTACTCTTATCGAGGATGTAATTGCTGATAAGATGAACTCAGGTTGGAACACAGCTAATGCTCGTTTCATGGAGTATGTTGACGAAAGAAATATTGCTGAAGGAGATGCAAATGAGTTCTTCGTAGAAGATAACTCTCTTCTGACAGTTTCTAAGTTCGCAGGAAACCACCATGATCTGATTAGAAGCTCAGTAAAGCCTGGTAAGGCATTCTCTATTGATACATCATTTTATGGTGTAAAAGTTTATACAGATTTCGTACTTTTCCAGACAGGTAAAGTTGATTTCGCTGCTCTTGTAGATAAGATGTATAAGTCTATCGAAGAGAACAGATATGCTGCTCTTTACACAGCATTTATGGGAATGGACGCTTCTCTTCCAACAGATATGATTCTTCAGACAGCAGTTTCTGAGTCTACAAAGGATTCTATAATTGCTCAGATTGAAGCTGTTGCTGCTGCTACAGGCAAGGATGTTATTCTTGTTGGTACTAGACCAGCCATTCAGAAGCTTCAGGGTACTGTAAATTACAATATGTTCTCTGATTCAATGAAAGACGAGAGAAACCAGAATGGTATTCTTGGTAACTGGGAGGGTTATGAATGCTTACCTCTTGCTCGTGTTAATAAAGCTGGCACAAGAGAGAACGTATTCTCTGCCGAAGATCAGAAGAAGATTTTCATTCTTCCTGTAGATCCAGAGTTTAAGCCAATTAAGAGAGTAAACGAAGGAGATGTTATGTACTACGAAACAGGCATGGACGGTCTGAAGAAAGATATGACTGTTGATGCAGAGGTAGTATACCAGGAAGGTATTGGTGTAGTAATTAACGAACTCTTCGGAGAGATTAAGATTACTGCCTAGTATTAGATTAATATAAAAATATGGAGAGTGGAAATATTCTACTCTCCTATTTTTAAAGGAGAAAACGGATGAAAGTATATGAATTAGCAAAAGAACTAGGTATTACTCCAAAAGAATTAATATCTTTTTTAAGAGAGAATGGATATAAAGTATCTAGTCATATGCAGAAACTTGATGATGATGCTATTGATTTTACAAACAATAATTTTGTAAAAGTTAATAATACACCTACAGATAATAAAGCTGTGACAACATCAGAAAATGAGTCTGCAAAACCACAGCCTGTAAAAATACATAAAACATTTAACCCTAATGACGAGATTCCATGTAAAAGTGTTACTCCGTGGAAATTAACTGCTGTTGGAGTTGATAAAAACACTGTATATCATTGGGAATATTTTGGGGACATTGAATATATTAAATATCGCGATTTACAGGCACTTAGAAGAACTGAATATGTAACAAAACCTAGTTTTATTATTATGGATGAAGATCTTGTAGAGCAATGGAAACGAGAACTTGGTGACAGATATAAGTATTTCAAATCTATCGATTATCCAGAAGAATATTTTGACATGGATGATGATGAGTTTAAAGATATGATTAAATCAGCACCAGAATGGCTTGGTGAAATTGTAAAGGTAACAGCAATGACTATGATTCGTGCTGAGAATTATCCGTCTATTGAGAAGATTAAAACTATTGATGATATGCTAGGAACTTGTATAAAAGAATTCATTTAAGGAGGTAATATATGCCTTCTCTTAAATACGAAGATATATACAAAAGGGCATTAACTATGATTGATGACCTCGAACTTGCAACTTATACAGAAGAAGACTTTTATGACATTCTGCGTGAATGGTTGCATACAACTGCTTCTTTCCCACTTCTTAGGAAAAAATTCAGTGTGTATTCTTTTGATGATGAAATTATGAGTATCAATTTCACATTAACAAACAGTGTAGATGATTTCTATGATTCTGAATTTGTTAAAACTATTTTAGCAAAAGGAATTATCATTAGTTATTTTCCATCAAAATTAGAGAATACAAAGAACTTAGCAACTATGATTGGTGGCAAGGAAGAAAAAAAACTTATAGATAATTATTCAAAAAATATGGAAAGGCTCACACAGTTAAAGCGTGAATGGGAACTTGAATTGTCTCGTCATACCTATTACTTTGGTGAGTATGGTGGTTCTAATGGATAAATTAGTTCCACATAAATATGGAGAATTTAAAATTTCTCAAGTTAATTACTATAAGCAGAAATTACGAAAAAAAATATTCTGGTTAGTTTTATATACAGATAAAAACACAAAAGCCGATTTTGAAAATATAGATGTTGTGGAATATCATAAAAATCTATTATTTGAGATTTCTAACTGTAATAAACTACTACTCTATCCAAAAGATTTTGTAGAAATTATTAACAGTCTTGAATGTGCATTGTCTATATTACAGTCAGAAGAATTTAATTTTAACAAATATAAGAAACTTGTGTTTGATGCTGGGGCTTTGCTTCAGAGAATGAAAGTTGGTGATGAGTAATGTCTATATACGATTTTTACCAACGAAAAATGAAAGTTAATGGAAACTCTACTGGGAAGAATTATTCTACCCTTGGCGAAAAATTAAAATCTGATTCAGATACCCTCATGGAACTTACGTGGGATAACGATCTTGCAGCAAAGACTTGTTATATCTACGATCATTTTCATGACGACTTCTTCACAGATGAACATGGAATTACACGTTCACTTGCTGAAGGTATGACATATGAAAATACCAATAAGACAAAGATTGACGCAAAGTTTATTATCAAATCTTATCAGTCAATGGATAAAGACCAAGTGGAATACTATCTTATGTTTCGTCCAAGTCAGCCTGTAAGATTCAATGAAGGTGATGCCCTTTACTATTATGAGATTGATTTTAGGAAACGCTATGGAGCGACATTTCCAATAGGACTTTTCGTGGATGTTCCAGATGATAGAGGGATTTATCATAAGTGGATTATCTGTCGTGATGAACCTGCAAATCAGTTTCCAAAGTATTTGATTTTACCAGTAAATTATGAACTTACATGGATTGAAAAGAATAATGATAAACGTATCAAGAGACGTATGTGGTGTTGCTTAAGACAACAGAATTCCTACACTATAGGCACTTACACTGACCGATATTTTACACACACAGATAATCAGAATAAGATATGGTTGCCAATGAATTCTATTACAGAGAAGTTTTGGTACACTTCTGAAGATTCTAAAAATATGCGAGTTGTAGTAAGTGCTTTAACAGAACATCCTACTGTATGGACGGTGACTAAGGTTGAAAATTCAATGCCATTTGGTATTCAAAAGCTTACTATATATACGGCATTTTGGAATGAGCATACTGATTATGTCAATCTTGAAACAGGCGAAATGTATGCAGACTATTTCGATTCAGAAATCGCTCCGACAGATCCAGATACCAAACCAACTCTATCCCCAGTTACAAATATCTTAGCTACGATTACTTCATCGGTATCAACAATTAAAGTTGGTGGCTCTTATCGTACACTTAATATCAAACTTTCAAATAATTCTGGTGATAGTAAATTAAATTTCGATTGGCATTTTGAAATAGATGGTGAAGAATATAAAGGTATTATCAGAAATGACATTTCTTTCTGCCAAATGAAAATAAAGTTTCCTGATGATTACGATTATGTTGGCAAGATTCTGACCATTTATTGCACTATTACAAATGAGACTATTACAATTGAAAGTAATAAGTTACAATTAGAAATAACAGATTAAGGAGGTAATATGATAGAAGATAAAATAGTATCTAAAACTGATTTGCTAAACAAACTTCGAGCATATAGAAGAACTCCTGATGACGATAATATTGTTTACAAACAAAAAATTGAAAAGGCATTATTGTCGAATCCTTATCTGTTATATGCTCTTAATGAAAAAGATTTAGAATCCGAACTTTTTAATGATAAGGGAAATATAAATTGGGAATGGGATGAAAAAAATAAAAAATATGAACCGCTTGGAGAATGGGATAGATATTTTGGAAGCAATTCAAATATCCGTCCTTTTTTATTTATTCCAGATACTCAAACGGAAGTAAAACATTATATATGTTATCAAGTTGGTTTTGATGAAATCCCAAGATATTCTCAAATAAATAAAAATACAGAAATAACATTTACAATATTTGTTCATGGAAATGACCGTATGGATAAACTTACAGGCTTGCCTCGTCATGATTTAATAGCTTCTATTATACGAGAACAATTTAATTGGTCTAATATCTTTGGGTTGCAGACAAAATTAATCTCATCTAAAGAATCTATGACAGATAATAACTATGTAGTAAGAACATTGGTATTTCAGATTTACTATGATATTAATGGAATTACATATAGTCCGTTTGGTGAGCAATCGTACATAAGGAATAACGAATCTTGGTAATAGGCAAGGAAGAACACTATGAGAATGATGAACTAAAGATATATCGTGGTGAAGATTTTATAGTTCAAAAACATATTATCTTACATCAACCTACATTGGGTGAAATATGTGATTTTTCAGAGAAAGATTATTATTCAATGTTGTATAACTTTACAGCTACGCCACAATCTTTAAAGGTACAATTATGGGAAGGTGGAATAGATTATACTGAAATACAACCATTTCAATTATTCTATACACTGCTCTATAAAGCATTCCCAATTAAAAAAACTTCTATTATATTTGGAGATTTAGATTTTTCTAAATTTCAGGTTCGACAAAAAGAAGATGATGATTCAATTTTTTTGTATCAAGCAATTCCTACAGGAAATATTTATGAATTAATTGGTAGTAATATAAAAGGTAAAAAGTTACATCATTTTACAAGTTTAACTGATGCTGCAAAATTCGTTAATACAGATGAAGATACTTTAATAGATCAATTATCAGAAGATAATAGATTTGGCAATTATGTCTTTGATGAGGTATCTTTAGAACCAGTAATAATAGATGAATTTACCTATAATATGATAATTGATTATCTTTGCAAAACACATTTCATTGAAAGAGATTTTAGAATTCCAGCTAATAATTCTACTAAAATGGTGCTAATAGAAGATGCAAAAGAAGAAATGGAACGAGCAAAAAACAAAGAATATCATTCTCAATTAAAAAATATGATATCCGCTATGATCAATTCAGAAGGATTTAAATATAATCATGAACAAGTTTGGAATATGAAAATTAATGCGTTTATGGATTCTGTAAAACGTATAGGAAAAATTAAAAATGCACAATTATTGTTGCAATCTGGCTATTCTGGTTTCGGAATAAGCTTTGATGACATAGACAAAAAACAAATAGATTGGCTTGGAGAACTCGACTAGAGTTCTTTTTTATTGCCACAAAATTATTAAGGAGGAATAAAAATGGCTAACTTTAACCCAAATGAATTAATTCTTGAGAAAATTAGAGCCGTAGAGGAATATGATCCTGCTACAATGGAGCTTACTGGTAGATACACACAGGTCGAAGATCCGTCCCTTAAAACAAGTGCCGATGGTACAGATGTTACTGATGCAATGGGTACACCAATCCAGACATTCTATCAGGCACAGAAAGGTACATTTGATTTCACTAACTCACTCTTCTCTCTTGACCTTGCTGCTTCACAGTTTGGTTCAACAAAGGCAGTAGCTTCTGATACAAAGAAGATTAAGATGCCTGTATCTGAGACAATTGCAATTGGAGCTGGTGCAACTGTAGAACTTAAATATGTTCCAATTGGTACAAAGGGTGCAGAGGTTAAGTATGTTAAGGTTATTAATGATAATAACACATTCGGTAAGACATATACTGTATCTGCTACAAAGGGTGAAGACAAGTTCACTATTGATGCAGCTAACAGAACAATTACTCTTCCAGAGGGAACAACTGGTCGTGTATTTGTAAACTATGAGAAGGAAACAGCTACAGCAGTTCAGGTAATTAAGAGAACTGATGGTGTACCAGAGGTTAAGACACTTCTTATCCATGCAATCTTCCACGATCCATGTAATAAGAATCTTGTATATGCTGGTGTTATCCGTTGTCCAAGAGCACAGATTGATCCATCAAGCGTAGAGCTTTCTCTTAAGTCTGATGGTAAGCATCCAGCTTCTTATGTTCTTAATAAGGAGTACTGTGCTGAGGATGGTAAGCTTTTTGATATCTTAGTATCTGAGGACTAATTAAAAAATAAGAGTGGTTGAAATATACCACTCTTTTTGTGAAAGGAATTATTATATGTCATTAGAAAATAACGCAATTTGCGCAATATGTGGAAAACCTTATAGAGTTTGTCATACATGTCAGAATATTAAAACTTATACTCCTTGGAGAACAGTAACTGATACTCTTCCACACTATACAATTTATCTTGCGATTTATGAATATAATAAAACAAAAGATAAAGCAAAAGCAAAAGAAGAATTATTAAAATGTGATTTATCCGAGTTGGATAGTTTTGATAAAGATGTTAAAAAGGTCATTAATGAAATTTTAGGAGAAAATAAAAAGACAGTTAATACTACTCCTAATAAAGAACAGATTTCAAAATCTGATAATAAGCTGGTACAGAAGAAATGATTATATTGAATAGTAAGTTAAATTTTTTGATTGTATAGGGTTACGCATTTACTATTCAGTATTTTGTGTAGCCCTATTTTTTACGCTTATTAAGCAATATATAAATAGAATGGAGTGAACGGATATTAAAGAATATAGTGACGTATTCAATTGGGAATACGATTCAGAAGATGTAATTTACATTCCTAATATGACTCAAAATTGTATGTATTTAAGTTCACCTTTGTCACGAGGGAAATTAGTTGATATTTTCCCAGGCAGAAATAAACGTGTTGTTTTTGCATGGTTAAGATCAAAAGAAATAAATGAGTTATATAAAGAATGGAATAGTAAGAAATTTGATGAAGAGGAGGACTAATCAATGAAAGATTTTTTAGGAAGCTTAGATTGGATGACACTGCTCTCTGCTATTTGGACAGTAATTTTAGTTCCAATTGGAACACAACTTTATAAATATTTGAAAACAAAGAAACTTGATAAGTATGCCTTGATTCTTTATAGAGAAGTTAAAAATGCTGTCAAGTCAGTATATGAAACAGAGGTCAAAGACATAAAGGGTACTGACGCATGGACTGAGGATAAAATGAATGAAGTTAAAGAAATTGCAAAACAGAAAGCAATTCAGGCACTTAATCAGTCAGTATATAAATGTCTCAAAGAGGCTAATAGTGATTTCGAGGATTACTTAGATTCACTCATTACAACCTCATTGTACGATCTTAAACATGAAAAATAAAATATGATAAATGAGTTGGAGACTTAAAGAGTCTCTTTTTTATTGTAGAAAATTAGGAAGGAGGATAAATATGTCTTACGTTATAAATGAGATATGGGCTTCTAGTACAAATTATGGAGCTACTAGACCTACAAGTAATATTAAATATATTGTAATTCATTACACAGGTAATAATGGAGATACTGCTGAAAATAACGGAAAATATTTTCAAGGTGCGCACAGAAGGGCTTCTGCACATTATTTTATAGATTCAGATTCAATAGTACATTCTGTTCCTGATAATAGAATTGCATGGTCTGTTGGTGGAAATAAATATAATAATGCTGGTGGAAGACTTTATGGAATTGCAAAAAATGCAAATACTTTAAATATTGAGTTATGTGATGACACAAAAGATAATATAATTTATCCAAGCAATGCAACAATTGAAAATGCTTTAAACTTAGTTAGGGAGCTTATGAAAAAGTATGGAGTTTCGGAATCAAATGTCATAAGACACTACGATGTCAATGGCAAATTATGTCCTAGTTATTGGGTAGACAATAGCCGATGGGAAAATGAATTTCATTCTAAAATTTCTCATAGTTCAACTTCTTCTATTACTTCTGCCCCTACCCCATACAGAGTTAGAAAGTCATGGTCTGATGTAAAATCACAGACTGGTGCTTATAACAATTTGGATAATGCAAAAAGAGAGTGTGGAACTGGATATAATGTTTATGATGCAAATGGTAATGTAGTGTACTCTAATGGTGGCAATACTACACCAACTCCAAAGCCATCTGTTTCTACTCAGTCAAAGCCAAGTGGAAATTCACTCGTAAGATTAGGACAGCAACACGCTATTAATTTTACAGGACATACAATTGCTGTTGATGGACTTGTCGGAAAAGAAACCAACAGAATGAAAGCTAGAGTTTTACAACATGCTATAAACCTTGATTATAAAAAAGGCATTGGGGAAGATGGAATATTTGGTCGCAAGTCTAAGGCAGCTCTTGGTTCTCATTATGTTAAAAAGGGAGAAAGACAGTATATGGTAACTGCGGCTGAGATACTTATGTATCTTAATGGTATTGATCCGAATGGTGTAGAATGTCCTGGTAAATATGGTAATGGTCTTGTAAGAGCTTCAAGACAGAAGTTTGGAGATGATGGTCTTAAAATTACAGCATCTGAATTCCTCAAGTTAATATAAGGAAAGGCTCAGATGGTGCAAAATGAAATGGATGAAATAAAAGCATTAATGAATTTAGATTTTCCAACTGTTATCTTGGGCGTATTTATAATAATCTTAGGCTTAGATAAGATAATATTTTTACTTCAGAAAGCGAAGAAAGCTTTACGTGTAAAACTTGGTTATGAAATTGACAAAGAGACTCTTGATAAAAGAATAGCCACGCTGGAAAAACATGATAACTGGCAATATAAAGAGATAACCAAAATGTCTAAAGGCATAGAGAATATTGAATCCGAGCTATTAGACAATAACTTGGAGAGAAAACGCAAATATATTTTGGATTTTTGTTCTTCTCTGTCAAATGGTCAGAAACAAAACAAAGAGGCTTTTAATAATGTCTTCAAGACATATAAAAAGTATGAAGAACTGCTTACAGCTCATAACATGGAAAATGGTCAAGCAGAAGAAAGCATCAAGTTTATTTCTGAAAAGTATCAGGAATTTTTAAGAAACGGAGAATTCAAATCATAATATTTTTATCATATCATAAAATTCAATAACTTAACTTATGAATTTCTTTCTTATTATATATGTATAGAAAAACAGATTATACACAGACTAAATACATGAAGAATGAAATAGGCAGATATAGGTATCAACAGAATATTTCAATATCAGAACTTGCGAGACGTACAGGATTATCAGCAACTGCAATATCTAATCTTGAAAATGGATATACTTCTGATATACTACTCTCTCATGCAATATCTTTATCTCATGCATTACATGTTGATTTGTACGATTTGTTTTGTATTAAAAGATAAGGAGAATTGGTATGGAAAAAACATTTTACAACGTAATCTGTGAAGAATTGGAATTATTAGGAGGTAAAGTAATTCATATTGACAAGAACTTTGGAGATATGAATGAAGTACATAATTTCGTAATAAGTAATATAGGTAAATATCCTAATGCGCATTGGGAACTACGACCTATCATATTTAAAATTTAATATTAAAGGAAAGAGCAGTTTCTTCGGAGGCTGCTCTTTTGTTATGTAAAGGAGTGAATGGGAATAGCAAAAGCTAAATCGAAATATCATGTAGATATTTCAGAACAAGGTAAGAAAAATCGAACATATAAAGGCGTGACTTACGATAGCCTAACGGAGCTTAGATTTTTGCAAGAATTTATTGAGCCTAGAATGAAAAGTGGAGAAATATTATCATATGAACGCCAAGTAGAATATGTTCTTCAAGAAAAATTTAAATATAATGGAAAGACAATTCTACCAATTAAATATCGAAGTGATTTTAATGTAATATGGGCTGATGGTACTTTACAAGTTTTCGATGTGAAGGGAAATCCCGATTCCATGTCGTTACTTAAAAGGAAAATGATGTGGTGTAAATATCCAGAGGCTAATCTTACATTTATATGCCGTAATTTAAAATACGGTGGATGGGTAGAATTTGATACTTTAAAGAAACTTCGTAAAGAAGCTAAGAAAGCAAAATCATGACAGACAATGAGATACATAAGTATCTAATAAAACATAACTGGGCTGTTAATTCTCATGAGTTTATATCAATTATGAACGAAAGCCCTCAGATAGAACGGACTGAATATAATAGTCAAAATGATATATTAACTGTTTACACTCACGACTATGTATTTTCATGCAAGTGGGTGTTGAATGAGATAAAGGAATGAAAGGAACATTAATTATGGAAAAGATTACAATTAAAAATTTTATAGATGAGTTCAATAAGCGTGGCACAGAGTCATTAAAGGATCAGTATATTAAAGATAATCTTGAAATTATACCTTATGTGCCATTTATTAAAAAGGATGCACTTATCGGTAATTTGCTGAAAACAACTATGATTGATAAAGAGACAGGAAACATAAAAGTAAATTCTTCTGCTGAATATTTGTTAATGACAAGAATTTTTATTGAGAACTACACAAACCTTACTGTAGAGACTGAAGGATTCTTTGAGGAATATGATGAGTTAAAGAAATCTGGACTGTTCGATATTCTTCTTATTGGCAACGATGTTACCGCTCCACTTATTCCATATGAGGAAATTGCAGAGTTTAAACATTTGTTATCAATTAAGAAATCGGATATTTTGCAGAACAAATATGAGATCCACAGCTTTATCACAGAGCAGGTGGAAAGATTTAAGACTCTTGGCGAAGCTACTCTCACACCGCTTGTTGATGCCGTTAGTAAGAAACTTGATAGTTTGTCTGACGATGATTTGAGAAAGATTCTTGATGATTATAAACTTAAAACTACTGCAAATTTTAAAGAGGTGTAGAATTTTAAATTTCAAAGGATGGATATTAAATGATAAGTGGAATTTTATATGGACTTTTATGTGGATGGATTCTTACATTATTTCATGTAGATGACATCTGTATAGAAGTTTTACAACCTTTTATTCCATTTGTATTGACTACAGCTCATTATTATTTTGTATTTGGCATTTGTGGTTTGATATACGGAATAATTCATAATGGTTAAATATTTAGGCTCTATACGTGTCACAGCGTATAGAGCTTTTCTTATGGAGAGTGATTACTACTACTCTCCTATTTTAGTGTAAAAATAGTGAAATTATAGTGAAAATTTTGGAGGTGATGATAAATGGGAAATAATCAAAGTTCATTTTATCAAGGATATATGAAAAAACTTCAAGAACGAGCAAAAAAGGCAGTAAAAGAAGCACAAGAAAAATCTTTTTCTGAATATTTTGATGTTGCTGAAAAGAAAATTAGAAACATATATGAAGATGTAATTACTGATTTTTATAATAGTTATCCAGATCCGTTCTATGATAGGCGTGGTAGTTTGTACAACTTGATTCAAACAAAAAAGTCTTATGATTATTTATCTATTTGGTTTGATCCTTCATTAATATCATACAGAAATGGATATGCAGGAGAAAATGGTCTTTATGATCAAGTGTTTAGACAAGGCTGGCATGGTGGCGCGAATATTAATGGAGAAATGTTAGTTCCTTGGACTGCTCCACCAGTTGAATACGATGGCAACAAAACACCTTGGTCTTTCCCTAAACCTTGGAATAAAAGAGTTGGTATAAAACATGGTTGGAGACAAGCAGAAAAAGCCCCAATATCACCACTTCAAGATTTTAAAAGAAGAATAGATCAATATCAAAAAACAGAATATCAAAAAGATTATGAAAATGTATGGAATAAATATAAATCAAATATAAAAATAGACATATAGGAGGTATAGAATGGCTGACGAAATAAAATTGAAAGCACCCACTGTCGAACAGCAAGTTGTTGTTAATATCAATGGTGAAGATAAATTAAAATCATTTGCAGACACTCTTGATAAAATTTCTAATAATAAAAACCTTCAAAAATATTGGAAAACTCAACAAGATTTAATAAATGCTACTGCTGATGCTTATGGTAATTTTCAAAAGAAAGCTTCTAAGGACAATGCTTCTGAGTTAATTAAGGTGACAAATGCGCTGAAGGCTATGTCTGGAACTGACTTATCCCATATTTTACCTGATTTTGACAAAATATCAAAGAGTATGGCTGAAGCCCAAAAGGTTGCAGGTGATATTGATAGTGCTTTTTCCGTAAAAGGATTTAAGGAAGCGTTTGATTCTTTTGAAGCATTAAAGGCGTATGGAACAGATATTCAAAAATTATTTAGTCATTTTGGTGTAAGTTCTGACATTGGTGAATTACAGCAAAATGTTCGCTTGTTAGAGGGTGAGGTAGAAAAACTCACTAGAAAATTAAGTAATGCAAGAAATGCCAATGAAGAGTTACGAAATGAATTTGAAAATTTTAAAGTTGGTTCTGGTTTTGCCGACAAATTAGATGAACTGGATAGATTAAAATTAGATATGCAAAACATTCGTAATGAAGCTATCCAGACATTTAATCAATTTTTAGATGCAAATAAAATTGATAGATATGATTGGTTTAATGATGATCGATTTGCCGAATATTTTGAAAAATTAGAAAATGGTACTCTTACAGCTACAGATGCAATAAGACGATTTAAGTCAGAATATTCTTATCTTCTTGAAGAGAGTTATAAGTCAAGCGGAGATTCATTTGGACTAGATCAGTTACAAGCTTTTTCTACAAAACTTGATTCAATTTTTTATCAAGTAGAGGAAACATCAAATAAAATTAATGACATTCTTTCTAATGGTGTAATCGCAAAGTCAGTACAAAATCTTAGTGAAGACACTACTCTATCTGATTCTCAACGTTCTATATTCGGAAATATTCTTCAGGATGAAAAATCTCTCAAATCAATTACTGCTTTATTTCAGAAATTAATAGATGAAACTAACCAGACTAAAAATACTGAAATTTGCAATACTGAGCAATTTGCAAAAATTGAATCACTATTTACAAACATTGAGTCAAGCTTATCTTCTATCAAAGGTGTCTTAGTTGATGTTGGCGATGGCGAAGAATTATCTCCACTTCTCAGTGAAATCAATAATATACAAACTGCAATTGTAGGATTATCTTCAAGTCTCAATAATCTTCATTTTAACATGAATATTGATATGGGAACAGATAATCAGATGGAAGCAAAGATCCAAGAAAAAGCTGCAAAAGCCCTCAATGCTTATGAAAAGCTTTTTAATGGATTAAAAATGTCTGGTTATGGTGGTGAAGTTGTCAATAACAAATTCTTTGATTTTGACATAAATAAATTTGACACAACAATTGGAAAAGTTAAAGCCTATAAAGATATAATCGAAAGATTAAGAAAAGAAGCCAAGGAATATTATGGTGGTACAGATTTATTACGAACTCAGACGGATGATAAATTATGGCGTTCTGCTTCATCTGCTGGTGGTCAACTTACACAAGCAATAAATGAAACTGCTAAAAACAAGACTGATAATCCGTTGACTGAATTATTTGGAAAAACCGATTTGTCTGGTGTTATTGAACAGTTAAATACCATTATTTCTAAGCTTGATGAGATTTCTGTATCTGCAAAAGGATTCACTGAGACATTTAAAAATGGTTTAAATGTAAATGCTTCTGTAGAGGAAATCGAAAAACTTACTAATAGAGTTAAAGAGTTAGAAGCTGAATTAGCAAAGATTAAAACTCCTGCTACCACTATTCCGTCTGAGGACATGAAAGACGCATTTTCTAAGACCTCTGAAAACTTAGAACAGGTTGCACAATCTGAACAAAAAGTACAGCAAGAAGCTGTGGCAACTGACAAGGCACTTGATAATATCAGTTTTACTCCTAATACAGAGGGTTTTGAAGATATAATTGCCAAGTTTGGAATACTTCGTGAGCAGGCAGAACAAATTACAAAGATAGTTAAGACTACTAAGCAAACTGCCGATGGTACACCAAATATTTCGTATAAGGCAACATTGAGAAATGGTAGTTCTTATTATCTTGGTGAGAATAGTACACCACAAGTTTTAAATGCAAGTGAAACAGTATATGATGCAAAAGCAGATAACGCAAAGAAACTTGAGCGAGAAAAACAGATTTGGAACGAACTTACGATTTCTCTTGAGAGATATGCTACTATTCAGAAAAGAATTGCAAGTAATAATGCTTTGAGTACAGATAATGAGGAAGCAATAAAACTTCTTGAGCATATTCATGAATTACAGAGAAATGATATTCTTCCAACAGAGAAATTAACTGCTTCTAACGAAAAATTACAACAGATAAATCAAACTGTTACAGATTTAAAAGCGAAACTCAAAGAATCTACTCTTGATTCTTTACAAGGTTCTATTGATAAGTATCAGAAAGTCTATGATCAAAGAAAAACCTATTCTTCTGATTTTACTCCAAGTGAACAATATACCAAAAACTTAACTGAGCTAGATACAGCAATTGGAAATCTCGTAGAGTATAGAAACACATTAAAAAATGTTAGTGAAGTTACCGTAAAACAAGAGGCTGAATTAAAAGGATTGGTTATGGCATGTGAAAAAGCTTCTGATTCTTTTAAGTCACTTTCTGCCTCTGAAAAAGGTGCAAGCCAGATTGCCATTGATAAATTAGTTCAGAGAATTAATAAGGATTTAGATGAGTGTACAAATTACTCTAAGGAAGCAAAACTTGGATTAAGAGCATTGCGAGATGAATTAGAGTCTGCCAATCCAAGGAATCTGAAAGAGATTACATCTGAAATCATTAATATTGAAAATGCGGAAATCAGAGCTGGTCGTGCCGGTAGAAGTTTCTTTGACACTTTAAAGAATAGCGGATTCCATCAGATTGCTGCTCAGATGGCAGGTATGTTTGGACTTTATGATGCTATTAATATTGGTAAAGAAGGTTTTAATGTTGTAAGAGAACTTAATACTGCTCTTACAGAAATGCGAAAAGTATCTGATGAGACTGTTCAAAGCTTGAAAGATTATCAAGTTACTACTTTCGATACGGCAGATGCGGTTGGTACAACTGCAAAACAGATACAAAATTCCACAGCAGATTGGATGCGTCTCGGAGAATCAATGAATCAAGCTGCGGAAAGTGCAAAGGATGCAAATGTTCTTTTAAATGTATCAGAGTTTGAAGGAATAGACGAAGCAACGGAGTCTCTTGTATCAATGAGTCAGGCGTATAAAGATCTTGATAAAATGGATATAATTGATGTTCTCAATAATATTGGCAACAATTATAGTATCTCGACAGATGGATTAGCAACTGCTCTTAAAGATTCCGCAAGTGCATTAGTAACTGCAAACAACGATCTTAATGAAGCTGTTTCGTTGACTACGGCTGGTAATGCTATAACTCAAGATCCATCTAAGGTAGGAGCAGGTTTAAGAACGATTTCTCTTAGATTGGTTGGTACAGAGGAAGCTAAACAGGAGCTTTCAGATTTAGGCGAAGAAACAGATGGAATGATTACTACTGTTTCTAAACTTAGAGATACAATCATGGATGCAACCAAAGCTGCATCGTCAGATGGAAAGGGTTTTGATATTCTTGATTCTAATGGAAATTATAAAAGTACATATGAAATCATGCAAGGACTCGCAGATTTGTATGACAATATTGTAAAAAAAGATAAAGAACTAGGAACAAATAATCTTAATCTCTTACTGGAGACTATAGCTGGGAAAAATAGATCGAACATTGCCGCAAGTATTCTTCAGAATGGAGATATGCTTCGTTCGGTGTATGAAGATGCTCAAAATTCAGAAGGATCAGCAGAAAAAGAATTAAACTCTTATCTTGATAGTATTGATGGCAAAATGGCACAGTTGGAGAATCGTGCCCAGGAGTTCTGGTTTAAAATAATTGACTCCGAAACTATCAAGAATGGAATTGATTTATTATCTACACTTATTAAAGGTGCTACTGATTTTGTAGATACAGTTGGATTGTTACCAACTGTTCTTGCAGGAATTAGTACAGCACTATCATTTAAAAATGTCGGTGGGAATAAAATGCATTTCCCGATGAATATACTCGACAACATACATAATTTACTTTGGATACAAAGGTTTAGAGTATGTTATCCGTGAGATACACGGTGATAAACACCCTATAACGTCTGAATAGACTTGTATGCCATAAACATACAACTGGGAATTACGTAAAACTCACACTACTCTCCTATTTTGGTAACAAATTAGGCTATAGTGACAATGTGTGAACTCGTATGGTCAGGTCGGAAGCTTCCTTATTATAAGGAATAACCGCCACAGTAATGCTATGGGTGAGATTCAGTATATGAAATGATACTGATGAGAATAGACATTCGGTGCTATTATGGATCGTAGCCATAAAATTATGAGTTAGGAACTTATCTCCTACTTCTACGTTAAGTTTGAACCAACTGTTCCTTGGTAGATAAGATGGAACAAAAAAAGAGAATAATAAAATAGGAACTGCTCTACTCAGTCCCTACTTCATTTTGCTCGTGCAAATCAACCTCTAAAGAGGTGTCATCGTATTGAGCTTTTATGCTAACTTCTTTATATTCACAAATTTTATCTGTAATGTGTTGGATTGTATTGCACACAAAGTATACAGACGTTCCAAGCAGAGCACACACAGAGATAACTGCAATAAGTTTATATAAAGAGTTACACTTAACAGCATATTTAATCATCTTACTCATAACAGTCACCTCCTATCATTGTCTTTGTTTTGAACATCGTACTATTGATAGGTTGGTGTTTGTTTGAGGAACACCTTTTAAAAATGGAAGTGACCGTATTTTCATTTGAAGCTGTAAGTATATTATATATCATATTGGAATATTCTGGTAGAGAGAACATATATTCCAAGAAATCTCGATTTCAATTAAAAAATAAAAATGACACTACTCTATTTTGAGCAATGCCATTTTGTAGGGAATATATCTTGCTTGATATAAACATATCATAGCACATATTCTGTTATTTGCAAATACTTTTTCTGTTTCAAACAGAGAATAATAAAATAGAGAGTAGAACACTCTACTCTCTTCTATATAAAATGATATAATATTCCCACCAGATTTTCTAACTACGCACAAAGCTTAATGACAATAATTAAAGCCATTACTGCAATGATAAAACCAGCGTTCACTTTTATCTTACATTTCATGGTAATTGTCCTCCTTTCATGTTTATAGACTTCTACGAAATCCGCATTGAAAGGCATAATGCTCAAGCTAGTGCCCGATGCAACGACCATATAGTTATACTCATCTGGCTCTCCAACACTTATCTTTTGGATAAGTATTCCACCCAAGAATATTATATCACTGTTTTTTCAAGTGTAAATCCAAAACATATGTTTTGTCGATCTATGTAATACGAAAAATAATTAAAATTTTTCAAAAATCTTTACAAAAAAATTCATTTGTGTTATCTTCAAAATAGTAAAAATTTTCAATTTTTGAAGGAGGTAACACGATGAAAGTTTCAAGAGAAAATTGTCCAGTTAAGCCATTAATAGGAAAAATGAAACGAGAGAAAATTGTATTAAAGCACAAATTGCAAAGAAGAGAATCTGTTTGGTCTAATCCAAACAAATCATTGCTTATTGACTCTCTTTTAAGAGGATATATTGTACCACCAGTTTATACTATTTCTGAAGATGGTGTACAATATGTTATTGATGGTGTACAGCGATTAAGCACGTTAAAAGGATTCTATAATGATGAGTTTGCAATATCTAAAAAGGCAGAACCAGTTATAATTGAAGGAACTGAATATAGCATTGCAGGATTGAAATTTAGCAAACTTGACCAAGTTGTAAAGGACGAGTTGGACAGTTCTGCTATCACAGTATATGAAATTACGGAATATACAGACAAAGATGTAAGAGAAATGTTCCGAAGGCTCAATTCAGGAAAACCTCTGAATACTTCACAGAAGCTTACACCTGATATGTCGGATGAACTCAGTAATGCTATCTTTGATATTGTCTCTCTTCCATTTTTTGAAAAGAGACTGACATCTGCTCAGTTGAAGAGTTCAGTCGATCAGAGTATTGCACTTGAAACACTGATGCTCTGCTCCACTAATAAAGATAACGATTTTGCTTCATTTAGAGGTAAGGATAAAGAGAATTTTATCGAATTCTATAATGACAAAGTTGAACCTGAAAAGATTGAAATCATCAAAACCGCAATCAATAAACTTGATGAATCTCTTGAAGAAGATGTAAAAATTCCAAAGACAAGTATTTCTGTATTGTGTTTTGCAGCATATAGAATTTGTAAAGACAAAAAGAGCTTTGAGAAATTTGCTTTGAAAGTAAGTGAATTCTTGACAACATACAACGATAATACTGAATACAAGAATAATCTTATGAATGGTACTAATTCTGCCGAGTCTGTCAGATTTAGATTGGATTATTGGAGAGAAATTTTAAAAACATTACAGTAAATATTTAAAGAGTAGTCGGTTGGCTACTCTTCTTTCATATTTACAATATTCCTTCGAATATATGTTTTCTATAGATTTATGGTAAAAATTGGTATATAATAATACAAAGGTCATAGATGACATATAGTTTTAACTAAATAAAGGGATAAGCATGTCAAAAAGAACAAATAATGGGAAACTAAAAAGCCTAAAGGACAAACATGATAAGAAAATTTCAGAAATTGCAGAACTTGAAAAGAACATTGTTAATCAAGTTTTTGATAATTATATAGATCCAGAAGCTCAAAAAGAATTGTTGAACGATGCAAAGACTTTTCACTATTCTGAGACAAAAATATCAAATGTCCAAAAGGTATTTGAAAATTTTAATACGGACACTATCGAATATAATGTTGCTGTTGATATTATAGATATGGAAACACATATACAGCAACATAAAAAAGAAGGGCTGTTCTCCAGAATTGCCAATGTTGTAATGCCAGAAGACGACTAACAAAAGCATAACAAGACATCAGCAAGAGGGAACATATATGAATGAATTAAATATCTATAAAAAATTTAACTATAATAAATTATTAAAAATTTCTAATTTATATTTTAATACAAACTACAAATGGTATAATAAAAAAACGGTCTTTGCTCCTGAAAGGGGGCGATATACCGTTTCAATAAGTAGGTATAATGTTAGAATTTGTTATTGGAATGATACTTCTACCGAATTTGAAAAAGATTATTCTTTAATAAAAAAATACCTATTTGAAATTCTTGAAAATCAAAAAACAAATATTATTTGTTTAGGTGAATGTAATATTTTAGACAACTTTACTTTTATAAATAAAATACAATTAGGATGAGGTTGAGAAATGAGTATACTTAGTAATGTAGAGAATACATTTGCGGAAAAAGGAATAAAATATTTGAAAGGAAATAATTCGAATTCTAATATCTTAAATGTCCCATATAGAGGTATTAATAATGAAAGTAATCATATTAATATTTATATGGATATAGATGAAGAGCAACAAGTAATAAAATTTACTTTTGAAGGAAAAGCGAATAATAATCATGAAATTTCTGATATTAAGTCAAAATTACTAGATATAAATGCTACATTAAATTTTGGAAATTTGTCAATGCGGAATGATAGTGACACCATAGAATATCGAATTGATTACAAAGTTGAGGAAGACTCTTTTTCGTTTGATGAATACAACAAAAATATAATTCGTTGTATTAATGTTTATGAAAATCTTAAGGAAAATGATTTGATCTAATATGCCAGACAATAACAATTCAAGTAAAGACAATTTTATGTACTACCTTTTTCAATTGGTTGTATGGGTTATTATGCTAATATTGATTTTATTAAGAATTTTTACATACAAAACTATATCAAACAATTGGATTTGGATTATTAATTATGCTGGAATGTCAATAGCATTCATAAATATTTTAGTAAATAAATGTTTTAACTTAAAGGAAAAGAAAAGTAAAAAATATAAACCTTTTGTTGGATTTACTGTAGTATTGGTAGTTATAACATGTATATTGGCGATTCCTGTATGTTTATTACAAAGTAATCAATATTCTCAGTCATTAAATGATATTATTACATTATTGGCATTGTTCTTTAGTTTATCTAATGATATATGGAATCGGATTCTTAATTTTTTTGCAAATATAATAAAGTAAAGAGCAGGATTAATCTCCTGCTCTTTTAATATTCTCACTACTCTTCCATCCTATTTAAATTTTGAAACGCTCTATCAAATTCATCACATATTATCATTTTTACAGCAGAATATACAATCAAGTCTTTTTCATTGTCGGTAAGTGTTCTGATGTAATTTTTTAGTTCTTCATCATTCATGTTTCTCATTAAAAATATTTTGTCTGTTAATTTTGACATATTGGTATTCTCTTATTCTTCTGATTTACCCAATTCTTCTTCCATTTTATCAAAATCTAATCCATATCTCTTTTCAAGTTCGTTAAGTATATTATATATACCTTTACCAATGAATAAATGATTAGATCCGAATACATACTTCATAGTATGAATTTCTGATGGAGAAATTGAAGTAATAGAGCCACGGTATGTTCTCATATTTTCTTTTTGATATACTTTTACAGGATATCTATATCCAAGACCTTCGATTCCTGTATAACCATCATACGAATTTGGATTATAACACTCTCTTCCAACTTCATATTCAAGTTTGGCTATTAGTGATGCAATGTTCTGGGTATTTTTCATTGGTGTTACCTCCCTTTAAAAATCTGAATTGCATGAATTACAGTGCCACTGCTTACCTATCTTCTTACTTGCTAATCCGAACATAGCAGTTGAAGTCATGCGACTTACTGTACCAATTTTTGATGTATTGGTTGAATGACAGTATGGACACTCGACTTTTGGTTTTGATAAAGGAAAATTCGGATCTTCCATTGGATTATATTTTGGTTGATTTTTACGTTGTTCAGCTAATTCTGTATCGCAATCAACATTATCTATAAAATTTAATCTTCCACCACACTTCAAACAAAATTTACTATACGGTTTAGATGATTCAAAAAAATAAATTTTTCCACATTGTTTGCATTCTAACATATCTTTGTTAATTATCATGTAATTACCCTCCTGATTATTATTTATTATACTCTTCAAACAAGTATAAAGCAATTAAAAATAGTACGATATTCACAACAATACAAAACGATACATCTAAGTTAAATGAATCTATAGGGTTATTCGGACACTCTATTACCGAGATCAAAGATACATTATATAATATACAAACAATAGGATTAAGAAAAACATTCAATGCACCAATATATGACATATTATCAATTCAGAGATATAACGCTGCTTTAGAAGAAGATCTATCAATTGAAGAAGCAAGAGCTATAGCAATAAAGAACACAAATAATGCAACAGCACAATTAATTTCGTCCTCGGATGGAGCAATTGAAATTACAGAAGAACTTACAACAGCGTCAAAGGCTTCAACACTTGCTGCAAAAGCACAATCTGTAGCATTCAAAGCAGTTTCTATGGCAGGAAATATGTTGGTAATGGCTTTAGTAACCAAAGGAATTGAGTTAGCTGCTAGTGCTATCGACCATTTGGTAAACAAGTCTAAATACGCTGCCGAAGCGATGGAAGAAGCCCAGCAAGAAATTACTGATTCTCAAAATAAATTAAAAGAAGTTTCTGATACTGTTTCTGAGAATAAAGATAGATTTTTGGAACTTGCTCAAGGAGTCGATCAGTTCTCTAATAATGTATCTCTTTCTAAAGATGATTATCAGGAATATCTTGATATTTCAAATAAACTTGCCGACATTGCACCTGATTTAGTAACTGGATATGACGAACAAGGAAATGCACTTCTTGCCATCGGTTCAAATGCTGAGGACACAAGTAAGAAACTTCAAGATATAATAGATAAACAACAAACCATTGCAAATCAAAAGCTTGTTGATAATCTTCCAAAAATTGCTGATGGTATATACAATGAAGTTGAAGATGCAAAAACAGAAATTGATTCTTTACAAGGTCAGCTTGAAGACGCAAAAAATACTTCTAAAAATTTAAATATCGACATAAAAGGTTCTCACGGAAGGATAGATTTTAAGGATAATGATTATGAGAAGTACGGAAAGGGAATGGAAAAGGCTCTTAAATCTGCTGGTATTGATTATGAAAAAGTTGCTGGCGGTGGATTGTATGAGACTTCTATTCAATTAAAGTCAGCTTCTAAAGAACAGTTAGAACAAGCACAAAAATTCTATGATACATGGCTAGATCAAGAGAATACTTTTAATCAAGCTTCAATTAATGGATTAGAAAAAAGTATTGCTCAAAAACAAGGAATGCTTAAACAATATTATGCAAAAATAATTCCTAATCTTCAGCAGTGGGCTAAACAGACACCAGAATACGAAGGATTAGGGCAAGATTCTGCTAATATAGTTGATAAATTAATTCCTCAAATTAATTGGGATTCGTTGAAAGATCAACCTGTAAATGATAGTGATTATACTCAATATATTGAAAACCATATTATTAAACCGCTTATGAGTATCACTGATGAACATAAAGACGAAATTAATAGTATGTTCCAGAAATTACTTTCATTCGATGATGGTGATTTAAATGTATTAGACTTTGCAAAACAATTACAAGAAAAACTCAATGATTATGGCATAAAGATTGATATAACTCCAATTATTGCTAATGAGCAAAATGCTAAAAAGACATTAAGTAAATCTCTTGATAAAATTTCTGGTACAAGTTGGAAAGATCAGCAAAAACTTAATGAGTATACAAAAGATTTTAATACTTCTCAAATAGAAGCATGGAATTCTGCCACTATAGGAGCTAAAAGTGCGGATGAGGCTATTCAAGCGTATGAGCAAAGCATACAACAAGCTCAAACTGATACAGAAGAATTAGGCAATACTTTAGCGGATATAAATAAAACCAAATCAGGAATTGGTGGATTATTTGATAAATACGAACAGAACGAAGGATATCTCTCTCAAGATGAAGTTGCTTCTATATTAGAGGAAAATCCTGAATACGTTGAATATTTAATTAAAGTAGGCGACCAGTATAAACTTAATGAACAAGCTTTAAATGATTGGAACGAAGCCAACAAGGAACAGAAAGATTATATTAATAATCAAATGGGTGGAAATAATTACTTAGAAAATTATTCCTCATTGTTAGATAATATAAAGAGTTCTAAATCTCACGTCAACGGTGGTGTTGGAAATACTGGTATTGGAGAACAATTAGATGATTTAATCTCTAAAAATAAGAAGTGGAATGAGTCTTTAAAAAATGGAGAGATATCAGCATCCAAATATTTTTCTAATATATCTAATAGTATCACAGATAGTGGTTTAGAGGAGGCGTTACATTCACTAAATGGTCAGTTTGATGATACCACTGATTATATTGAAGAAACTGTTAGTGCTTTAAGTACTGAAATCTCAGATGCTTTAGTACAGTCTAGTAAAAGATTCATAAAAGGTGAAACGGATGTTTCTGACTATGTATCAGAATTAAAAGAAGGTACAGAAGCTCAAAAGAAACTCCTTGCTGCCACTTATGATTTAGAAACTGGCGAAGATGGATATGCTAAAGCCCAAGATGGTGCAAGCGATTCAGTAAAAGAAGCAGTTGAAAACTATAATCAATTGGTTGACGCACAAACATCATTAAGTAATTCTCAAAATTTTGTAGATGTTTTATCTCAAAATGCAGATTTTCTTTCAAGCTATACGGATACGGCTGGAAATCTATTAGATAGTGTTATGGATGATAGTCGTTTTAGTAACTATATAAATTCTATGTCACAAAGTATAGTAGATTTTGCTAATACGAGTTCAGAAAACATGGCAGCTACTGCTCAATGGTTATCTGATACGGCAGGAATCAGTGTTGATGAAGCGAGTTCTTTAATTGCTCAAGGAGGAGAATCTGTTCAGGGCGCAGTTGGAGCTTCTTTGTCAGGTGTTCAAAGCATGACAAGTTTTGCTATGAGTAATGTAAGCGGTTCTATAACAAATGCATCTCAAGCTATTGGGAATGTACTATCTTCTCTTGGAAGTATGATAAGTAATTTCAAATATAAAATTACTGCTACTCCTAAGATAACTGGCAACTTTGGGTTGCACAAAGATAAAAATGGTATACCAGATGGTTTAACTCTTCCTACATTTGGATTTGATATTAAGGGTTCTGGTGGTGGTTCTGTAAAGAATTTTGCAAGTTCACTTAAAAGTGCAGGCTCATATTTTTCCAACCTTGGAAATCAACAAGCTGCTGCACAAGCAATGAACATTAATTCATATAAACCTAAAGGAACTACATCTGGTGCAAAAACCTCTAAATATAGACCTACGTATACTGCTCCTAGTTCTTCAAAATCAGGTTCTGGTTCAGGTTCTTCACAAGAGCCACAGGAGAAGGATTACAATTGGATTGAAACACTCATTTCAAGGGTTGAACGTAACATCACAAACCTCGGAAAAACCGTTTCTGCGACCTATAAAACATGGTCAACACGTAATAATGCTCTTGCCCAGGAGCTAAATGCTGTTAATGGAGAGATTTCAACTCAGCAAGCCGCATACAACAAGTATATGCAGTTAGCTAATTCTGTTGGATTATCAGAGAATTATGCTTCACTTGTTCGTAATGGTACACTTGATGTATCTACTATTGCTGACGATGACTTGAATGACAAGATTGAAAAATACCAGAATTACTATAATAAAGCCCTTGAAGCTTCTGACGCAGTACAAGATTTACAAGATAAGCTTGCAGAGTTAGCTAAGACTAGGTTTGATAATGTAAATTCTGAATATGAAGCGCAGCTTAAGCAGATTGATCATAGTATTAATATGTATGATAAGATGATAGATACGGCTGAAACACAAGGCTATATTGCAAGTCAGAAATATTATAATGCTCTTATATCTACAGAAGGTTCTAATATTTCTAAACTTCAATTACAGTACTCTTCTCTTACTTCTGCTCGTAACGAAGCAATGAAAGCCGGAAACATAGCTGAATATAGTGAAGAATGGTATAGTATGACTGATTCTATTAACTCAGTTGAAGAAGCTATTCAAGATGCGAATAAATCTCTTATTGAGTACAAGAACAATTTAAGACAAGTAAACTGGGATTTCTTTGACAAACAAGAAGACTATATTTCTAAATTACAGGATGAATCAGACTGGCTTATAGATTTGATTACTACAGAAAATAAGTTATTTAATTCTGATAATGGAAAAATTACAAGTTCTGGCAAAGCTGTCGAAGGATTACATGCAATAAACTATAATGCATATATGACTCAGGCTGACGATTATGCAAAAGAAATCAAGAAAATTGATGCTGAAATTGCCAATGATCCAGCTAATACTACACTTATTGAGCGCAGACAAGAACTTCTTGAACAGCAAAGAGACATGATTAAATCGGCTGAAGATGAAAAATCTGCTATTAAAGATTTAGTTTCTGATGGATATGATGCTTTATCCGAAGCTCTCAAAAAGATAGCAGATAATTATCTTGATACGTTAAATGCCCAGAAAGAACTTTACGATTATGCTAAAACAATTCGTGAGCAGACAAAGGCTGTTGCACAATATGAAAAGCAATTAGAAGCTATCAAAAATGATACTTCTGAAGAAACTAAAGCACAAATCCAACAGATTAAAGTCAAATTGGAGGATGCCAAACAGGATTTGGCTGATTCAGAATATAATCAGTGGATTAGCGATCAGCAAAATATTATAGATACTTTTGAATCAGATCTTGAGGACTGGATTAATAGTCGTCTTGATGACTTAGACGAATTAGTACAGAATGTAATTGACCAAACAAATACAAGTGCCAGTGAAATCAATGATGTTATTGAGAAAGAAGCTGGTGATGTAGGATATACCGTGTCTGATGCAATATCTAAAGTAATGGATGTAGATAGTACCAATGGTACTAATATGGTCAACTTCTATGATAAAACATTTCCAAATGAAATGACAACAACCAGAAATTCAATAGATGCTATCAAGAATTTGTTACAAGCTATGAAAGATGCTGCTGATAAAAAGGCGCAAGAAGAAATAAAAAAACAGCAAGCTGCACAACAAGCTATTTCCAAACCAGCAAGTTCTTCTAGTTCAAGTTCAAGCAGTAGTTCTAATAGTAACTCTTCTAATAATAGTGGATCTTCTAGTAGTAGTTCTGGTTGGGGAAGTTGGTTTGTTCATAAAGCCGACAGCTATCCAAAGTCAAAATTACGCATAAATTCCAGTATCGTAGATCGCTTAAAGCTCCATAATTTTGACTCGTCTCAATCGGCTAGAGTTGGCTATTATAAGGCAATGGGTGGTTCTGGTACATATGTCGGATCGGCTTCACAAAATAGTTGGATGATTTCTGAAATGAAAAAGCATGGTTTTAAACAAGGTGGCACTATTGGAAAGCTTATTCGTAGTACTGGTGAAGATGGATTTGTTCTTGCTCGTACTGGTGAAGAAATTCTTTCTAAAGAAAAAATTATTATGTTAAAGGATGCCTTACAATATATTCCTCAAAACTACAATATTGCTTCAACATCATTACCTAAGTTTACACAAAAGGCATCTAATTCCAGTGTAGATGTAAAAGTAGATTTTGGTGGTATTACTATGAATGGAGTAAATAACCCAGAAGAATTTGTCACAGAACTTCAGAAAAGTAAACGTTTTGAAAAAATCGTACAATCTATAACTGTTGATACTGCAATGGGTAAGAACAGTTTAGGGAAATATAGATTCTAACAATTCAGGACAGAGTGAAATATCTCTGTCCTATTTGACTAAAGGAGAAATATGAGACCAGATAGAAAAATAGAGCTACAAGGACGTACAATAGCTCGTTTAGATAAGGAAAATAAGGAATTAAAAGATAAGGTCGCAACACTTGAATCTGAAATTGAGTTATGCAAATATGTTTCAGATAACGATTTTAATGGAGTAAAGGAATTGATAAATACACTTGCTCCACTAAAGGTAATGCTTAATAAGGCTATTGATAGTGCTAATAAATCTAAAGAGGGTTTTGATAATGAGCGCAGAAAGTGTTCTGAACTTATGAAGAAATATAAAAATGACATGAAAAATTTTGAAAAAGTTTTAAATGCCATGAATAAATAATATAGCAAGGAGGATACGCAATGTTTCTGATAGATTTTGAATATGATGGTAGAATGTTATCCGACTTTGGGTTTATGATTTGTAATATAACAACAGATTCAGGAGTTGAAACTGTATCTGCTGGAAGTAATATCACATGGAATACTGTAACATCAAATACAACTTCAAAAAGACGTATATCCTCTACTCAATATGACGAAGTATTTTCTACTACTTTTGAAATATGTAAAACTCTATGTGATAGGTCGGATAATGATACTAATTATATACAAGAACAAGAATTACGAGAAATAACCATGTGGTTGAATCGTAAAAAATATTTAAGATTTACGCCTGTATTTGATGATTATGAATATTCTAATATACATTATTATGGATCATTTAATATTCAATTTATTAAATATGGCGGTCGAATTATAGGTTTGTCTCTCACTCTTACAACAGATGCTCCATTTGGATATGGAGAAATTGAAGAATATGAATTTGAAACAACAACTTCTAATAATAGTTTCTCTATATTTGATTTATCAGATGAAGAAGGGAAACTTTATTTAAATGCAGAGATTATTCCAAAACAAAATGGAAATCTTACTATTAAAAACATATATACAAACGAAAATTATACAATTATTAATAATTGTATATCAGGAGAAATAATTACACTTGATGGTGAAAATAAGATAATTACATCAGATAAACAAAATAATGTACATAAACGTATATATAACGATTTTAATTACAAATGGCTTTATATATCCAATGTAGATAGTTTTGAGGCAGAGAATGTATTTACTACTTCTCTTCCATGTAAAATTAAAATTACATATGAGCCTATCAGAAAGTTTGGGGTGGTATAAATAATGAAACAATTACAATTTTATAACGATCAAGTTCCGAATTTTTCAATTGTATTGTCAACTAGAAATCATACTCACCTTGGGCAATTAAGGAATATAAATTATGATTCAATGACTTGTGGATTACATGAGAATTCGGCTGATGAACTTTCTTTTGATGTTTATAAAACATTAAAAGGTGAAAAAGAAATAAATTGGGATAATATAGTTGATTTAAAATTAGTATATATTCCAGAATTGGATGAATATTTTCAGATTCAAGTTTCTAATGCAGATGGTAATAATCAAGTCAAAACCGTTACATGCACTTCTCAATGTGAGGCAGAATTAGGACAAGCACCTCTCAATAATATAGAAATAAATACAGAAATAGATATAGAAAGAGATAATTATATTTTACCTACTGTATTCTACAAAGATATTTCTAGTATGAATCCTAATAGTCAAGAATATAAACAAGCGAAAAATGAGAGTTTTTTACATAGAATACTTGATGGAGTCCCACATTATACCATAGGGCATGTTGATAAAAGCTTATGGAATTTGCAGAGGTCATTTAGTATAGATGGAACAAATGTATACGATTTTCTTACAGGAGATTGTGCTAATGAGTTTCATTGTATTTTTAAATTTGACTCAGTTAATCGTGTAATAAATGTATATGATTTATATACCCGATGTAATAAATGTGGATACAGAGGAGAATATAATGATATATGTCCTGAATGTGGAAGCGATAATTTAAGTATATATGGCGAAGATACTACTGTTTATGTTGACAAGGATAATTTATCAGATACTGTTACCTTTACAACAGATGTAGATAGTATTAAGAATTGTTTTAGGCTTGTGGCTGGCGATGATGACATGACCGCAGCAATTATTAATCTTAACCCTAATGGTTCAAGATATATTTATTATTTTTCAAATGAGCAAAAAGCTGATATGCCTACAGAACTGGTTCAGAAACTAGACTCTTATAATAAAAAATACAATAGTTATACTTTAGAATATACTAAAATAATGAAAAGTATATATAACTGTATAGATTGGATTCAATATTATCAATCTGAAATGATGCCAGGCGTTTTAGATCCAAATCATAGAGATCAAGACAGTTCTAGTAAGGGAGATATATCATCTGTAGACAAAGCTGAAGATCAAGCTAAATTGCTTACTATGGCTAATCTCAGTCCTATAGCTTTAAGTAAGGTATCTAGGTCAACTTCCGTTGCTACAGTAAATTCGGCATTAAAGAATTATGCAAAAGTATATGTAAAAAGTGGATATTTTAAGATTGAGGTAGATAGCGGAAGTACATTTATATATTCAGGAACTGATTCATCTGGATTTAATTATGGTTATTGGTCAGGAAGATTTAAAGTAACAAATTATTCTGATGAAAATGATGTCGCTTACTCTTCTATGCTTACCAATTTAAAAGTATATGATAATTACGAAGAATTTCTTAATCAAAAAATCATGAAACAGATAGCTTCTGATAATGACGAAGAAGGAACTATCTATGATGTATTCACAAATAAAAATTTAGACGATTTTAAAAAAGCCCTAACCTACTATGGATTGTCAAGGCTTACAAGTTTTCATGATATGTGTCAAACAATTATTGATATTCTTATTGAACAAGGAATTGAAACAGATGATACTGAATCAAGTTTATATAATGAGTTTTACAAACCATATTATGATAAATTAAATGCTTGCCAGGATGAAATTAGTAATCGAGAAAGTCAGATTACAGAATATCAACATACAATGGATTTGAATGAAGAACGTAAGGGAGAGATACAAGCTGATTTAGACTTTGAAAAATATCTTGGGGCAGAGTTGTACAAAACCTTTTGTGCATATCGAAGAGTTGATACTTATTCTAACGAAAATTATATTTCAGATGGGTTGAATAATACTGATTTATTTAAAAATGCACAAGAATTTTTAGATACAGCCAAACAAGAATTAATTCGTTCTGGTGAATATCAACATTCTATCAGCACATCTATTTATAATCTTCTGACTATTAAAGAGTTTAAACCTCTATTACAACATTTCAAATTAGGTAATTGGATTAGAGTTGGTGTTGAAGAAAAAGTTTATCGTCTTCGATTAGTAACTATTCAGATTAATTTTGGTTCATCTCAGACTATTGATGTAGAATTCAGTAATGTAACAAAAACTGCCAGTGGAATGAATGATATACGGAGTCTTCTTAATTCAGCTCAATCTATGGCTACAAGTTATACCTCTGTATCAAGACAGAGTTCTAAGGGAAATGATGCTAATAATAAAATAGTTGATATGCAAAAAGAAGGGTTTGATTCAGCACTATATAATATATTTACTGATGATAATCGTTCTATGACTATTGATAAACATGGATTATTAGGCAGAACTTATGATGATATAGCCGAGGATTATTCTGGTGAGCAACTTCGAGTTACAAACAATGTTATAGCATTTACAACAGATAATTGGAAAACTCTTAGAGCTGCTTTAGGTAAACAACGATATACCTTGGATGGAGTATCATATGAGGAATATGGTGTAAATGCTGATTTTTGTCTCTCTCCAAAAATTATTGGTGGAGATATATTCTCCGACAATTATTCCTCTTCTGCTAATAATCCATTGGGTACACATATTAATCTACGTGATGGAACTTTTAGTCTAGCAGGTGGCAAACTTAAATATGATGGGAATACTCTCACACTTGATGGAAAAATATCTTGGGATAACATAACTGGAACAGAGAATATTGCTAGTAAACAAAATATTTTAGATTCTGAAAAAAGATTAAATGATAGTTTAACTAAATCTAATACTGCTATAACAGAATCATTAAAAGATTTGAAAACATCTATTGGGTATACACAGATTGGAAAAGATTATGTAATCTCTCCAAAAATTATTGGTGGAGATATATCTGGTACGAACATTTCAGGAAATACAATAACTGGTAATACTATTAATAATGGTAATGGTACATTTGTAGTTGATAAAGATGGTAATTTGACTGCTTCATCAGCTAATATCACTGGTGTAATTAATGCTACTGGTGGTACTTTTGGTGGTAATATTACTGCGACAGGAACTATTAAAGGTGGTGAGTTTCAGGGCGCATTAATTAATAATGGTTCAGGAACAATGGGATATATTGATCCTGGAATGAATGAATTAATAAAAATAAATTCAGCGATTATATCAACGAATGGTAATGCAGAATCTGTTTTAGATGTTAATTTATACGATTTTAATAATGATGGTAAAATTAATATACTTGATGCATTGTATGTTAATAATATTATGTCAGAAAAAAGTGATAAATTCAAATTTGAGAATATGAAGATTGCCAAAAAAAGTAATATTAAATTTAGTATTAATTCAAATAATCCAAATAAACTATTAGAAATTACAGGCACAAATATGTGGGGTAATACAATAGATACTTATCTAGGTATCAACCGATTAAAAATCCCTTATATTAAGACAGATTATATTCGTAGTACTGGTATACACTTAACAGCCGATAAAAATAATACTATGAGTAATAATGGTACAGGTTCTCCATTTACTGTTTCATACAGAGGTAAGGACTTTATAGCTTGTTTTTGTAATGGTGATTATTCAGACACATCGTTTAACTATCCTGTGACCATATGGAGCAATCTTGATGTTACTGGTAACTTAGATGTTACTGGTACACTTTCAACTACAAGTGGAACAGTTTCTCAATCTGATAAAAATGCAAAATCCGATATTATCTCTCTTGATATTTTAAAAACCTCAGAATTTATCTATTCATTGAATCCTGTTAAGTATAAATACAAAAATGGAACTTCTAACAGATTTCATCATGGATTAATTGCACAAGAGGTAAAAGAATCTATGGGAGAAAATGATTGGGGAGTATATATAGATTCTAATGTAAAAAATAAAAAAAACAAAACTTCTGGAACATCTTTAAAATATCCATTGGCACTTCGTTATGAAGAATTGATTGCAGATTTGATTGCTACAATTCAATCACAAAACAATCGTATTAAAGCATTAGAAACTGCTATTTCAAAGTAGGTGTATTATGAAAATATTATCTAAAATCATTCTAATTTTGTATTCTCTTTTATTGCTACTTTCATTCACTATCCCATTTTATATATATAAGGGTGATGTAAATATGGATAAAAATGTAGACGCATTAGACTGTATTACAATTAATCGAATTATTCATAATTCGTTTGATTATAGTCTTATACAATATATTAATGCTGATATTGACTGTAATGGAGTAATAAATCAGAATGACATAAATATCTTATCAGATATAATAATAAAGGAAACAAAGGAGAATTTTAAACATGGAGAAACCAAATAATATAGAAAAACCATTATCTTATAAAATGGCAGAATTCAGAGGAATTCTTACACAAGTAATTTCCAATTCAGAACTACCGATTAGTGTGATGTATCTTATTCTTGATGGAATAACTAAAGAGATTGGACATCTTGCTGATACACAGTTTGAGAATGAGAAAAATCAATATATAAATGCATTAAAGAATAAAAATGAGACAGAGACAAAAGAATCTGTTGAAAAATCTAGTTCTGATGATTATGAAATGGTTGAAGACAAAAATTAATTATAAAGGTGTGTATAAGCACCTTTATAAAGAAAGGCAGGTGTAAATATGGCATTGAACGCTGCCACCGAAAATATCTCTCTTGATTTTTTTAAGGATCGTATTGTTACTATATATGCAAAACAGTATGATAAAAATAGTAGATATATTAATGTAAAATGCTATGATCGTGGCAAATTATATAAAGTTCCATCTGATTGTAAAGCAAATGTAAAAATGATAACACCTGATAATAGAGCGGTATTTAATACAGCTACTATTAATTCAGACGGTTCGATTACAGTCGAGTTAACCGAAAGTATGCTTTATTCAGGTGGAATTGCAAAGGCAGAGATAAAACTATATAACGTAGATAAAACACAGGTATTATCTACAATGAATTTTCAAATTAACATTAAGAAAAGCGTTTATGATGATCAGCGAATTATTAATTCTGACGAATTTAATGCATTAACAAAGTTATATTTGCAGATTCAAAAAGAAGAAAAAACACGGATTACGAATGAAAACAATCGTATAAGTGCTGAAAATATTCGTATTAGTAATGAGAATACTAGAAAATCAAATGAAACGAATCGTGTGACTGCGGAGAACACTCGTAATTCTAACGAAAGTACTCGTAAAACAAATGAAAATAACCGTATCGCTTCTGAGACAGCAAGAATAAATGCTGAGAAAAATCGTGCGACAGCAGAAACAAATCGTGTTTCAGAATATAATACGATGATGAAAAAAGCTGAAGTAAAAATTTCAGAAGCTGAGAAAGTTAATATCTCTTCTACTATTGCTACAGATTCTTATAAAGTAAATATTACAAATCGTTTGGGACAAACTTCGTCATCCCCTAACTTATTAAATAAAATAAGTATTGGTACTGTGACAACAGGAAAACCTACGGATAACGCTTCTGCAAATATTAGTGGTAATTTTGGGGCGCAAAAACTTAACTTAACTCTTCCAGTAGGTAAGACACCCATATTGTCAGTAGGTACAGTTACTACTGGTTCTGCTGGTTCTAAAGCAAGTGCCACTATAACAGGCACAAATGAAAATCCTGTTCTTAATCTGGTTATCCCTAAAGGTGATACGGGAGCTGTAGCCAATATAAGTGCTGCCACTATCCCTTATTCATCACCTTCAGATACATCTACAATTAAATCAATTGTTGATAACAAATCAGAAAAAACACATACGCACTCTTATGCTGGTAGTACTTCAGTAGGCGGTAGTGCTAATAGCGCAGTAAAACTTGATACATCAGCAGGTTCTACTACTCAGCCAATATATTTTTCTGGCGGTAAACCTGTTGCTTGCATTTATACATTAGGAAAATCTGTTCCTAGTAATGCTGTTTTTACAGATACTAATACTTGGCGTGGAATACAAGACAATCTTACAAGTGAATCTACAACAGATTCCTTATCTGCCAAGCAAGGTAAGGCACTAAAAGCTTTAGTGGACGCAAAACATGTTGTAGTTAATCAGTCGTCAGAGCCTACTTTATCAACTGGAGATGAGTGGCTTTTAGATTATGAATAAAACGAGAAAGGAGAAACTATTATGGCAACGGTTTTAGTAAATAATGATAATTCGATGATTGTTACTATTCCTGAAAGAATTATGCAGCATTCAAAGAATATCCATACTATTACTATTTTTGTTCCTCAGATGTATGAAGGATATGATATGAATGAATTTGCAGCTTATATTGAAATTGTTCCACCAAATCAGAAATATAGGTCTATCCATTTAGATGCAAATGAAGTATCTCGAAAAGAGGGATTCTTACAGTTTGATTTTGAAGTAACATCTGATTTAACGCTATTTCCTGGAAATATTTCTATGGAAATGACATTTGTTAAAACGGATGAAGATACATATAAAACATATATCAGACATACAACTTCATGCTCATTACTTGTAACACCTATTGAAAAATGGAGCGAATTAATAATTGATGATGCTTTAACCGATTTGGATCAAAGAATTGCATTAATTGAACAAGGAATAAAAGTGGCTTCAAATCTGGCTGATAAGATTAATTCAACCAAAGCTGATAATATTAAATTGGATAAAGAGACATCAGAACTTTATTTAACTGCCAATGACAACCCAATTGGTGATAAAATCACAATTAATGAATTAGGTGATACTCTTGCAGAACAGACCGAAGATGGCTTAGTTCCAATTATATTATAATAATATTTTAAGGGAAGGGGTCATCATGGCAGACAATAGAGTAAAATATGCCTATCTTAATTATGGTGATATTTCCAGTAGGATTGAAAATGGTGACGTTGATGCATATGACATTGTATTTACCAAGGATACACATGAGCAATATTTTATTAAAGAAGATTTAGGACTGCTTCGTATCATATCAAAAGTTTATTGCTTTGATAGTATACAAAGTGCAAAAGAATCTCTTAATAATAACACTGATACATATGCAGGTCAGATTGTAGCAATCACTGATAATGATTCAGGTGCGTATCATGGTTATATCGTCAATAAAGTTGATGAAGAATATACTGTTACTTCATTGGCTGATAGTGGAACACAGATTGATTATGATACTCTTGTACACAGACCAATAATTAATAAAGTCGGTGAAGTCGGAAACCCTATTATTATAGGAAGCCTTGATAATGGATTATATTCTATTTTGGGCAATTATAAAATTTTTGATGAATACGAAACAAATTTCTCTACCTCTACTAAACATCTATTCTTAGTAGACAGGTCTGAGATGGATGTGTATGTAAAAGATATTTCTGCAAAAGAAATAATTACTTATACTCTATCTAATGGTGAAGTAACCATATCTAGAATCCTAACCACAGGATATCTCAAAGATAATCACTATATCACAGAAAATGATTTAGATGCAAAAATTAAAACTTTAGATTTAATTACAAAAGCTGAAGCTTCTGAATATGTTAGAACAATAATAAATGAATATTTAGAACAGAATCTAGGCGCTACCATTGATACTAAGATTGATAAGAAAATACAATCTTTAGTGGCAACTGATTCTGATATTGAAAATTTATTTCAATAATTATTAACTGCTATTTATGGCAGTTATTTTTATGTAAAAAATTAATTATTTAGGAGGAAACAAAATGGCAACAACAGAAATAAAAATTATTACACTCGCAAAATTAGGAAAATATAATGAAGCAATTAAGAAGTATATTGCCGATGCAGATAGGGTTGTTGATGCAAGGTCAATTAAATCTATGACAATTGAAGGAAGAACATTAAAATTCTTTAAGGTAGAAACTCCTGGTAAGACTGACGCTCCTGCATATAGTGTAGAAGTACCTGATACAGACCTTTCAGCAGTAAATAATGCAATTAAAGAGGTAAAGGCTATTACTGATAAACTTGATGGAGAAGACACAGTTGAGGGTTCTGTAAAGGCTCAGATTAAAGCACTTAAAACAGAGATTGAAGGTCAGATTACAGCATCAGAGTATGATGATACAGAAGTAAAGAAATCTATTAAGGCTAATACTGATGCTATTGGTGTACTTAATGGCACAGGTGATGGTTCTGTAGATAAAAAGGTTGCTGATGCAGTAGCTTCTATTGTAGCTGAAGCACCAGCCGCTTATGATACTCTGAAAGAGATTTCTGATTGGATTTCAACTCATACAAACGATGCCTCTGCAATGAACTCTTCTATTCAGGCAAATAAAACAGATATTGCCAATCTTACAAAATTAGTAGGTACACTTCCAGAAGGTGAGGATTCTGCTACAATCGTTGCTTATATTGATAAGAAGGTTGGAGCAGTTGACTTCTCAAGTGCTATTGCAACAGCAAAGAGTGAGGCAATTAGTGAGGGTAAAAAGTATGCCGATGGTCTTGCTAAGAATTATGCAACTGCTGAGCAGGGAACAAAGGCTGATACAGCACTTCAGGAGGCTGATATAACAAACTTAAAAGCTGATGTAGCTGCAAATAAGGCATCTCTTGGAGCAGAAGGTGCTACAACTAAGGCTATTGCAGATGCTAAAAAGGCTGGTACAGATGCTCAGAGTAACGTTGATGCGTTAGCAAAAAGAGTAGATACAATTGAGTCAACAACATATATTGAGGCTACAGATGAGGAGATTAATGGTCTTTTTGCATAATTAAAACAATTAAGGGGGCAGAGATATTTTTCTCTGCCCTTATTTAATAAGGAGGTTTTCATGACTAATGAAACAAATGGAATAAGTTTGAGAAGACTAAAAACCTTCTTGACAAACTTGAAAAATATATTTGCTGAGAAAAACCATTCTCATGCAACTTCAGATATAATAGGACTTGATACTGCTCTATCTAACAAAGCTACAAAGGAGCAAGGCAAAAAGGCTGATATGGCTGTTCAAAGTGTAAAAATAGGTTCTATGGAATATAAAAATGGGACATCTGTTATTCTTCCTTCTTATCCGTCAAAAATGAGTGACTTGGTAAATGATATATTTGCGATAAAACTTGCTCCTGATGATATTTTTGAAAAATTAGGTAATGGAGGGAATAATTGATGGATATATACATATGTCATGATATAAAAGAAAAACAATATTTTGAAAATAACGGTTTAAATCCCCATGCTTCTGGCTTAAATCCAAGAACCAATGAACGATATTGGGTGTATTTAAAATCCGATTTATTTAATAAACTAAACCAAAGGGAGGAATGATATGGCTTATAAATCAGCATTAAGTGATAATAAACAAACAGAATTATCATATAAAGATACAAGTCTTCCTAATGATATGAAAGAAGAAATAATTGTAGTTGATAGTGGTCTACGAAATATCATTGTTCCTCAGACATTAAAAACTGTTGGCGTAGCAGGTGATCATAAAGCAGAGGCATTATTTTTCCAGATACCTAGATATTTCGATGGAAATGATTTAAGCACCCATAGTGCTTTGATAAGATTTATTAATGCAGGAAATGAATATGGTGAATATCAAATTACAAGTAAGGCTATAGATGATGATTTTATTGTATTGGGGTGGCAAGTATCCAACTATGTTACTAGATATTCTGGTATAGTAAATTTTACTGTCCAATTTGAGACAGCAGATTCTAATGGCATTGAATACCAGTGGCAGACTGTTCCTGCACAATTAATTGTCCTTCCAGGACTAAAAATAGAAGCAACGATTACTGATAAAGACGATTCTTTATTTAGAAAGTTAAGTGTTCAAGTTCAAACATTACAAGAAAAAATGAATTCTTTACCTAATACTTCTGAATTAAATAAAACAATTGAGTCTTTAAATGATTCAATTGACAAACTGAAAAATAAAATTTCATATTTAGAAAGCAATGTAGTTTATACAGTAAAGGAGGTATAAAATGGCAGAAGCACATTATTTAAGTGATAAAGATGGAAAAAAATTTTATCCATATGCACATGCCTCAGCTACTTATGATAATAATGGTAACACTGTTGAAAATCGGTTAAAAGCTTTAGATAAAACAACAGCTTCCGCAGTACAAAGTGTAAAAATTGGTACTACAGAGTATAAGTCTGGTACTACTGTCACTCTTCCATCTTATCCTACATCACTTCCTGCAAGTGATGTACCTAGTTGGGCAAAAGAGAAAACAAAACCTACATATACTGCAATTGAAATTGGGCTTGGCAATGTTGGGAATTTTAAAGCTGTATCTACTGTTGCTTCCCAGGGATTAACAGATACCGAAAAATCAAATGCAAGAGCGAATATTGGAGCGCAAGTAGCAGGTTCGTATGCAAGTGCTAATCACAATCACGATGATAAGTATCAAGCAAAAGGTAGTTACGCCAGTGCTTCTCATACTCATGATGATCGATATTATACACAAACTGAGATTAACACTAAGCTGAATGGCAAAGCCAACTCATCTCATACTCATGGTAATGGAGATATTACATCGCTTGATGCAAGTAAAATTACAAGTGGAACAATTAGTATTGATAGACTTCCACAAGGAGCATTAGAGAGATTAACTGTTGTTGCTGATGATACTGCAAGATTTAAGCTTACTTCTACTTCTGTCCAAAAAGGTGACACAGTAAAAGTTACTTCTACAGGAAAAATGTATTATGTAGTAGATGAAACAAAGCTTTCAATGGAAGCTGGTTACGAGGTTTATGCGGCTGGTACGGCTGCAAGTGTACCTTGGAGTGGTGTTACTGGAAAGCCTAGTACATATATACCAAGTAGCCATACACATACTAAATCTCAGGTTACAGATTTTCCAACAAGTATGCCTGCTAATGGTGGAAACTCATCTACAGTTAATGGTCACACAGTAAATGCGGATGTTCCATCTGGGGCAAAATTTACTGACACTAATACATGGCGACCACAACCAGATTGGAATGCTACAAGCGGTGATGCAGTAATTAAGAATAAGCCTGTAATTCCTTCTGTAGGAAATGGTACGATTACTATTACTCAGAACGGTGCATCTAAGGGTACATTTACTATGAATCAAAGTGGCAATACTACTATTGCTTTGACGGATACAAACACAGATACAAATACTGTTACTAATATCGGTACGACATCTAGTAATTATACTAATGGTAATATTCTTATTCAAGGTAGAGGTGCAACAACAGTAAGTAAATCTGGTAATACAGTTACTATTTCATCAACCAATACCGATACGAATACTTGGCGACCTTTAGGTACTACTGCTGATACTGCTTGTGCAGGTAATGATAGTAGATTAAGTAATGCAAGACCTGCAAATGGTGGAACTTCAACATATGCTAATTATGTTTGGGCAACTTCGCATCAAGGTTCATGGTATCAAAATTCTCAATGGGATGGTACATATTTCCAAACAAATTACAAAAATAGTGATAACGTATTGCCTATGAGAGTTAATAATGCTGGATATGCTGATTCTGCTGGTTCTGTAGCTTGGAGTAATGTATCGGGCAGACCGTCTTCAATGCCAGCATCAGATGTATATCCGTGGGCAAAGGCTTCTAGTAAACCTTCTTATAAAGCATCAGAAGTGGGCGCTGCGGCTGCAAATCATTCCCATAGTAATTATCTCACTGGTATTACTAAGTCTATGGTAACTTCTGCATTAGGCTATACTCCACCAAGAGTAATTGTACAAAGTTCTGAGCCAACCATATCAACAAATGATGAATGGTTACTTGAATATTAAATTTAGAGACAGGTATAATCCCCTGTCTCTTTTAAATTATAGATTAAAAAGGAGGACATAAAATGTCAATTTTATCTGGATACAAAAAAGTTAAAAATTATATAGAGACTGGTTCTGGTAAGAAATTATTATCAAGATGGACAAGTTCAAATACTGTCGAGTTCAATGATGGGAAGACTGCTCAGACAAAAGTGGGCGCAATAAAAGGAATAACTACAAGTACAAGTGCGACTGAGACTGGATATGCTGCTGATGCTACTACTGTAGCTGCATTAAACCAGAGTTTAGGTAAGCTTTCAAATAAGCAAGATTGGAAAGAAATCGGAACATTTGGAGATGTTAATGAGCATGTGCTATCAAATATAAAAAGTTATCGAGAATTAAGGGTAAATTTTATGCTTTATTATTCGGGGAGTTCATATATTACAAGAGACTATGTTTTCCCAGTATCAGAATCTAATAATCTTGAATTTTTATTTTTAGATGGGAATTACTATGACAGTAATAATTATACTTCATGGTGTATAGTTTATAATACAGCAAAAAATAGTATTCAAAACAGAGCCTCATGGCTTCGTAGCGTAGTACTCGGTAAAGATGCAACTTGCCAGTGTGTTTACAGGGTTTATGGTAGATAAAATTAAAGTTTAAGTAATATTAATAATGTCCAAAAATCTAATATAGATGGACATTCTAATCTTATAATTATTAAATCTGGAAAACTTGTTATTATAACGGGACTAATATTGCTTAATGGAAAAGAAAAATCTTTAAAGCTTCCATATGAAGCACAAGATGGTAAGTGGTACGCACCAGTAGTAGGAATTGGCGCAGATGCAAGAACTATTTCAGCATATGGATTTAGTTGTATTGATTTGTCAACTAATACTATGAAAATATTTTTAAGTAGTGCCAATACCTACGCTTCTGTAAATATGAGTTATTTCACTAAAAATTAATTAGTATATGCACCCATACAAATCCATCTAACATAAAGTCCATTTATAGAAGATGAGCAAAGTAAACTAATTTTAGTATTTGAAACTGATGAAAATCCAACTCTTGCAATACCTTCTCCATAAGCACATGATATATTAGCATAAAGACTCCCAGTAAATTTGTAAGAAGTAAGATCTATATTATATGTATATAATCCTAATGCGGTATTTTTACTAAAAGCAGTCGTAGGTGTTGTTCCCCATACAATTTTAATATTCTTGATCTTTATACAACCATTATTTGTACTAGTTAATGGTGTAAAGTCGATAATATCAGCTAAACTCTGGTTTAGTAAAAAACACAGCTTCTTGTGAACATCTGTTCGCTTTTACCAATTATTTCCAATTTAAACGGAGAATATAATACCAGAACATATATTCTTTTTGTTGAGGAGGTATTTAAAATGGTAAGTGCGAAAGACGAAATGTTAATGAAGTGTAGAAAGTATGGATGACAAGATTTAATACAGAGGATTTAAAATTTTTAGAAGACACATTTTGGATGGTCAGTTTTAATTTTTCAGTTGACACCATATCTTCTACTGAAGTTACAACGGTTAATGGCGAGACTACAGATAGATTGATGGAGTATTTTAAGATTGGCAAATTAAGCAGTGGTAAAACAGAAAGTACGATTAATCAATATATCAGAGTTGTTCATCAGTTATGCGATTTTTGTCATAAAGAAATCAATATGATAACAACAGATGATGTATTGTCATTTATGGTTAAATATAGGATTCAAAACAATGTAAAAGGTTCGACAATGGATATTAAGCGAAAATATCTGTCTTCTGTGTTTAGTTATTTATATAAGCACAAAAAGATAGCTGATAATCCTATGTCTATTGTTGAACCTGTAAAATATAAAAAATGTATTAAAGTTCCTCTCAAAGACGAGGAAATTGAGTTACTAAAAATAAATACTACAAATTCAAGAGATTTAGCAATAATTCACTTCTTTCTTGATACTGGTGTTAGAGTTAGTGAATTATGTGGAATTAATTTGGAAGATGTAGATTTTAAAAATTATACCTGTAAAGTGTTGGGCAAGGGTAACAAAGAACGAACTGTGGCGTTTTCTGGTAAAACAGCAATGAGATTAAACGAATATTTAAAGCAACGAAAAGATATAAATATGAATGGTACATATTGTACATATGCACCCAATACGCCATTGTTTGCTTCTAGGAAAGGACACCCTACAAGATTATGCAAAACTGCAATAGAAAGTATGGTAAGAAAATTAGGTATGATTAGTGGAGTCACCAGAGTTCATCCACATTTATTTAGAGCAACTTTTGCAACCAGATTAGCAGAACGTGATACAGATATAGGTGTGATTGCAAAATTATTAGGACATGCAGATTTGGAAAGTGTTAATAGATATGTTCTTATTGATCAAACAAAGATAGAAGCTACTATAAGACAAAAAGGCTTTTGTTCGTAAAAGATATATTGCCAGAGTTTAAGCGATAAAAACTGGAAACAAAAAACATCAACAACCACCAGAAAAGATTGGTATCGTTTATCAGGAGATTATATTGAAGAAATTGGTTTTTTATCCTTTAATTCAATTGATATATCTGTTAACTTAGGATATACATATTATAATACAGGACAACCATATGGTCTTGTTTTGTCAAATAAATTTAGTGAAATTTATACAGTTCAAATACAACCTATGTGTAATAGTACAATAATGACAAGTACAATCGCTACTATTGATGTCCCAAGAGGAGTAGCTAAATATTGGCTTGGTGCGGCTACAAGTGGTAAATTTAATCTTACTATAATGTATCATGTATTTGGTAAGAAGTAAGATTTATTCAGACATATATATTAAATCAGCAACCAAATAACTACCTGACGCAAGTGTTTGATTTAAATATACCACATACACTTTATTAGTATTGTCATATTGAATTGTATTTACTCTATAATTTCCTTTATTGGAAGAATTATAATTAACTATAGCATTTATAAGTCTATATCCAGTTTTATAACCAATATATGAAAATGCATACCCTGTTCCTTTGATCTGTTGATTTTCCAAATGAACCAAATGTAGATTGCCTAAACTCTGGTTACAAAATGAATATAAATTATCTTTTCGTTGCGGAAAGGATCTATAATGGATAAATTAAAATTTAATAAAAATGAAACTGTTTCAATTGGAAAATTATCATATATCTCTGATGATATATATAAATTGGAAGTTGAAAACATTACTGAAGATATCGTTCTTTCAGGTTTTTATCTTATTAATGAAAATAATGATGAAATTATGGGTGATTTTTCAAAATATACCACTAAATATAAAAACACAGATGAAGAAAATACATATTATATATCAACAGGTATTGTATATATTGAACCAGAAAAAGAACCCGAAAAGGTGCCAACAGAAGAAGAAATTGCCGAGCAGAAAAAAGCGACTTTAGAATTCACAAAAAATAATAAAATTTCTGAAATGTCTAATGCTTGTGAAACTGCTATTGAGAATGGTGTGGAGGTTAATGGAAAACATTATTCATATACAGTTCAGGATCAGAGTAATATGCTTAATGCAATGAATCTTGCAAAAGAAACTGGAATGGAAGTTCCTTATCATGCTGATGGTGAATCATGTGGTTTATATAATTATGATGTTATTTCTACAATTTATATTCAAGAGACAATGAATTTAACAACTAATCAGACATATTTTAATCAACTTAAGTTATATATTTTATCAATTTCCGATGTTGACAAAACTGATGATATTGCTGCAATTAAGTATGGTGATAAGTTGACTGGTGAATTCCTTGATAAATACAATGAGATAATGAACCAGAGTAAAAAGATAGTTGAGAAAGTTGTAACATTAAATGCATAATACGAGGTAGAATTATGAAAAGAATTATAAAATATTCTACATTATTTATTGTATATGGTTTAATATATTTTATCATTGAATGCCTATATAAAGGTAAATTATCTGATTGGAGAATGTTTGTGTTGTCAGGATTTATAGGAATAATGATTGGATTGATTAACAATTTATTTGACATCAAAACTGATTTTATTCTTCAATGTATAATTGGTATGTTAATTGCAACATTGTCAGAAGCGATTGGTGGTTTTTATTGGAACTTACAATGTGGATTGCATATTTGGGACTACTCTTCTCTTCCATTTAGTTTTATCGGAGGTCAAATAAATTTATTTTTTAGTTTGATTTGGATGTTTTTATCAGGTATTGTTATAATTCTTGATGATATTCTCCGATGGAAATTATATAAAGAAGAAAGACCTGAATACTATGTTCATGGTAAATTGATATTGAAAATATAAAAGTTTAGGGTTGGTTAATTCCAACCCTATTTTTTACGTTATATAATTGTAAGTTATATCTATTTAGAATGTTTTTGTCTTGTATAGCCAGAGTTTAAGTGGTTTAAAAACTAATGTTGATAATTTAGGTATTGATTATTATATTGCGACTACACCAGGTAATTATGTAAGTTTTTCTGGTTCAATTGCTTTACAAAATAATGGGTTTTACATGGAAGTTTATAAGATAGGAAAACTTGTTTATTTTGTAATGCGAGTTACAATAGCAAATTCTAATGATGGAGCATGGAAAGTTAAAATTGATAAATATCCTATGAAACAAACAACTTGTCATGCTTTTTCGGCATTTAAAGGCACTGGTAGTTATGTCCCGTGCTATAGCGATTCAAATGGTTATATTGTAAATCAAGGTGGAACAGGTAAATATACAATTGTTATGAGTGGTGAATACGTTACTACATAATTATTTCCCCCAATAAAATATTACATATTGAACTCTACAATTCATATTAATTTTTAGTATATCTTTAAAAACTACATACCAATTATTATTTACTACAGTTACAGATTCTAAGTGAAAAGGAAAAGCATTTCCGTCACCATTACATATTGATATAGCAATATGATT